ACAAATGTATTAAACGCAAGACAGTTTAGCATTTCCCTGTAAGGTGGTGTTAATTAGAAACTTTAACGATAAGTGCTATTGCGTAACTTTTAAAGTTGAAATAGTATGAGTTAAAGCGGATTAGGTTAACCGTAAGACCTTAAGTTGAGAAACTTTAAAATTAATCTAGAAGTCGAATTTCTTAATTTTCGCACTTTTTAGTTACGGTTTTAAGAGACTTATTAACTTATGGGTATCAAGAAGTCAGTGGTTCTGCACATTATGATGAGTTGCGAGCTATTGGACAAACAATGTCTTGGGCTTAAATTTAGAAAGTAGGTAAGATATGAATAACATTCAATTTCGTTTTAAAACTTCTTACGGTTATGATTTCGTTCAATTTGTGATTTTGGATGACGGTCGTAAGTTTGCAATTACAGGCAGTATGGGTGTAGGGTTTGCTATTCACCCTAGTTACACAATCTATGTACAGAAGAAATCTGAATTGAAAGAGTTTTTGGATAACGCTGTTAAATTTGATGGTTATATCTTGAAAGATAATTACAATGATAGATTAGAGCTTCAATCCTATGAAAACCATGTTTTTCGTCTAAATAAATAGAGGGTATCCCCATGCGAAATTTCGCCTTATATAACCCAAGCAGCGGTCAATACATTTCTTATTTGGCTTTCAACCGTAAGACTAAAAGTTATGATATTGAGTTCACACGTGATTTGCACTCTATTTGCTTTTGGAAGATGAAGTTAAGCGCAGAAGGACAAGCACAGAGAATTTTCGATTGGAATCGTAATTTGGCGCTTGAAGTGAGAGAAATTAGATAGGTTTCTCTTGACAAACTTCTGAACTTTTGCTAGAATATTGATAATGAGTAATTAGTTCTAACGAGCGCTGGGGAATATCATTCCTTTTGGTTTATATTCCCCTCGATAAGCATCCTCAACTTTTGGTTGAGGGTGTTTTGGTAAATTTGGTTTACTAGGTCTATAACCTTTGAGGTTGTAGGTCTGCCTAAACTAAGTTTAGTTTATTCTATTCTATTTTATTTCATTCACACTAAACCTTGGTTTAAAAATAACATTTTTAAATTAAGGAGGGATTATCATGGATAATTCACAACAGTACACATTAAGTCGAGTTTCGACTGAGGTTTCTTTAAAGGATCGTTATTACAGAGGAGCTAAACCTCAAAGTGACGTTTTCTTCCCTAAAGTAGTTTTACCTACTTACTTTTTAGATTATGAAGATCGTTATTATTACGCTTCGAATTATAGCTCTTTCGGTATCCTTGGTTCCGTTGTCTCGTTTGATTTGCCACAAGGGGAGTCTAGGAAGAGACTTAAGTTCTATGTACCAGATGGTGCATCAGAGTTTAAACTAGGTGATGTTTACAAAACAAAAGTTAAACCTTTAACTTCTTTACAAACTATTGTATTTTATACTTTAAATGCGTTACGTTATTTCCTTTCACCATTTGTTGAAATTTATAAATTTGTGGCTCGTTTGCTAGACTTACAAGCTCTTGTAGTTTTAGCTTTATTGATAATTTGTGGTTTGTTCGTACATAACGAGATTGGAAATGTACCTTATGTAGATTATACTTTGTACACTTTAATGGGTATCGAAGTTAGTTTAGCTATTTTAAATAAAAGTCATTGGATTGATGCTATTTATCAGTTTAGATATTATTTAGAGAGAAGGTCAATAGTCTTCTATGAGCGTGCTTTATCTTTGGGTGAAGCATTAAACGGGAATCCAATGTCAAGTGGTATGGCTACAGGTGGTTTAACTACCTCATACGAGAAAGTAAGCCTTTTAAGTATAGTGAGTTTGGAATATGACTTGTTTAGATGGCTTCAACTTAAAGATGATACTCGAACCCTTACTCGTAGAGAGATTGCAGAGTTATTTTCTGATTTAGAAATCGGCTTAGAAAAACTCGACTTACCTAATTGGGGGATTATTGAGCGCCTTTTAGAGCGCCATGTTCATGGAAAGGACGCTTTCATTATTCCTGAGGTAGTAACTTCGTGGGGTATTGATAGAGAAAAAGAACCTGAGTTGTTTTTCTCTTGCGTAGCTAATTTGAGGTTTTTGGCTGGTTATAAAGATTTTAAATCTAAAATCACTCACTCTGAGGGTAAGTAAAGTAGTAAGGCAGGTTTTTCAGTTGAAGTACAGAACAAAACACATCTCAGCTAAATCTTCAGACCGTTTAGCAGACTACTTAGATGAAGCTCTTCAAGACATTCAAGACAGAGGTGGTATCCCTGATTTATCTAGTCTTTCTGTGGTGTATACACCTAACCGATTTGAAGGAGAACAAGGTTACATAAACGCTTACCTTATATACAAATTAGAGGAGTAATTTGAAGCCTTAACGTTTTATTTGTTGGGTTCTTACTTGACAAATAAAACGTATTTTAGTATAATAAAAGAAATTAAAGAATTGAGGTTTAATTTATGCTACTAGATTCAGAGTTACTACAAAAATTACCAAAACACATTCAACCTATTGTTAAGGGTCTTTATAAATCCGATATAGGGTATTATATTTATTTAAAGGCACCTTATCTTTTTAACTCAACTCAGAGTTCTGTAGAACATGTAAAGAGTTTTAAAGACCTTTTAGTTTGTTGCGTAAAGGGTAATTTAACTAGACCACTAACGGTAAATGATTTTGATATAAAATACACTTACAATAATACTCCATTTGGTTGGGGTTGGCAAGTTACTGTGGATGGGAATTCTTTGTTTTACCCTTTCAGTAAAGACTTAAAAGCCTTAAAATTGTTTGTTAAAAGTAATTTAGATGTAATTTCTGATTACATTTCTAGTGATGATAATTATGGCTTAAGTTTTTATGCTTGTGGGTATAATGGTGAATCTCAGCAAGCTTTTGTGGATTCTTGGTCTGAGCTAGGTGTGGTTGTTTTTTAAAATCTGAGTGCAGAATTGTATAACTTTAGTAAACTAAATTAGGAATTAAATTGAGGTAGAAAAATATGTTAGAAACAAATAGAACAAATGCAAATAATTTTGTTGTATCCCAAGCAGTATCTGAAGCAGTTGCTTACACTCTCGGTGTTGAGGGTTTGACTTTACTTCGAACTGGTGTAGGTGGGTTGGGTGATTACAACCAAGTTTATTATTTTTCAAATAATATTCTTTCTCAATTACCAGTTAAGTCTAGTGACAAAACGTTGTTTGATGTTAAACTAATCTTTTTACGACGTGAAGATTTAAACATTGAAGAAACTTGGAACGGTGAACCTCTATATCTTTATGGAACAGAGCATTACGTTCTTTCTCAAGCTTATGTAGATAATCAAGTCGCTGCGAACTCATTCTTTGATAGTTTGTATAAGAGTGTAAATCATGAGGTTCTTGCTGAGTTTTATATTTATGATAACGTACTTTATTTAAGTTACGAAGCACTTTTAGCAGCTTATCAACAATGATTGAGATAGAAAATACCCCTCTAAAACTTCTCAGTTTGCCCCAGATTCGATTTTAGATTAAACTTCGATAAATTATATGATTTATAATTAAAATGGAGTAGAACGCATTTAAAGGTGTTTTACAAGGAGACTGCCTTTTAGAGGTAATCTAGTTAATTAAACCCTTGACTATCAAGGGTTTTTATGATATAATAAATTAAATTTAGATAGGTGGTTTAGACAAACATGGCTAAGAAATATGTTGAAAATGAAGAGTTGGTAAATCCTTCTCGCTATACTCAAAATAAGATTGAGTCTTGGGATTTTTCCTTGTATTCTTGTTTCCCTCACATGATTGCTACGGTAACAGAGTACGTTATTCGATATAAGCACAAAGGTGGTATCCAAGACTTAGAAAAAGCTCGAATTTGGCTACATAAGGCGAAAGACTCTTACAAATACCTTGCTTTGTGCGCCCCACGTTTGAGTGTCTCTAAATATCGAGAGTTAGCTCCAAAAGTCAATGAAGAGAACTTTTCTGATTTATCAGTCGAACAACTCGGTATCCTCAGAACGGCTCAAACCTTGACAATGAGCTTGGATAATGAGTGTATTTTTAAGGAGTGTATTGGTATTATTGACAAATATTTGGAGTTGTTGATTGAGAGTGAGAAAGAAGGTTCTTAATATGCTTCAAATTTTGTCTAGTGGTATCGTCATTTTGTACCTAACTAATTTCTTTGTTTTAGGGTTTGTTTATGCAATCCCACATTTGCAAACTAAATTTAAGGTGTCTTCGAAAGATGTGTTTAACGTAATTCTTGTAACTATTCTTTATACACTTAGTTTAGTAACTTTGTTTTATGTAACGAAAGAATTAGGTGCAACAGAGTCTAAATTACTTTACACATTTGACGGTTTGTTATTATTCTACTTGGTTTGCTTATCTGGATGGTTTATGTTAAGAAAGGATGAGAAATGAACGTTTCAGAATTGATTGCTTATTTGTCGCAATTTCCACCTACAAGTTCTGTAGAATTGAAGATTTCAGGGTTTGATGATTCAGAAGATGGTCGTCTGAACTTATTCGGATTTGTAAATGGAGTTGTAACAACAGAGGTCGGGTATCCTCAACTTGTTGCAGAGTTCGATACTGCAGAGCCTTATGGTTGGGGGTAACTAAGGTGTTTAGTGATTATTTAAAACATAGATTTAATGTCTTTAAGGGTTCTTTAGTTGGTTCCTTCTTAGGTGTTTTATTATCTTACTTTATTTTATCTTTATTAGTTAAGTCTAGTTCTTTATTTAACAGTGTTCCCTTTGTTTACACTTTTTAGTAATTGGGTTGACCTTTTTACTTATTTTCGGTTCTAGTGTATTCTTTGTTTCCTTCTCATACATACTATTTGGTGATGGTATTCGACGAGATTTTTATGGTAATGTTGAAGTTGATTTTATGAACCTCTTTAATTTATATGTTTCTAAGGTTTTTCAAAAGGAATTTAAAGAGTCTGTTAAGTTTTTAGAAAGGGGTATTTAATGCTTACTTGGTTTTTATTACTAAGAGCAATCCACCTAACAGTTGTCGCTTTCTTTTATTTTGTTTGTTTTGCATTTGCACTTTGGCCAGACACTAAAAGTTATTTTTGCTATTTTAGTAAAGTTCGGTTTACCTTAAAGTCACTGTTAGCCGTGTTTTACTATATAGTTTTCTTTGAGCTTCAGTCTGTAATTGAACTTTCCAATTTCCATATTTGGGTATCTGCATTGTTGGTTTTGCTCGATGTTGCTGAAATGTGGTCTAGGAGTTATAGAACATATGGCTTTAACACGCTTAAGAAAACAATAGGTAAAGCAGCTTATTTCTTTATCTGATGTAGAAAGTTGGTATTTAAGTTATGGTTCATGGTTTAAAGATTGCTCCTAACTATTTTGAGAAAGTAGTCTCTAAAGAAAAATCCTTTGAAGTTCGTTATGATGATAGGAACTTTCAAGTTGGTGATATTCTAAAGTTGATGGAATATACAGATGGATCTTATACTGGGCGCTCTGTATACGCTAAGGTAATTTATATTCTTAAAGATTTTGAAGGTTTGCGACCTAATTTTGTAGTCCTCTCTATTGAGTTGATTTAAAGAGGTTTAAATTGTGCTTTATTTTGTTTTATCCAGTTTTCTGACTTGTATTTGGTTGTACAGTTTAATCGCAGCAAGTCAGCGGTATCTTAGACTTGGTAGATTTTCAACCTATACTAAACATCGACCTTTTCTAAAAGTTGCTTTTTGGTTTTTAGGTTTAATGTGTCTTATTTTGACTATAGTAGATTTTGCGCTTTTACAATTTGAGGTCTCAAATCTTAAAGTTGTGGTGTTTGACTACTTTTATAGCTTAGTTATATTTTCTATACTTGGAGTCCATTGGTTAGTTTCTAGGAAAGTATAAGTGACGTCAGGTTTTAGTTTAAGGGGTATCCAATGATTATTTTAGGTTTGTTTTGGTTTTCTTGGGTTGGTTTCTTATTTATTTTAAAGAACACACCCGAATTACAACATTATTTAAGGTTTAGTGATATTCAAGCAACTAAGTCTTTAACTTTCAGTTTACTTTTTATTGGTTTGTCTTGTTTGAGTTTAACTGTAATTACTGCATTTGGTTTAACTTCTTATTTAGAAAGTATAGCACTTAGTTTAACGGTTATAGGTTCTCTAGTTTCTCTAAGATTATTATTGAAAGGTTAATTATGGTTAAAAAGAAATCAAAATTTTATGCAGTCCGAAACACCAATCAAATCTTTGAAAATTGGTTAGATTGTGAAAGAGTCGTAAAAGGAACAAAAGGTGTTGAGTTCAAAAGTTTCCCAACCAAAGAACAAGCAGAAGCTTATTTAAGAGGGGAAGAACCAGTATTATCCACAAAGAAAACCTCTGAGATTGTTCCTTATGTTTCAGAAAGTGGAATAAAAGGTACAATTCGTATGGCAGAAGACTCAGACCCACTCCTTTGGGGTATCGAGGGTTTTTATATAAGCAGTTTGATTTAATCTGAGGTTGAAACATTGGGTTGATTCAGAACCAACAAATTAATGGTTGTTTTGGTTAGAATGTAATCCATCTTGATTTCTCATTAGAGGATTCAAAAAGAGTATGAAATGATAGGTATTACCTTCATTCACCTCTTGTCAAATTCTTTGAAATATGATATACTTTAGCTAAGAACTAAGTAGAAAGGAAGGGACTCCATGAGAGCACAAACTCCTAGTTATGTGGTTTCTGTTAAACTACGATTACCAGAAACCGTTGAAAATCATTTGGAAAAAAGTTTTCATATTGTGAACAGTGCTTATAATGAGGCCCTTAGTTTTGGGCTACGCCGTTTTGAAGCCTTGAAACAAAATCCTACTTATCAAGAACTCTTAGACTTTAGAAGAGAACTTCTTCAGAAACCTGAAAAGGAGCAAAAGACCAAAAATTTTAAAGCTCAAAAGAAAGAAATAGATAAAGCCTTAACTGAAATCCGCAAAGATTATAGTTTAACAGAATACGGCATATCAGGTCATTTGAGCCAACAGCGAAGGAAACCTGATTCTGTATACAAATATTTGAATTCCGGCGAATTACAAGTGGTTGCGGGTCAAGCTTATAAAACGTTGGAAAAAGTTCTTTTCTATCAAATTAAACCACATAAAGTTCGTTTCCGTAGTAAATTTAATTTAGATGTTAGTTTTCGTAACCGTGTCAACTCAACTGGTACTCGCTTAGAAAGGTCTGATAAATTCGGTATTGCTTACCGACTTTATATCCATAAAGCGTCTACCTTCGTCGATATTCCTGTTAAGGCTTTTAATGATTATCAACAGATGAGTCTTCTACGAAGTGGACGCATTAAATATGTTCAAATCATTCGAAAAACTATTCGAGGAAAGAGAGTCTATTATCTTCAGATTGTCTGCGAAGGGTATCCACATAGGAAAATAAGCAAAGGAGACGGCATAATCGGAATCGACCCCGGTATTTCAACAGTTGCTTATGCAACACCAAATGAAGTGGCTCTTGTTGATTTAGTACCAAGTACGATTAATCACAAGGAAAAACAAATAAAGTCTCTTGATAGGCGTATGGAACGAAGCCGTCGAGTGAATAACCCTGAGTGTTACAACGAAGATGGAACTATCAAAAAAGGAAGTCGCTTTAAACGACCATCAAAAAGAGCTCAACGCTTACTAACTAGACGTCAGAAAGCTTATCGTTCTCTATCAGAAGAACGGAAGAAGCTCCAAGGGCAGTTGATAACTCATTTAGTGTCTCAAGCATCCGTTATCAAAATAGAAGAACTGAATGTCAAAAGTCTTCAGAGACGGGCAAAAGACATCCGTATTAATCCAAAGACAAACCGACCTTTTAGTAAAAAGAGGTTTGGTAAATCGATATTCAGAGCGGCACCGAGTGCTTTTCGAGAAGCTCTGAAAACAAAAGCCAAACAACTTGGTATCGAAGTAGTCATGATTTCACCAAAAGATGTGAAACCGAGTCAATACAACCACATTTCACAAATATTTGAGAAGAAACTTCTTTCAACACGCATATTTGATTTATCATCAGAATGGGCAGGTATCCAAAGAGACTTGTATTCAGCCTTTCTCATTAGACATATTGAGGATGGTCACTACGAACAAGAATACTTAGAAGAAAATTTTCCTACCTTCTATACCTTGATGAAGAGTTTCCTTCAACAACCTACACAAACCAGTCGTTTAACATGGTATCTAAGTTAAACCTCTGTCAAGGAAAAGACAAAAACCCCGAGGGACTGACGCTCCTTCGTTACTGCACAAGACAAATGCTCTTCTTTCTACTTTGTATAAAGAGCTATTGAGACGGAATCGTATACATGTTGTACGGTTCCTTCTTGTGAAACTTCCAATGCTCAGACACATACCGAGATTGGGTTTTTACCCAAAGCAGGTCATTGTTTTAGGACAGTCGTCTTTGGCTCACGTTTGGGTTAGAGATGAGAACTGGGTGCGTTTACCTTATGGTAAGCGGGAATCCAGAGGTTGAAACCTCTGGAGGACGTCAATCGATTGACGGCTCTTTCAATACGCAAACTCAAACGTATGGTGGAGCCTTTGCTTGCTATGAAAGCGGTATATTGTTAGATGCTCAAGCAGTTGCAAATAATAAACCTAATTTCGCTGCTTCAAGGAATGTAGCAGGGGAGGTTTGTGGGTTTGGTTTAGCGATTGAAGATGCAATCAAGCGCCAACTTAGTAAGATAACTGTAGTTTGCGATTACGAGGGTATCTTCCGTTGGACTGCTCCTAAGTCTGTAAAGGTTAATGAACAAGCCTGTTGGGGAACGTTATTCAAGAGACCTGTAGGGAAGTACCATGCTTATATCTTGCAAAGAGCTATCGAAAATGGAGTTGACGAGATTGACTTTATTTGGGTTCGAGGTCACAGAGGTCTTAAACTTAACCAAATAGTCGATAAACTGGCAAAGAAAGTTGTCGGATTGCGATAATAGAAAGAGGTGTGTTTTATGAAATTTGAACCATTTGAACTAAAAATTGGTCGCAGAACCTATACCATTACGGAGAATGATCGTATTTTGTTTAATGGAAACTCTTATCAGTTAGTTACTCAAAGTTACCGAAGTGGTTGGTATGAGTCCACACCAGTTTTAGCAAAAACAAAAGCTGAGAAGTATATTAAACAAGGGTATCTTGTAGAGGGTTCCAAAACTCAAAGTTATGGAGTTCCTATGATTTACTACAGATTTACAGGTTGCCCAGAGAGTTAAAGATATAATTCAGAAGAGAGGTTTAGACCTCTTTTTATCTTGACAAAAATAACTTATTTTGTTATAATAAAGAAAATGAATAATTTGAGGTAAAAATTATATGGATTTAACTTACTTAAAAGAAGAGGGGTATAACTTAGCATTACTAGGTTCCTTTTTGCAGACGACAATTACGGAGCCTACTTCAATATCTGCATCTTTGTACGATGATGAACTTACTGAAGGGTTTAAGAGAGTTGATTCAAATTGGATACAATATCAGGTGTTGTATTTGGCTTTGAGTGAGTTTAATACTTTGTATCTAACAACTTCCACTGAAGGAGCTGTAGCATATATTCCAGTTACCAATATTTATGAATATTCTTTCCCACGTGATGGTGAAATTCGTAAGGAAATGAATCGAATTTCAAGAGATTATTTTAAGGAATTAAAACAGTTTGTCTTTAATCATACACACAAATTTAGTGTAGCATTTGTTTATGGTGGTATTGAAGAGGTTGGTGTGGTTTTTGCGAAAGAAAACAGAGGTAAGTAAATTATGTTTAAATTATTCAAAACCAAAGAAGAACGAGATTTAGCGTTCGTATCAAAACTGTGGGAACGTCCAAAACGAACAGATAAACTGAAGGAAGCTTTAAGTTATTCTCAAACTCCTTATGAGATTAAAGCTTATTTATCTGACCCAGAGTTGAATAAGAGTTTCCGTTATATTAGAGGAGTTCACAAGTACCAAATTTTGTATTTGGGAGTTGATTCCAATTATAATTTGGTCTTAACAACTACAACTCAAGGGTATCAAGCTTGGTTTCCAATTTCCGTTATTTACTCGGAATATTTCCCAAGAGAAGGAACTCTTAGAAGACGAATAGAGAAGTTAGCAACTCGTTATCTTTCAGAGTTTAACCAACTTTTAAGTGAGGTTTCTCCTTTAGAGTTGAAGGTTTATAGTTCTAACTTAAATCGTGTTGTATTGCATTTTGCTTATAGAGATTCTTATGAAGATTAAAGAGGGAAATTTTTATGACTACCTTATTTCAAGACTACTTGGGTCACAACTTATTGGATGTAGTAGCTCGTTCAACAGTATTTGAAGACTATGTACCAACAAAAGAAGAGGTTCAACAGATTGTGAACACGCACTTTGAACCGCTACCTTTTGGTTACAAAACTAGAAAAGAACTTCTAAACCTTTACGAAGCTTGGATTTTTGTGCATTTATTTAGCTCGGTTGATGTGAACATAACTACATTTGAAGACATACACGAATTGATTTCAAGTGGAGTTACTGATAAACCACAATTAGAAGGTCATTTCCGTTCTGAGGATTTCCCAGTAGTGATAAGTGGTACAACTTATCAACCACCTTCAGTATCTCGAACAGAAGCGCAAGCTGAGTTTAACGATTTGTTGTCTTTTCTAAAAGAAATACTAAGTTCTAAAGATACCAGTCGTTATGTAAAGATCGAGCAGATATTATTGTTTTATCTTTGCCTCATGCGAAGACAATATTTCCATGATTGCAATAAGCGAACTGCGACTTTGTTTGTCAATTTGTTGTTTAATTTTTATGACTTAAATTGTTTCCTTTGGTTCCCAACTTTAGAAGAGTTGGAGGTATTTTTGGATAAGCTAAAGGTGTGTTATGAGAGTGTTGATTTGAATACAGATTTGGAATTTGTAGATTATTTACGTTCAACATGGTTTATTGATTTTATATGAGAATTGGAGTAAAAATGGACATCAACTATTGCAAATATTTAACAACTTTACCGTTGATGATTCGTCCTCTGAGTGGATATGGTTCATGGAGAGGCATCTACGCTGAACCTGCCTTGTTTTTTGATACGGATTCTGACTATGTACCTATTTCAACATTAGCTGATGCACTTGATGATTTGAGTTCTGGAAAACCGTTTGAAGGCTATAAGGGTGGTCGGTATTGGTATAACGATAGCTCTCCTTTACATTTTGAAAGTAGCTACAGAAGTTGTTCTGACAATCCTCTTTCACTCTATTTGTCTCCAGAGTCAGTTGCTTCTTTGAATGGTATGGTTTAACTTATGACTTCCATTGATTTACAACAAGGTGACTGCTTAGAGTTAATGAAGTCTATTGAGGATAAGAGTATTGATTTGATTTTATGTGATTTACCTTACGGAACCACAAGAAATAAGTGGGATAGTGTGATTGACTTAGACTTGTTGTGGGAGCAGTACAACCGCATCATCAAAGATCGTGGAGCAATTCTCTTATTCGCACAAACTCCATTTGACAAGGTTCTAGGTGTATCCAACCTTAAATATTTAAGGTATGAAATAATTTGGCAAAAGACAGCTCCCACAGGTTTTCTAAATGCAAAGAAAATGCCCATGAAGGCGCATGAGAACATTTTGGTTTTTTATAAGAAGTTACCAACTTATAACCCTCAGATGACAAAGGGGCATCCTCGTAAGGTGTCGAGTAAGTCTAGTAGGAAAAAGTCTGTAGAGAGACACCAAGGGAAATCAGAAGTTTTAGCTTCCAATTACAACTCTTACGGAGAAAGTCAAGTTGATTACGACTCGACAGAGCGGTATCCACTGAGCGTTCAAGTTTTTGCAAAGGATCAACAGCGGGAAAACTATCACCCTACTCAGAAACCAGTTGCTTTGTTGGAATGGTTAATTCGAACTTATACCAACGAAGACGATTTAGTTCTGGACAACTGTATGGGTAGTGGTTCTACTGGGGTAGCTTGCGTAAGCACAAATAGAGACTTTATCGGTATCGAGTTGACTGAGCAATATTTTGAGATTGCTCAGTCTAGGATTGCTAAAGCAGTAGAGAAGAAAGAAAGCAGTGAGGACAGAAAATGATTAGAATAATATTAAAGAACCCTTATTTTGAAGAGGAAATTAAGGTAAAAGAAACTCTTAGTCGTATTCAAGACATGTTGCACTATATGGAAACAGGTAATTTGCAGTATTTGACTTTAAAACAAATTGAACCAACTGAGTGCATGGTTACAATAAACCCTAAAAACTTCGCCAAAGTTGAGTTTTATGAGGGAGAAGTATAATGACTTTAAAGTTAAGAGCGTGGGACGTTGAAGAAAAAGAAATGTTCAAGGATACTTTCGCAATAACAGAGGGTGGACAAGTTGTAGTGGTTGACCAGTATTCTATCGCAGTCTCACCAGACTATGTTTTTGTTGATTATTTAATTGTCATGCAGTCAACAGGTTTGGTTGACAAAAACAATACTGAAGTCTTTGACGGTGACATTCTAGCAATCGAAACGGACGAAGGGGTGGTCTATGTAAAAGTTTACTGGAGTGAACAAACTGCAATGTTTATGTTTGAGTCTAAGAAATATGGCGATACCTTGCCTTTAGCTGAGTTAGTAAGTGACACTGCGTATCCGTTCTCAGTGGTTGGGAATATTTATGAAACGCCAAATTTGTTAAAATTTGACAAAGAACAAGAATAAATTAAGAAAAATAAAAGATGAACAAAAGACAGAAAAAGAAAATAGGACTCATTCTTTCCAAGGAGATTAAGTATTTGGTGCGAAGATATTCTGCATTACACTTAAATCAAGACGAATTAGGTGGTACTTATGATTATGAGTATTCCTTTGATGAACGTGGTTTCGGCAACGGTTTAGCTCCATATTCTATCCTAACGAATAAGACCAACTCCTCGATTTATACAGACTGTACTACTCTATATAAGTTTGTAAATCGTTTGATAGGTACTTGGTACGGACATTATGAATGTGGCTCCGTAGACAACTGCAGAAATTACCGTATTGTCAAAGGCTTTGAAACTGAGGTTGAATTTGTAGAACAAACACCACATTCGGTATCCTACTTCTTCCACCAAACAGGTTTGGATGATTATTACACTGGTACGATTTATATTCCATTAAGAAATGGGAAATTTTTGGCTTATGACTATACTTGTTGAAGGAGATTTTAGCTTATGAATTTTGTAATTAGCTTAGAAAAATTAACCGATTTACGTTTGAATTTGTGGTCTCATGATGTATTAGGTGTGGTATCCTCAGAAGAGTTGGTTCCCAAAGTTTTGTTTGATTTAACACTTGAGCAATTTCCACAGGTTGTTGAAGTTTGTAATTTGGATAAACTATCTTCTCGTTTAACCTATGCGTTTTTACACCGTGAAGACAATAGTTACTTCAAATATACAGTTGAAGTAGGTGAGAAATTTGAAGGTAACTTTTATGTGGAACTTGTTCCGACATTAGGGTAATATGAGAAAGTAGGTGATGAGCCTACTTTTTATTTGACAAAATGACTTAGTTTTGATATAATAAAGAAAATAAATTAGAAAAGGTAGTGATTGAAATGAAACTCGAAGAAATTAAACAATACAAAATAGGTTCAAAAGTTTTTGAAACAAAAGAGGAAGCAGAATCTTACATGAAAGAACAAGAAATAGAAAAACTTCGTCAAAACAGTTCTCAAGTTGATTTTCCGTTGACTCCAGTTGTTTATTATGAGAATGTTGTAACTGTGGATGACCGTGGAGGTCTTACAGTTAAAGCTCGATGGTTTAGTTTGGATGATGCTATAGCTGCTATGGAAAACTATGCAGACTTTTTCCGAGAAAAGGGAACAGGTTTTATCCATAAAGTCACGGTATCATTATCTGACAACCCTTCTAGTGGTACTGTTTCAGTACGTAGAGAAAAAGTGGTAGAAAAATAGGTAAATTCAAATGAACAAACGAATTAAACGAAAACACTCAGCAAAAGAAAACAAAAACATGATGGATAGTACATTAAACTATTTAAAAATGTTAGGTTTAACTCCTTTCAATGTGGAATATCCTAAAGGGTATTTTGTCTTTGAAAACGAGAACTCTTATGAAATGATGCACTTTCAACTAAAAGAGCTTCCGGAGTTTTTGTTTGGGGTGTGGTACAAAGAAGTTAATTTGTATGAGAGTCCTAATAGTGAAACTGTACTTGAAGTTGTTAAATTACCGGTTATCTTTGGCGAGCGCCTTTGTATTTTAGATAAGTTTAAACCTTCACGGGCAGAGTGGTCTCCTTTGTACAATCAGTATATTGAGAAAGGTCAGCGTTTTGAATTGACTGAGTATTATTCTACTTTGCGCTCCTTAACAGAATTTGTAAAAGCACCTTGGGATTTCATTTCGTATGAAACGGAAGAAGAATATAAGAAACTCTTAGAAGATGAGAAATTGGAAAAACGCTATACTGATGAAGTTCTCCAAGTCTTGTACACAAAAGTAGAAGAAAAGATGAAAGAATTGAGCATCCCTCGTGGTATCCTCGTCCCAGACTCTTATTGGTCGCATAAGAATTTATATGTGTTCTTTGAAAATGGTACTGACAAAGAAGTTATTGAGAGTAAGCTTAGTTTATTGTATGAATTTGTGAATTTCGATTTGGACAAACTTGTAGTTGAAGTCGCAGAGTCATTGAACTGTCTCGATTATATCTCTATTTACAGTAAATCTTTTGATTGGCACTCTAACTATTATTGGTTAGCAAGTAAAGAAGAACTTGAAAACTTTGAGTCAATGTCCTTTATGGAGTTAAATAAACAGTTCAAAGAATTAAACTTAAAAGGTTCTAATTTTGTACGTTTGATTGGAGAATAAAGATGGAAAAACGTTATGACAGTGAAATCTTTCAGATTTTGCACTATTTCAACAATTACCTAGACACTAAATCTAAGGTAGAACTTAGAAAAGCACAGGTTTGGGTATCTTTGATGAAAAAGTCAGTTGATGAACTTGACCTTTTCATTGAGTTCTATGTAGACACGTTCTACCGCTCGGTTCTATATCGGTTCTTAAATGAACCTCACATTGAACTGACAGGAACACAAGTCTCTTTGATTCAAAGCATTCATGCGAAACGTAGAGTTTCTAGTTATGATGACTATGTGAAGTTAGCAAATCTATTGTCTGACCTTTATGTACAATTTTCCGAGAGTTGAAATTTAGAGGGCTTCAAGTCCTCTTTTTTATTTGACAAAATTAAGTTATTTTGATATAATAAAGAAAATTAACGAGAAAGAGATGTATCTCATGAACGTAGTAACAGTTAAACAATCCGACATTCAAGAGCTTTTATTCTATGCTCAACAGAACAAGATAGATTTTTATATCACAGGCTCTAAAAAGAACCCTTTAATTGCCTTTTTGGAAAAATACGCAAACTACTTCACATTTAAAACTTACAAGATTGGTGGCTTAGAATGCACTAAGAAGTCAGACTTTAAGTCTACTTTTTATAAAGGTTTCTGCACGTTTGAAGAATTTCAAGCAGAACGTCAACAGTCCAATTCATCAAACCAAGGTATAATTGAGATTATAGATTTCGAGGACTATTCCTACCTAACAAGAGATGAGACTGGTACTTTTCTTATTGATTTCTATGATTACGGTATCAAAAATTCGCATGAGTTTGCTGAGGTTTCAGTTATGGACTTAGAAAGTCTAGTCAGTTTTGCTGAGAATAGTAATACTCCTAAGTATAATGAGCTTGAAGATGGTAGTTTCGCTTTAAATGTATTCTTCGCTTTTGTCTCTGCGTATACTTCTAGGGAACTCCATTATTGTACAATAGACTCTACTGACAAGTCTACGGGGTTAACTACTCAAACAATCTCTCTTATGTCTTTAGCTAAGTTTAAAGATATGTGGTACAAGTTAGATCGAAAATACACTTGTACTTGTGATTATGACTGTGATTGCAACTGTGACAGTTATAATTTAACTTACATTTGCAATCTTAGAAAGTTAAAGGCAGGTCAAACTTTTGAGTTAGAAACACCTACTATCAGAAGTAAATACACTCATTGGGTATCTTTGCCTTCTGATTTGTCTTAATTCGTTCGCAAACCATCCTAATTCGCCCCAGTTTCGTCTTAAATTGTATTGAGGTAGAAATAGACCTTTAAAATTTTAAATGCGATACGGAACAAATTAACAGGGTTTGAAGATAGGTTATATTAAAATTTAAAATAAAAGGAGATTTTCTTATGTGTAAGAGTGCTCAAGTTTCTATCTCTGGATTTTTACCAGAGTCAACATTTTTAGAATTTTTAAATTTTTGTGGTGTTGAAATTCTTAAAGGTGGTATTAAAGAAGTAGATTTGGAAAAAGCACGTCAGAGTAATCCTAGTGAGGTATTACATTCAGCAAATTTAAAACAAGTTATTATAGGTAGATACCTTGTTCGGTATCTTGGCAAAAAGTTTGCTCTTTCTTACTTTTATGAATCAACTTCACAGGTAGACACAGAAAGATTCGAGTTTACAAGTATTCAAGAGTCTCTAAACTTCAACCTATCGAGAACTTACATTGATGCACTAACTCATGAAGTTATTTTGGATTTATTGCAAAAATTGGCTTTTCATTTTGATGCTTACTTTGATGAAGGTGCAGAAACTTTTAAGGACAGACACTTTCATAAGCTGAACTCTCTCATTGTGTGAATATGTAGAAGCAAGCCTTGCGCTTGTTTTCTATTTGTGGTAAAATAAATTTATTAACTTGAAAGGGACTTGTAAGTCATGTTTTTTGGTAGAAAACAGTTAGATAAAGAGTCAAAAAGTCATTTTTTAGCTCCTTTATGTAAAGATATTGAGACTCATTGTCAAAAGGGGATGTATTGGGATAATTTTTCAATGTACAACTCAGCGACAGGTAGGAGACAAGAGTTTGCATTAGTTATAACTAAAGAAAACGATGGAGTGTATCGATTTTCAGGAGTTATTGTGGAAGTTTATAAAATACGCAATGTCTTTCCTTCTGACTATGAAACATTGTTTTCAGATTTAGAAACAATTAATCCTAATATTAAAGATACAGACGCAGGATTTACACTTAAGCTTTGTAAGGAGAAACTAAAACTGGTATCAAAACTTTTTGAGGTTCGATATGTTGATGGACATTTAACTACTGAGTCTATGAATTTAGACAATAGACTATCAAATGAACTTCTCACGTTGTTTATTCATTATAATGTAAGGGATTTAACTTTTTCAGATTATTTACGATTAACTCAAAATTTACTTTCAAAAGAGAATTTTCTTATAAATTCTGCGGATACTAGCATTAAACGGTTCTTGATTTCGCGTGATGATACTAAAGATTTAGAAGATGGACAAGCTTTCTATTCTATTCGTCAAAATGGTCAACTGTTTGAAGTGGTTGAATTGAGTCCAACTTATTTATACTTTGGTTATTTTGACTTAGATTATGGTGGTAAAAGGGGTTCGCAATATTTAGTTCACGCTTACATTGATGAAGAACAAGCTATTTACGACTTGAATCGTAGAGTTCTCCGAGAACATATCCGTCAGGGTCAGAGACTAACTTAAATATACTGCGTTTCGGTATCCGCTATGTGAGGCAGGTTTAAAAACGTTTATTTAAGAGGGGGGTTTCACTGTGTCCAATTTAACTTTAATTGATAGAATGCGCCTAATTCTAAGGCACGAGGTTTTGTATTTTTCTTTAGATAAACCAAGGCAAGCAGAAACTTTAGATGCTTTAAATTGGCTTAATTCTGAGGAGAATTGTAAGTTGGTTTTAAGCGGTTCTATTCACTTACCGAAAAGAGTTTGGTCTACTCGAACTTTTGCAAAGGAGTTAGGAGAAGAAGATGTTTACACCTTATCAAACGTTGTCTTACAATAAGATTTTAGATAAGTTAAGTCAATTAAATTCAGAGTTAGAGCGCCAAGATAAATTTGCTAAAATCATTGTTACAGGTGGTTCTGCGGTATCGTTGCTTTCCGGAGGTTACAGAGAAACAAGGGATATTGATTACATTGGTTCTTTGCCTTTGACTGTTGAGCAGTTACAAACCTTTCAACTTTCTAATGATGTTGAAAGGATTTTCGTAGTCCCAGATATTTCTGAGGTTTCTTTTGATAAAGAGTTAAACTACTCAAATTTAACGGTTCTTGTCCTTTCTTGGGAAGATTTAGCAATTATGAAGTTTTACTCTACAAGAGAAAAGGATTTACAAGATTTAAAGAACTTTATCTTACCTAACATTTACGATTTTACTAAATTAAAGACTCGTCTTGATTACTACAAAGCTGACTATATTTTTGACATTGATAACCCAGATTTAAACTTAAACCAATATCACTCTATTTTGAGTGAGTTGAAACACTCGCATCATATTTTGGTTGCAGACCCAACTCAAACACTAGAACAAGTCTTAAAAGCAAACCGTCTTTACAGTAAGTTTTGTAGATTTGCTGAAAACTATGTTATTCCACTTAATTTAGAGGTTTGGCTTCCCAATTCGGTATCTTTTTGCCTTTCCGATTATGGTTTCGCTGAGTTCTTTCAAGCAGCAACAAATTATCAAATTATAATTTAACTAGAGAAATTATCAAATTAGAATTTAACTAGAGAAATGAAGAAAGTCTTTATATTTATTGACTTTCTTCTTATTTTTTGATAAAATAATAACAATAAAATATGAAAGACAGGTTTAGACGATTTGAAGAAAGCTAAAGCTAAGGGAAGTTCTACTATTTTAGGTAGAATATGGCGTAAAGACTTAGACAATAGGTTTGCAAAACTACCTCGAAACGTAGAACAAGAGAGGGTAGACGTAGGTAATTTAGGTGCTTACTTTACAGACTTTAAAGATATGGAGTTTACAACTATCCTATCTGCATTTGGTTATCACACTACTTTTGATGGTTCTAGTTTCTGTCCAGAGGCAGAAGTTTCTCTCTTGCATACAGATAAGGACTTTTATCTAAAAATCCGAGGTTTCCTTGGTATCTTTGAGTTTACAGATTCAGACAAAGCTGAATTGTGGTTATTGAGACGAGCAGAAACGGCACATTTTATGAAAGTAACATGGGTTGAGAATTACTTGCTCTCTTTGGTTATAATGATTCGGACTGCGAAGTATAGAAATGAGGTAGCTAACTAATGGCAAACAAACTAAGAGAGATGGGTTCTCTTTCAGCAGGTAAAAGAGAAGAGAACATTTATAAGGTCTTTGCTTACTTACATACAAGAGAACAATTCCACCCAGTAAATTTGAGAAGTAAGGTTCAGGTTTCAGATAAAACGATTTTATCTTATTTGAGCCAAATTCAAGAAGCACAACTGTTAACTGAATCTTACCGAGAACGTTTGTTGGAACTAAAAGCAACTGAGCAGTTCCGACAAGGTTCTAAAACTGAGAAAGAACTCTCTATTTTGGATCAGTTGGAAAACAAGTGGCTTTCACTTGCAGAAAACACCAAGGGTATCAAGGAAGAGCGCAAGCGCCAACTAGAGCAATTTGTGTTCACACGCGAAAATGAGTTGGAAACTTTGTGGCAGCGTTTAGAGTTTTCTATTTTATTCTTTGAGTTGATGAAGGGGTAAGATATATGAGTGATAAAATGATTGAAACCTCTCAACCAATTCAAGATACTTTAATTGAAGAGCATCCAAGTACAAGGAAAGACTTGTGGTTGCAACTTAAGAAGAGTCCTAATCGGTGGGTTTGGTTGGGGTTGGGGGTCGTTGTCGTATCCTTACTTATGTCTCTACCTTATATATTTTTTGGATCGTACCTTTCGTTGTATTTGCTAAGTGGTTTATTAGTAGTCGCAGTGGTTCTATTTTTGGGTTTCCCTTCTCTTAGTAACTACTCTAACTCTTCAAAGTTAAATAAATTTTTATTTTTCTTTGCCAGTGTTTTAACTTTGTGGTCTTTTTACCATTTATTTAACTATGATAGACACGTTCTTGTAGACTATCATGAAAGACTTGATGGTTTTCCGTATGAGCTTGTAACTAAAGACATAGCAAACCCACAGATAGATACTACAGAGTCTTTCACTATTTCAGTAAACTCAACACAGGACTTGAAATTTGGACCAGACTTTGAAAGTTTAGCTACTGAGGTACATAAAGGTTCGAAAGATTATAAAATGAGTTCTTTACAGGAGTTCAAACCTTTCACTATTTATTTTGGTTCAGATTCAAAAGGTAAAACTGGTGATATTAAAGGTAAACGAACTGTTTATGGTTGGTTCGGTTCAACTTCAACCAACTTTGTAATTGAGTTAGAAAGGTAAATAGTATGAGTAAACAACTTATTGTTTCCTTTGATGTTTCATCTATTTCGATAACAAGTGAACCTTTAGCGATGTCTTTTTTACACTCGTTTGCTAAGGAGCTTGAAACCCCTCTTCCTAAATTGGAGAGTTTTAGGTGTGCTGATATTGGAAAGACTTTGAATTGGCTAGAGTTCCACTACTTAAATGATTTATTCTTAACCAAAGATGAAATCTACTTTTTACGTTATGCGCATTTTAATTTGTATAATCTTTATCAAACTGGTACAATATCGGAAGTTCATTTTAGAGTGTTGCAGAATGACTTCACAGGCGAAATAACTGTTCGTAGTTGATACTTGTAGGTATGTGGTATGCGCTTTAGTTGATTTAATTTCAATAGATTTTGTGATTGAGATAGAAAGCTAGAAAGGAGCTAAGTGATGATTGTATTTAGAGGAGTTCCAAACTCTATACATAGTTTAAAGATTGCACCAAAATATTTTGAAAAGGTTCTCTCTAAGGAGAAAACCTTTGAATTTAGGTACAATGATAGGAATTATCGAGTAGGAGACACGTTGGTTTTAAAAGAATATGATAAACAAGAGTTTACAGGGCGCGAGATTTCTGTACAAATAACTTATATACTAGATAACTTTCAGGGTATCCAAGAAGGGTATGTTATTTTAGCTATTAAACCTATTTGAAGTAATTTATTATAGGATAACTTGAGTATAAAGTTTGGTTGTGAGGTTTAGACAAGATAAGTTTAATCTTGACTTCTTTCCTTATTTTTGCTATACTAAACTTATTAAAATACATGAGGTAAAAAAATGGCAAATGATACAAAAATGGCTTTTATTGGTCGTCTACCTGTTGTTGAGGTTCTCAACGCTTTAAATTCTTTAGGTATTGCTGTGTTAAGCTCAGATGTGGTGTTAAAAGAACCTACTGCACAACCTAAAACTACAACGGTAAATGGTACTTCGTTTCCTATTCTTTATCGTAAAGGTGAAAACATTAGAGAAAACGGATTTATTCACTTAGAGTTTGGGGATAATATTCGCAGTCTTTTTTATCACTATGACTCACGTTTTATTTTAGACCCAGAAGAAATTGAACGTAATTTAGACCGTGGTTTACCGGAGTTTAACCAACCAATCACAACCTTGTCTTTAGGTATGGACCCAGACGCAGTTGCTTTGCTTACACAACTAGCTCGATACTTTGATGGTTACATTGATGAAGATGATTGTGATGCTCACTACTATCATAAAGTTTTGTAAAAATGAGGTTATTTCTTGACAATTCTTCCACGTTGTGCTATACTATAAATATATTTGGCATAAGAGTGTTCCTTTTGAATTATTTTAAAAAGCAGATGAATTTACATTCCGCCAAAATAAATTGATTGCATAAAGTCGTTCCTTTTCTTAGGAGATATTTAATATTCGTAGTAGGTGGTACTTGGTAAGACGTACTGCCCTTTACTACGAATGGTTTATTACGGTTCGCACATGTTAGCTCTAGATCACTTGGTTTAGGGCTTTCGTTTTGAAGAGAAATAGAAAGAAGTAGGTTACAAATGAACTACGCACAAATTGAAACTTTAGCAAAATACTTAAAAGTTGTAGAAAGCACAAAAGAGGTTGGAGACCTTAAAAACACTCAGTTGTGTTTGACTTACGGTATCCTTGTAAACCCTTTGGAGCCGATTTCTAAGGAAACGGCAGACGCTTTAATTAAGCTTTACGGAGTTGACCTTAGAAACGCCAACGCTACGTTTTATGAGAGCTTTGAGGTTCGTAAAGGTTTAAGTTGGGGTGAGGTAGTATTTGACCGCCTTTGTCATTATGCTATGACTTACGGTGGTTTGAAAGAGTTTTTCGGAACAGACTTCATTCCTAATTCTGAGGAAAAAGCTTTTCAAACTGCTTTGAATACACACTTAACAACCATTAACATTAAGTCTTATATGGAAGTTCGAGAAGATTTAGAGAAGTTTCTAAATCAACCCGTGGCTTTGCCTACAAGTGATATTTCAATCTTAGCAGACTTGGTTGAACATTACGGTGTAGATATTACTGAGCAAGCCAACAAAGAGCTTCAAATTGAGTTTGGGTATCGCTATAAGGTTGCTCCTAAAAATCCAGAGTTGTTAGTTCGCTTGTTGGTTCGTATCCTTTTAGGTACCACTGACTACTTCAAGAACTCTATGACTTTCCGTTATTTGCGCCACGAAGTTCAATACTTGTCAAAAGACAAGAAAGACTTGATTGTGTCTTTGGTTAAAGACTTTGTTTCAAAACAGGGTCTCCAACCTCTAGCAGACCATTTTCGTCCAAACAAACAGTTATGGTTGACTTTACGTAAATTGGGTCTTCAAAGAGAAGTAAACGCTATGAAACGTTTGTCTGAGGTCTCTCGCAAAGACCATACCTTTAAAACTCTTTTGAAGGAGTTTCCTAAAGACTTGAGCGGTATCACAAACTACCAGCTTATTCGCTATTACAACTATTTGAGTGAATTGCTTGTCTTGGTTGAGGGGGATTATCAAGTTTATCGTATTCGTAACGGTAAAACTTATGTAAAAGCTCTTAAACAAACTCCTATTAGTGGTTTAGCGAACCATGTAGTTGCTTTGTATTTAGAACGTATTAGAGAAGAGTTCAAGTCTCGCTTTGCAGATAAAGAGTTGAAATTCTATCAACCAGAAGAGCGTATTTCGATTGCACTTCCAACAACTGCTAAGTCCTTTATCGGTTCGTATCCTATGTACACTCGAATTGCAGTTCCAGACAACTACCAAATCGGTATTTATTGGAATCAAGACGGTGATTTAGACTTACACGCTCAAAGCGTAGACGGTCGTCACGTTGGTTACTATTCGGAGAACATAAGCGGTGTCACTTACACAGGGGACATGACTTGTTTAAACCGTCAAGGTTTGGCAGCAGAAGGGTTGTTAATTGAGGGTATACAAGGGTTGACCTTTAGTATGAATCCTTATAGTCAATTAGGCTCAGATGCTTGTAAGATTTACATTTCTAAGTCGTTGGATAAGAAAGCGACTTCTGTAGTGGAAGATGGTTCTATTTTGTTCCAAGCTAATATTCCAACTGACTGTGAAATGGTCTTTGCGACAAATGTTGAAGGTGCAGTAGTGCTTACAAACTTGTCTGTAGGTGGTCGAGTACCAAATGAACAAGCAAGTGAGAAATTGACTCTCGCAGTAGAGCGCAAGTCACAAACTGCATTGAACTTGCGAGATTTTGCAGAGTTTATAGGTGCTGAGTTTGTAGACTCTGCAGAAGAAGCTACTCATGATTTCTCCCAACAAGCGGTATCTGTAGCTACTTTCACGGATTTGTTGGGTTGATTTAGAGGTAAAGGTTGGTAAATTATGCTTAAATGTCATGAGTTCGATACTATCTTGAAACAGTTACATGAACTTAAAATTTTAGGAGAAATTGAGTTTGTGTATCCAACCTCTGTGAAGGTTGCACCATTCAAAGATAGAGAAGATGGTACTTATGTAGGAATTTTGAAAGTAGATTATAACAATAACCCTCGGTATCGTTTATTTAAAGTTGTTTTTAATTGGAAACCTTATGAACGGACTTCGGACATTCTCGCTTACATGCGTAAGTGTTTGCTTGATTATGATTTAATGTAGAGGTAAAAACTATGAGTATTGTAAATGAGCTTTTCGCAGACAGTAAACCACGTTTAGAAAATTTCCAAAATACTTATTTTGAAGAATTTTTTAGACGTTCATCTGTACTACAATGTTTAAAACAAATGCGTAGAACAGTTGCAGTTTCCAACAATAGTGAACCTGTTGTTTTCCGTGATTCTTTTGTTGATTCTTTGGGAACAGTACAACACGTTTTAGTAACTTTTTATGTAACTAAGGACTGTACATATACGTTCGCTATTGATTTAATTTCAGAAGATTACTATGATTACGGCAAATACGAACGAAGTGGTACTAGAGAACAAGGTTTCTATTTTAACTTTAGTGAAGTAACTAAGAACTTGCAAGTTCAGTTTGTAAACTATGCTAATTGGTTTGATAGAAAAGAAATTCTTCGTTGCTTAGAAAATTTATTTAGCTAGTAAGATAGGGTATCCGACTTCGATTGGGTATTTTATTTTTCTCTTGCATTAACTAACTTTTTATGCTATACTAAATTTATTAAAGATTAAGAGGTTTCCAGATGAAATTCAAAGACCTAAGTGAACCAAATCAACTCCAAGTCAAATTTCATTACTTATGTAGTTTGTTGGTTGATTTAGTACACGGTTCTGCTGATGATTCTCCTTTACAAGTCATATACGATTTAAGAAAGACGCCTAATTCTCGTACCTTTGTAGAACTTGATTATGGTGATTCAGATTTTCGTGATATTATAAAAATTAAACAAGGTTTGATTTATCAACATATTACGTTGGAGAATACTTCAACAAGTTATTGGTTGAGTTTTTTAGGTTGTTCTAGTCAGCATGAAGATGATTCTTTTGAATTTCTTCTAGCAAATATAAAGGACAATAATGATTTTTATACGATTGAATTAAATAATTATTTGAGTAGTATTGCTTATACAAATTTAGAAAACCCTGTATTCTTGGAGTTGGTATCCTTAACTTTGCCTTTGGCTACAGATTTAGGTTATTCGCAGAAGAAAATAAATCAGGAGTTAAACAAATTGACTGTGATTTATAGTAATACAAACAAGTTGTGGGTTTAGTTGGAGGGTATAATATGGGTTATACAGATTTAAACACAGAAGACAAAGTATTTCTGTCTTTCGCTACCTTCATGGACTTGCTAAGTTTATGATTAAAAGAACCTCATCGATTTTCTGAATTAAGAGATTTTCAATATGTCTCAACGTTCACCAATGGGGGTTTTGTGGGGGAGTTGAGTGGTGAGTTTTATGATTTAATTTTATTCCGTTCAAATGGTTTTCCAAAGCTAAAAGTAAGCCTATCTTTAGATGCAGATGAGTTTTTAGATGTCAGTTTTTGGACTTATAAGAGAGGGGTATCTGGTGATGACACCAACTTTTTACTTCCTTTAACTAAGTTAGGTTCTTACGGTGATTGGGATGAGAGCAAACTCCTTACCTATTTGAGAGTTTTTGAAACAGTTGTCTCTAAGGAATTAGATTCTTCATTTGGTGTCGGAGTTGGTTTTGATAGTTTGTTTGTAAAATTGGCTCACACTTTAGGTTTTGATAGGGACACAATAACACGTGAAGCTGAGACGATTGCATATTATTTAGGTCTTTATAATGAAAAGGTAGTAAGAAGTTTGGGAAGTGCTTGTAATAATTAAATATGGGTTTAAAAGAGGTAAAAACATGGTAAACTATCAAGATTTGAATGAAACAGACAAGAAAGTAATTAAATTTGCTTACTTTACGAAGTTGCTAGTTAGGTTGAGTCGCCTAAATGAACGAGATATTCCTTTACATAAATCTATTACTGCTTACGATAGAGGTTGGACACATTGGAGTGTAGAACGTGCTGATGAAGACACATTATACCTTCGACTTTATACTAAAGGTTCTAACATTTCTAAATTTATTTGCCTTAAAATTCAAGATAGAGAAATATTTGCAGACTACAAAGCTAATAAACGTGGTTTACCTGCAAATGAGTCTTTTATCTATAAAATCGCAGATGTTGAATTTGATGACTATGGAGATGTTGTCTATGACAGCGACAATAACTTACACCTTTTAGCTTATGAAAGTATAGGTAACATTCTTTTCGAAGATATGGTAGACCAAGCACTAAAACTAGCTAAAGACATGAAAATTTCGACTAATGAAATTAACAAAGACCTAGACTTCCAAACACATCTTTATGAGAAATTGGGTTACTTTCAGAATTAACTGTTGTGAGGTTTTACGTATGAACTATAAAGATTTAGATGAAAGAACACAAGACTTAGTTAAGTTCGCAGACTTCTTAACACGCTTGGTTGTAGTAGCAAAAGCAAACTACTTAGCTTTAATACAAGCTTTCCCAGATAAACCAATTAAGAAAAATTGCTTTGTATTCTCTTATGATAAGTCAGGTTATATTTTAACCTATTACAAACCCTCAGGTACTATTGGGTATCAACTAAAGGTTTTCCGAACCACTGCAAAAACTGAGTTTAGAACGAATAGTAAAAATTACCAAAATACAGCAAAATTGACTTTAAATGTTAATTCTCGGATGAAAGATAAGTCTTATGAGTTACAATTTGCAGAGGGTGATGATAATGGAGGTTGGATTCTTGAAGATTTGGAGCCTATAACAAGTCTACATTGGTTAGGGGAGCTTTATAATGATTTAGTTTGGTATGGTATTGCTTATGAATCAGAAGATGCTTTATTAAATTTAATTCATAAAAGCTATTATCCTTTAGCTAAACAGTTAGGTTTTTCAAGAAGTCAGTACAATAAAAGTTTGCAGATTTTAGCTGAGAAGTTACATTAGGTTTAAAACAAAGTGAGCCAAAGTGATTAACTTTGGTTTTCTTCTTGCATTTTTCTTGGAGCAGTGCTATAATAAAGCAAAACCCTTACTAAAGTAGGGAAATTTAGAAATTAGAAAGTAAAGAATAACTTATGAACAATAAAATTAAATTGTTATCTATTTCTGCTTTAACAGTTTTAGCTTTAGGTTTTGGAACACAAGTTGCTCATGCAAGTATTCAAACAGACACGATTGATGAGAAGTGGGGGAAGCCCACCTTGGTTTATGGTGGTAGTCTAACTGATTCTCAAGTAGAGGAAGTGAATAAGTCTTTTAATGTTCATGATGTAGCAAATGTGAAGCGCCAAGTAGTTTCTGAAAAAGACTACAGTAAATATATGAATGAGTCTGACGTTAGCGGTGTTTCTTTGATTTCTTCAACTTTGGTTGCAAAACAAGACAAAGGTAAGGGTATCACGGTCAAAATTGTGACGCCAGAAAACATTACACGAGTAACTGAGACTCAATACCGAAATGCTGCAATCACTGCTGGAGCAACAGATTTAGCGATTGAAGTTTCGGCTCCTGTAAAAGTAACGGGAGAGTCTGCTTTGGTTGGTGTATCGAAGGCTCTCGAAGCTAATGGTCAAGAAGTTGATGCAAAACGAACTGAGATTGCAAATCAAGAAATTTCAACTACTGCTCAGATTGCTGAAGCAAATAAAGATGCAAAGGGTTTTGACAGTCAGCTTTTAGATAATGCTCTAATTCAGATTAAAACGGAGTTAGCAAAAGAGAAACAAAACAAAGGTCAAGTTGCTGATGATAAGAAAGTTGAGCAAATTGTAAAGAAAGCTTTGAAGGATAACAAATTAGATGGAGTTATTTCAGATGAGCAAATTTCTCAACTCGTCCAATTCGCTAAGGGGTATCAATCAACTTCAGCTATTGATTCTAAAGATGTTTTGAACCAATTAGGTGATTTGAAAGATTCAATTTCAGAAGGGGTTGGTAAGTTCTTGAAGTCTGCTGAGGAGCATGGAGTTTGGGAGAAAGCATGGAATTTTGTGAAATCTTTATGGGATTCTATTGTAGGGTTCTTTCATTAAAACAAATGATTCAAGGGTATCCACTCTTGATTTTTTGGTTGATTCATGGTACTATAAGCATATTAAATTTAGGAGGTCTTGTATGAAATTGAGAGCTACTTTGAAACACTATGATACAGAGGTTGCTAAATTAGTCTTGGATGACAACTCAGTGTTGAGTTCTGAGGTAGTAGATACCACTTTAGCGAATAGATTTACCTTCTATGATTTAACAGAACGTGGGTTTACAGGTGAGTTTCAGTCTCGTAGACTACCTAAACATTGGGGTATTAGACATCTTGTAGGAAAGGATAATCCTACTTTATTAGAAGAGTTGTTATCACACAGAGCTTGTGACGTTGAGGATGGTTTTTGGGTAGAGTTTGAAGAACCTTATAATAAAGGTTTTCGTTCTTATTATGATGTCTTGAGAGCAGGGGGTGCTATGTCATGAGTTTATCTCCTAAGGGCTTTTATTTATTGTAGTTACTGGCATTAACTAAATCTTCTTTATATTTAGCATAATAACTATCTGCCATTATTTGGAAACTTTTGAAAACAGTTTAGATATTTTTCTTGACTGTTTTTATATTTTATGTTAGTCTGTTATTTAGAAAGCAAAACATATCTGTTTTTGTTTCTTTAAAAGATTAACTTACTAGTTGGAACTGACTTTCAGTTTTAATTGGTGTAGGTAAAGAAAGGGTAGATATTATTCATGAATCGTAATTCAGAAACTAAAGCCTTTGGTTCAATTCGCAAGCGTAAACACTTAGGTGCTTGTGGGGTTATTTTAGGTCTTGCTGCTCTAGGTCTTGTGTTTACAAGTACAAATGCAAGTGCAGACGAATTGACAAATCCAAATCCAGCTACAAATGCAAAACCTTTACAAGACTCTCCAACTACTGAGTCTAAAACTGACCAAGGTAGTGCAGGAAAATCAACAGGTTCTGTTGAAGTAACTGTAAACAGAGATAAAGTAGAGTCCGCGGTATCCACTGCAAAAAAAGCAGGTTTGACAGTTAAGGAGACTGAGGTTGATGGTGGTATAATTACTAATCCTGAGGACTTAGCTAAGAAAACTGCTGAGGTTGAGTCTACTTATGAAAAACAAGCAACGGCTGTGGAAGATGAGTCTAAGAAGTACAGACAGGAAGTAGAAACTCGTAAAGAAGAAATTAAAACGATTACTACTGAGAACAAGGAAAAGCAAGATTCTTATGATAAAGCTAAGACTCAGTATGAGAAAGACTTAGCTGATGCCACAACTAAAAATGCTCAGATTGATAAAGCAAATCAAGAGAAGAATGAGCGTTTGAAGGCTGAAAAAGCGCGTGTAGAAAAAGAGAATGAACATATCAAGCAAGAAAATGCTTTGGCTCAGTCTACTTATGAGAAAGCAGTAGCGAATAAAGCTAAAGCAGATGCTGCTATTGGTAAAGAAAATGCAGAAGCTAAGAAGAAGTATGATGAAGCTTTAAAAACTTGGACAGTTGAAAAAAGTAAATCAGAAGCTGATTTAGCTAAATATCAAGAGCAATTAGCTCAGTATCAGAAAGCTTTAGCAGAAGCGAAGCATAAGAATGAAGAGATTGGCAAACAAAATCTTGCTAATAAAGAAGCTTATGCAAAAGCAGTAGAAGCTCGTAAAAAAGAAAACGAAGCTATTCTTAAAGCAAATAAAGAAGCTTTAGATGCTTATGAGAAAGCTTTAGCTACGTTGAAAGCTAAGAATGAGCAGATTGATAAAGATAACGCCAAAGCTAAAGACGCATATAATAAAGCTTTAGTGCGTTATAATGAAGCACATGCTCAATATGAGAAAGATTTAGCTGACTATAATCTTAAGTTAGCTGAATATAATAAACAAGCTGTTAAAGGTTTAGGTGGCGGAGTTAAGGTTGTTGGTGAGTTTGACGAATCTAAACGTGGCTCTCTTGATTACTACTCTAAATTGACTGCAGTTTTTGATAATATCAAAGGTCTTGAAGTTGTAAATGGCTCCTTAGGTGCTAACAAACATACGACTATGACTCTCGATAAGGACTTGCAGCATGATAGACTAGAAAATAAAGATTTCTATAGGCACTCTGATTCCAAAGGAACCTATGGTGGTTATGTAGTCACAGGTATCAAACAAGGTTCTACCTTCACTTTGCACAATGTAGGTACAACGAAAACAGGAAAAACAATTTCTGCAAGATTTGTAGCTCGTACTAATCCTATTCCAGAGCATAAAATTGCAGGAAATCCTTCAACTTACACTCGTTTGAATGTCTGGTGGAATAAAGCTAAAACAGATACAGATACTTCTTCTGTAAACTTCAATCCTTATAACTACACTAATGTCGAGTGGGATATTCATTATTTTGATGAAAAAACAGGTAAGCCTATTGATTTAGGTTTGGTTTCCGTTTATTCTGATTTAGATTTTGGACAAGCTGTAAGACATACTTATGGTGATGGTAGTACAGGAGCTGTAATTAACCCGTCAGGCTCATCAGTTAGAGAAACTAAGGTTAATGGAAAATCTTATTGGCAGGGTGAAAAGACTGATGGTTTGTATAAGGAAGATGATCCAAGTGGATTGAATCGTTATAAAGCTGGCGATCCTTACTATACTGATGTAAAGGATTACGATTCTATCCCAGAAGGTTCTATTGTAAGTGTCGGTCATGGTTCTGTTCAACACTTAACTTACTTACAACACGGAGATAAACCATTCAGTACCTATACTGAGTCACAGTCGTCTGCATATAGAGAGTATTGGAATAATTGGAATAAAGACCACGGTAAAGCAGCAGATTCAGATGATGAAATCTTTTCATCAGGGTTTGCGTTCCAACTTTGGGGTGGTCGCTCAGTTATTAACCAGTTAGTTCGACCTAATGAACCTGAGGCTCCATCTGAACCTAAGTTGACTCAAAAAGATAAGGATAGTCTTGAGAAACCGACACCTAAACCGTTGTTGCCTAACGTACCTCTTGTTTCTGAAAAGGGTGAAGTTCCTTTACCAAAAGAACCCCCTAAACCAAGTGAATTTACTAAACTAAAACCAAATGAGCCTAACTATAAGGAGAAGGATAAAACCCCTATTGTTCCTCCAGTTTTGAAACCTTTGGTATCAAATCCTAAAGAGGTACCAGATACTCCTCATGTTCCTAATCCGAGTGAACCTCCTAAACCAGATTTAAAACCTGTGCCAAAAGAGGTTGCACCGAGAACTATTGAAGTTAAGTATACACGTTTGCGAACAACACCTTCAGTAGAAAAACTAGTGAAGAACTCAGCAAATGAGAATGTAAATAACTCATCTGTACCTAAATTGTCTGAGGTTGTTTGGGAGCTTGAAACAAAACCTCTTGCAGCAAATCGTAAAGAAACTACAATTTATGATTTAATTGATAACCTACCAAAAGGGTATCAACTCGATTTAGAGAAAACTCGAGCTAAAAACCCAGAGTTTACAGTAACTTATAATAAAGCAAAACATCAATTAAACGGTGCACTTAAAGCTGAAGGTTTAGCTAAAGCTAACACTGATTTAAGTAAAGCTTATACAGTTCCAGTTCTTAAAGTTTATGGTACTGTAACGAATGACGCTGCTACTTATAAGAATAATTTCCGCTTAAACTTAAATAATGAGTTTGAAGCTTACTCTAATATTGTAAAAGTAACTACACCAGGTGACCCTCATCGTCCAAATGATAGTGAGATTAAACCCGTTAAAGACAACTACAACAAAGATGGGGTTAAAATCAACGGAAAACAAGTTTTACCGGGTTTTGTTAATTACTACCATGTTAAGTTAGACTATGACCAATACAAAGGTATTAAGAGTGGAAAAGATGCTATTCAAAGAGGATTTGGAGCAGTTGAAGCGTATCCTAGCGATGCTGTAGATTTGATGCCAAGCGCTATTCGTTATATAGACTCTTATGGGAAAGAAGTTAAGGGTATCTCTGCTTATCACTTCAATTCGATTTCTGAGGTAAAAGACCCTCGAATTAAAGCAATTTTAGAGACAAGCAACATTAAACCTAAAGGTGCTTTCCAAGTCTTTATGGCAGATGACCCTCAATCTTACTTTGATAATTATGTTTCTAAAGGGAACTCTGTGACTGTAATTGACCCTATGAGAGTTAAAGATTCTCTAGGTAAGTCTGGTGGTTCTTATGAAAACAAAGCCTATCAAGTAGACTTCGGTAATGGTTATGAAGCAGATGTTGTTAAAAACAATGTGCCTTCTCCAAAACCTACCAAACAGAACTTAAATGCACAAGGTGTTGATATTAACAATAAACCTGTAGTTGCAGGTACTGTGAACTATTACACTGTAAAAGCAGATTATAGCTCTTATAAAGGTATTGAAGTCGATAAAGAGACTGTTCAAAAAGGTTTCCATATTGTAGACGATTTCCCAGAGGATAAAGTTACAATTAACGAAGCTGAGGTTGTAGCTACAGACTCGAAAGGGAATAAAGTTTCAGGTTTAGTTTCTAAGGTTTATAACTCTGTATCTGATGCTCCTAAAGCTGTTCAAGATTCTTTAGCTAAGCAAGGATTTAAACCTAAAGGTGCTATTCAAGTCTTCAGTGCAACAAACCCAGAAGAATACTACGCTAAGTATGTTCAAACCGGTGAGACAGTTTCAATCAAGAATCCGATGACCTTGAAGAAGGACTTTTTAGGTAAGACCGGTGAGTACGAAAATACTGCGTATCAGTTAGATTTTGGCTTGGCTAAAGTGACTGAAACAGTTAAAAACACCTTCGTTAAACCTACACCTAAGAAGGCGAACTTCAACAAAGCTGGAGTAAATATTGATGGTAAGCAAGTATTTGCAGGATCTATCAATTACTACCATGTAACTGCTGATTACTCACAATACAAGGGTATCCAAGCTGATAAATCTCGTATTGCACAAGGTTTCTTCATTGCTGATGATTACCCAGAAGACGTGTTAGATGTACTTTCTAGTGGTATTAAACTTTCTGACTCTAAAGGTCAAGAAGTTAAAGGTTTGAAATACCATGTTTATGAAAGTATGGAGAAAGCTCCTGAAGCTGTTCGTAATGCATTACAAGCTCGTGGTTTCAAACCTAAAGGTGCTTTCCAAGTATGGGAAGCTGAAAATCCAGAGGAATATTACGCTAAGTATGTTCAAACAGGGGATAAAATTATAATTATCAACCCAATGAAAGTTAAGGAGCAGTTTGGTAAAACAGGTGGTAAGTATGAAAATACTGCGTATCAAATTGACTTTGGAGTTGCTGAGGTGACTGTAACTGTTGTAAACAACATTCCTAAACTTCAAACTAAGAAAGACGTTGTGATTTCTGTAGGAGATAAAGATTCTAAAGATGGTCAAAAAATTACTTTAGGTCAAACTTTCTACTATTCATTTGCAGGAACACTCATTCCAGGCAATCGAGCTGATGACTTGTTCGAGTACAAGTTTGTAGATGACTATCAAGAAACTCATGATCGTTTTGATGGTAAGTACAAAGTAATTGCAAAACGTGACTTTGTAACTATTGATGGTAAACAGTTCAAAGTAGGTGATGATTTGACTGCTTACTCTTGGTTGAAAGTAGACAAAGTTAAAGGTCTTCTTGAAGTAGGGTTGCAAGAAGAGTTCTTGCGCTCTATCTCAAAAGACTCTGAGTTTAAAGCAGATGCTTATGTTGAAATGACACGTATTCAAGCGGGTGAAGTGGCAAACACTGAGTCTCATGTAGTGAATAACGTAACAGTTTCTTCAAACACTGTTAAAACTTACACTGAGGTACCACCAACACCAGTTCAACCTAAGACTCCAACAACGCCAAGCACACAAACTCCTCCACAACTTCCAAACACTGGAGGTAAGGAAACTGCTGTCTTTACTTTGGCAGGGTATGGTTTGCTTGCTTTAGCTGGTTTGTCTCTTACGGGTAAAAAGCGTAAAGAGGAAGAATAAGATTAAAGATAAGTAAGGTTATTCTTACTTATCTTTTTTATCTTTAAAATTGCCATTTTGACTTGCAAAGTTTTCTTTCTTCTGTTATTATAAAGAGTGAAATTGTTTGTTAAGTTCTTTTGAGAAAGAAACTAAAACTTTTTAATAAAAGCGCTTGACTTTTTAAACTTATTTTGGTATAATAGTCTTATCAAAGTTAAAGATTGAGTCTTTCGTAAGGTTTGAAAAGAAAATTTATTAAACTACTTGACTTTTTCAAAAACTTATGGTATAATTACATTATCAAAATAAAAGAAATGAGGTTTAACCTAATATGAAAAAACAACTAATCGCAACAACAGCTATTGCAACTGCAAGTCTTGTCGGAACAATCGGAACTGCTCAAGCAGATACAGTAGAGTTTCCATTGCCTACAACTGTTAAAACCGAACCAGCTTTGGATGAGAAAGAAGCACCTAAGAAAGTGGAAGTGAAAACTCCTACTAAGGATGACGTCGCTGAACTTGGTGCAAGTGCTACACAAGCGCAGAACACGGCAGACAAAGCAAAAGAAGTCTTGGATAAAGCTAATGAATCTTCTGATAAGGCAGAAAAGAAAGTTGAGAGCTTGAAACAAGATGTCGCAGATGCTCAAAAGATTGCGGACAAAGCAACTCCTAAAGCTATCCAAGATGCGGAGAAGAAAGTGGAAACTGCAAAGGGAGTTATTCCAACTGCTGAACAAGCGGTATCCACTGCGCAAACCGAAAAAGATGATGCAGACCATAATGTTGCTGTTCAAGGTAAAACAGTCGGTACAAAACAAGCAGAAGTTACTCAAGCTGAGACTGGTGTAGCTGATGCTAAAGTAGAAGTGAAAAGTGCTGAGGACGCTTTGAAAGGTCTTGGTCTTGCAGAAGCTAAAGAAGCGCAAGACAAAGCAATTAAGGAAGAAAGCGAAAGTAAACAAGCGCAAGCAGATGCTCAAACTGCTCTTAATGAAGCTAAGAAATTAGATGGTGAGCTTGCCGACCAACTAAGCCAAGCAGAGAAAACTGTTAAGACTGCTACAAAAGCTGTGAAAGCTACAGAAGCAGACGCTAAAGATGCGAAAGCTGACTTGGATAAGGCTACTACTACTTATAACCAAGCGGTATCTAAACTTGACACTCTTCAAGATAGCTCTAAGAAACAAACGATTACCCTTTCACCAGCCTTTATTCAAGCAGTGAAAGAAAACATGGCTTATAACGACCAAGATACTTCTTCTTGGACTGATGAACAGCGTAATAAACGCACTATGGAGCTATACAACAAAATTGTAAACGCTCAAGTAGAACACAAGAAACTGAACAAATACGTTCCAAGTAAAGCAGACCAAGCAGACGAAACTCGTTATGATGTTAACAATCTCCCACAAGAGATTAAAGACGAGTTGAACTACTTCGTAGCAGACCTCATCAACCAAATGCGCCGTCAGCTTGGACTCCCAGATGTTGTTCTTTCAAAAACTTCTCTTGAATTTGCAGATAAGGTAGCCAAAGAGTATGTCAAAGCTGACTTCTCTAAAGCGATGAAAGATGCGTACCGTTCTCGCGGTGGTGTTGGACACTATGCTATTGGTGTCAATAAGGTTGCCAAAGAATACGGTATGCCTACAACGGACACAGAGGAAGAGAACAAAGGTAGTCAATACTACGAGAATACTGTAACGACTTATACTTATCACCACTTTGATGATGCTGACGGTGTTTACCGTATGACTCTTGGAGAGATGAAAGAGAAGTTGTATAATGACCTCCTCATGCTCGTTTCAACTAAGGGTGACTATGCCCATACACAGGGTATCCTTCAATTTGACGCAGCTCATGAAACCATCTACTTCGGTGGGGTTGCACAGAGCAAAACGAATGAGCTTTATACAACCCACTTCTTGACTGCTATTCGTGGTTCTTATCTCGATAATTCTAAGTGGGATAAAAAACCTATTGCAAACCCACTCAGCGATGAAGTAATTGCGCGTAAGTTAAGTGAAGCTCGCCAAGCTCTATCTGATGCTATGAATGCTCGCGACAATGCAAAAGCAACTTTTGAAGCGAAAACAAAAGCAGAGTCAGATGCGAAAGCTGCTCTTACAAATGCACAAACTACTTTGTCTGCATTGAAGAGTGGGGAAAGTCCACTTGCCAATGCACAAAAGGCTTTTGATGAAGCGAAAGACCGTCATGATAAGGTAGTGGTAACCCTTTCTAATGCTAACGCTCTTGTTAATACTTTGACGGCTTCAAAAGCTGCAAAAGAAGAAGCTCTTAAAGAAGCACAAGCCAAACTTAAAGATGCTGAACAAGTTCTCAAAACTGCACAAGAAGCGCTTAAAGCAGAAGAAGATAAGATGAAAGAGCTTGAAGCGATTGCTGAAAGCAAAGCCCAAGCGGTATCTACTGCTAAGAAAGCTCTTCAAGATGCTCAAGACGAAGTTAAACAAGCTGAAAAAGAGCTTGCAGACCTTAACGGTGCGCACACTCGCTTGAAAGAAGCGAAAGCAGAGCTTGAAAAAGCTGAAACTGAGCTTAAAGATGCCTATAAGGCACAAAACGAAGCCAAAGCAGACTTCGAGGTTAAAAGTGCCAAGGCGCTTGAAGCGAAAACTGCTTATGAAACTGCCAAAGCACAGTTTGAAGAAGCAGAAACAAAACGCTTGTCTGAACTTGCAGAAGCCAAACGTAAAGAGCTTGAAAAAGTGGGTCACACCAATCTAGTGCCAGTAGTAGACTCTAAAGGGAATATTGTAGATTACAAAATTCCTCAAGAAAAAGTTTCTATTGTGAATACTGTAAAAGGTGCAGTTACTTCTACTGAGGTAACTGAAACAAGCACACAAGCAACTCTTCCAAATACAGGAGAGAAAACAAGTGTGTTTGGTATCCTTGGACTTCTAGGTTTTGTTCTTGGGTTGTTCAGCTTTAAATCTCGTAAAGAGAATTAAAAGAATTTGGAACTTTAAAGTGAGGGGAATATAACCTCTCACTTTTCCATTTTTAAGCTCTCAGTTTCGCTCCTGTTCGATTTTAAATTTAAGGTCGATAATTTATACTGTCAGAAACTAAATCTTGTTAGAGAGCAAATGAGAGCCATTTAGAAAGTGAGTGAGAATTGGCTAAGAAATTTAACATCAAATTTTATGATATTAAACCTTGGGTTCAATTATTTCTCGGTATCATTATTCTGGGGATTTCTTTCTTTGGTGTAAAAACGGCACTTCAAGAAAATGTAGTCCGTGAGTATAAAATTATAACTGAGCAATATACCCTTTCAACAGTGGAAGAGGTGGTAAGTAAAGCAGAAAAAGGAGAGACTTTTTATGTCTTTTTAGGGGTTTCAACTTGCCCGGACTGTCAGAAATTTGCCAAACGTTTAGATGTTAATGTGAAAGATAAAGGTGTTGACCCTAAGTCTATTTATTACATTGGATTTGATTCCGTAGAGGACTTTAAAGGTTTCTCTGAAGGTAGCTTTGAGCGTTTAACTAAAGGTACGGAAGGGGTTCCTATTTTCCGTAAGGTTGTAAAAGGTCAACTTCAAGCACCTTTTAATGATTTAAGTGACTTGGGTGCTTACTTAACTCAGTAAAATTCAAATTCGGTATCCACTTTCGTGGGTACTTTTATTTTCTTTGATTACAAGGTAGGTATGCCACAAAATTTAAGGTATGCGTTTGGATAAGTTATGACAAACAATAAAATATAATTTTAAGTGAGGTTAGAAAAACATGGCTAACAAGAAACTATCCGCAACAGGTCAAATGGCACTTGCCTTACCTACAATGCATGGTCAGAATAACTTAGAATTTGGTATCACATGGTCTTCCATTCCTCGAAGTTTTTTGGAATCTGATGTTTTGGTTCAAGGAACTGAGGAAACGATTAAAAGTGTTTTGGATAATGAAGATTACTTCCAATACCACTTTGTTAATGAGAAGTTGGCTTTAGCTTCTATTGACTTTAATCATGCTATTCAAGCTTATGAATACTTAACAGAAGATAAAAGCATGAGAGAAAAAGCGATTACTCAACGTAAAAAGACTGCTGACGCTTTCCGTAAGTTTATTGAGAAGTTGGCTAAACAACCTTTAGGAACAAAGGTAGAAGTAGGTGTTTACTGTACCAACTCTCTTCCACAAGCAACTAAATTGAGTGGAGAAAAAATCCCAGCATTTGCAGTGGACTTCCAAGCTCTTGCAAACTTATCTGTGAATATTTTAGGAATGAGCGTTTATAATTTAGTTGTAGAAGTAGGTGGTCGCAGATTGCCATTGGCTGTAGAGCTTTCTGGTATTCCTAACAAGCAAAACTTGGTGGGAGCTGAGATGACAAGAGACAATAACGCTTTGGTGGTGGTAATGTCCTTAGAACCCAAAAGTTAAGTTGAGAGGTTTGTATGTTTGAGGGAGAAGTATTAGAGTCCTCTTTAAACACCTTACAATTTAAGGGCTTTGAAAGTGAAGGGGTATCTACTTATACTCCTCACTCTCCACAGTCTCCATTTATGGATAAGGTGTTTGAAAGAGAGTTCAAACAGACAATGGCTTATATTAAGTCTATGAGTCCAACAGTGTTTGGATTGCATTATTTAGACTTAGTACAAAGTCCGATAGGTTCTGAACTATTGTCTTTTGTGAAGATAAAGGGTTTAAGCTCTGAGAACTTATTCAAAGAGTTAGAAGATTGTGAATTTGTCTTTATTTCGACTAAGAAAGAATTTAGTGAGAAAGGTCATTTAGCTTATTCTAAGTTGAATTTACAGTCTATCAAAGCACCTAAAGGGTATCGACTTGTTGCTTGCTCTAGCTCCATTTTGGTGCCAAATGGTTACAAGAGTCCAGACCCACATATTGAATATGTAGGTCAAGATGAGATTCTTGAAGGTGCAATTTTGCAATACTTTTGGGTTGCTGAAGAGTTTCTATATCGTCAAGAAACTGAGGTAGTTACTGTCTCTTTGAAAAGGGTATCCGACCACCTTGGAGGTCGCTCTGTAACCTTGACGAATGGTATTTCTTTGTATTTGGTCGTTCAAGACCGTTCTCGGATGAGAAATACAGAGACAAAGAACATTTACTTTGTAGGAAATACGGTTGAAGAGTGCAAAGAGCAAATTGTCTCTATGTATAACCGTTTGGTTGAGCTAGGTTTAGCATTTCCAAGTGATGAGTTCACTATTCAAAAAGAGATTGGTGGTATTTTAACTACTGTCAACTTGGCTTATAAGGAATTAGAACCTACAATGGACTTAGACCCAGTAGCGTTTGAGGTTTCGTTAGCAGAAGAAGGGTAAAAATAGTATGAGTAAAGAATTAGTAGGTCTGATTGAGTTTCCAAAAGGAAATTCTCAGTCAGATGATTTAGTAGGTTATGGTTTAGTTTATTTGGAAGAAGACATTTTGCGTTTTCGTCTAAAACGTTTGTCTTCTAGTTTGGATTTATCTACGGTTTCAGATGAATCAGTAGTGGAGTTGTTTGAAAATAGTCCTTTACATTTTGTAGTAGATTATGAGCGCTTTGTACGTTATATTCAAGCAAACTCACCAGATATTTTGGAGGATAAGTTCTTTAGAGCTTTATACACAGTTCTAAAACAAGCTTACCAGTTGGGGTATCCGCTTGATTTTTCTCGCTTGGCTTTAGTCTTGGAAGAAAAAGTTATGTTTGACCAATGGAAAGTTATTCTGCGTTCTTTGTCTAAAGGTGATAGTACGTTTGAAAAGTGGGGTGTAGCGTATGGTTGAGAGAAAACCAGTCCGAGAAATTGAAAGTAAACTAACGGATGGTGGCGCTAAATTATTGACTGAGTTTGAGAGTTTAGCTGATGTGGGTGTAGAAAATCCAAAACAAGTAGTCTGTATTCACTTTAAAGAGAAAGACCGCTATGGTTTTTATATGCAGAGTGGGAAGAAGTTGAAGTCCTTTAGTGTACCAACTGCCTTTATTGATAAAAGTAGGGTCTTGTCGGAACAAGTTTTGAACCATATTAAAGAGAGCGGTCTTTACTTTGAAGAGGGTGAAAACAGTTCGATTAAGGTTCCAGTCTTAGCTCGAACTACAAGTACAGTTTTAAAGAACTTCCAAGGCTCCCAGTACCCAGTGGTATCCTCTTACGTTCGTTATTTCTCTGAGACATTTAGTGAAGAACAAAGAAAACTCTTGTCTCGTTGGTTCTTACAAGAAAGTTTTTATGAAGAAGGGCTTCAAAGGATTGAATTGGAGCTGAATACTGACACAGACTACTTTAGAGAGAAAGCTGCAAAACTAGCAACTCTTATGGGTGGCGGAACTTGGTACTTTAAGGAGTTAAACTACTTTGAAAGTGGTGCTAAGTGTACGCTTGGACATGACATTAAATGGGAATTTGTAGCTGAGGAAGAAGCTACGGGGGAAGTTTTGAAGTTTGGTGTAGATTGTGTCCAAGACTTCTTCAATATTGAAGGTCAAGTTCAAAATCAGTTGGTTCGTTTTAGAACTCGCTATTTTAACGAGATGTTGACCTACGCTTACTCTTACAGTCAGCAGTTAGGGTATCAGAAAAATTTTGGATTTGCTCTACCTAGTATTTGGCAAAGTTTGGTTGATAGAGGTTTTGCAAAACCTACTTCTAAACTTGAGTATTTGTTAAAATTTGTATGTGAATTTAATTCTTTAAATATGCCTTTACCTGTCAGCCTTCGTATTCAGTTCTTGAAAGAGTTGGAACAACAGAGAGCATATAGTTTAAAATATAGGTTCATGGAGAATACCTTTGGAGCGGTATCTTTGTTTAACATGTATTCTCTTTTAGGAGATTTAGTTCCATATATTAGCGAAAGTGATAAAGCTAAAGGTGCTTGGTCATCTATTAAGGGTTCTATGGTTAGCGAACACGGTTTATTGCTACAAGATAAAGACCTCATCATTAAGTTCATGGAGTCTGGTTTCTTTGAAAGTGTAACTACTTTATATGAGACTTTAAAAGGTTATGGGGGTCATGTTCACTCCACCCTAACAGAGATGGTGAGTGAGTTAGACTTTCAACTAACCTATAATAAATTAACTTGGTTTGCAGATAAACAAAGTGCAAGTACAGAGGTAGCTAGATTTATTGGCGGAGTCCCATTAAGTAAATACAGTAGACCTGCTTACTTTGGTAACGGTTCCGCTCTCACTATGACTGGAGATAAGTTAGAAACAGATTACTCCAATATTGAAAGATTTTACCTCGGTATCCTCAATCCACGTGTATCTTTGAGTGATTTGATGAATGTATTTGATACATTTACGAAGAAGTTTGAAGAACAGCTTGGCAATAAATAAGACTTTATCGTCTAAATCTTGCATTTTACCTCTAAATATGGTAAAATTGAGAAAAATGCAGTTTGGATAGGAGATTTAGTGTGTTAGTTCGTAGCAAACCATTTAACACAGGGGTTGAGATAATTGTAGACTCTAAAGTTTATACCTTGGCACATAAGAGTCATAGCTTGATTAAGCAAGTAGAGTTAGAGGAGTTGGATAGTAACAGTATTTTACGATACAAACCTGTCCAAGTATTCTCTATCTTGTACCTCAAAGGGGTATCCACTTCGGTGGAGATAACTGTTTATAGTGAAAAAGAGGGTTGTAAACGTGCAAACCCTCTGTCTGCTAAAACTTACCAAGTCTTGAGAGAACAATGGTTAAGAAACAGTAAACTTCAAGGCTTCTCTCGTATGGAGACACCAACACTAGATGGAATTATTGTTCAAGAGTTGATGGTGGTGAGTTTATGAGTGACTTAGTGATAAAAACAAAGGTAACACCTAAAGACTTATACAATCGTTACTTGCAGATGCGTAGCGCAGTTGAAGTTCTAAAGGTTATGTTGTATGACTATGGTATAACTTATTCTCCTACGATTGTGCGTAAATTTGAGTTGTCTCAATACATGGTAGCTCAGTTAAAGGACTTAGGTTTTACAAACTATACCGATAAGCGTAGTGCGGTATCTTTGGTTTTGAACCTCAATTATTTAGATTACGTTCAAAAGGTTGTAAAATCTAGTCATCCATTTCAAGTCGGTTTGAATATGGTTGTTTCTTATTTACAATATAAACAAGAGGTTGAGTATTTAGAGAGTTTGTATTCTTTTAACGACTTGAGAACTAGAGGTTTTCTAAAAGGTAAACCACAAACTCGACAAGTTAAGGTTTCTGAAGGTAAAACAAAAGGAGAAATACCTACTTGGTTGCCAAAAACCCTAAATGATGATATTTCTGTCCATGATGGGTATACTGAGGTTGAAGAGTCTTTACATAATGTGTATTACCAATTTCTAACAAGGGTTGCTAAAGAGCAAGGGGTATCTATATACACAGGTTGGACTTTCTTAAGTGGAGTAACTAGAAAGCAAGAATCTTCGTTACTACCTTTAATTTTAAGGGGTTCTATTGAGATTCAAAATGAGAAAATTCGAGAGGTTTTAAATTCTCTTCGTACAGATAAAGAGGAGTTTCCATATCATTTAGTTTACGAAGACTTGTTGAAAGCCCAAACACGGATTTTAAAGAAACGCTTTGAAGAAGATTCAACCTTAATAGTTCGAAGTATTACACCATTTAAGATTTCCTTCTCACACGGTGGTTTAGGTTCTTACCCTCTGTACTATAATTACATTTGTTGGGACTATGACAATAATAAACCACTGCCTAGCTCAAATTGTTTCAAAGGGTTGGGTGGTGAATACACAAAGGTATCCTTTGTGGGTGCAACTCCTTATTACTTACGAAATGATAATGGGAAACAAGAGATTTTCTATAAGATGGTTAGTAAGTCTCAGTTGCATAGTGGTAACGTTTACTTAGAGGGTTATTTGAGAGAGTTTTCTCAACTGTTTGGTCGATATTTTGGAGGAGAAGGGTTGTTGATACCTTTAACTCCAACTCGAACAGAATTGATTAAGCAAAGTTTAGAACGATTAGAGAAGAAAGGGGTCTACTTAGTTGACTCGGATAGTTAGTTGTGGGAGAGGTTTGCAGTTAGCTGCATCCTCCTTTAAACAGATGGACTCAGAAGATATTGAGTTGACTCATTATCTAGGTTCTGACTTTAAGTTGCTACCTGTTTATTTTAGTGTAGGGGGTTCTTATCCATTAGAGGTGGAGGGTATTCTACCTAGTCAGTCGAAAATTGGAGCGCGACTTTCAGATGTGTCCTATTGTGTAAAAAGTGTGATTTCCTCTAAATTTGGAGGTTTAGATATTCAAAGTAGTATTTCCATAGTTGTACCAAGTACAGAGAGAGGTCGTTTAAGTTTAGATATATTGCATGAAGGTTTTGGTGGTTTATCATTACCATTTCTTGAATTGAAAATATCTGAGGACTTACGTTCTGTCTTTTCTGAGGTTGGAGAATTAGAGAACTTTTGGGGAACTTTGAATAGCGTTCGGAAAGAAAATAGGTGGTAGAAAATGCAAAACAAAATGGTTGTTTTGGCTTTGTTGGATAGTGCTAATCCTACGGATACAAATTACTCTTACAGTCCTAGTGGTTATGCACTCGCTCTTGCGGTTTCCAACATTTCTCGGAAATTTAAACAAAAATCCGTACAAGCTGAAATTGAAAAACAGTTAAAAGCTGGTAATGAGTTAACCTTTACACTTATTAAAGGTTCTTCTTTCCCTTTGGCAGTAAGTGACAACTTGTGGGATTGTTTAAACACGTTGAGGGTTTCTCAAGATGATGATTTGTCTGAATATGATTTAGAGCTAAATACTTCGGAAGGCGCTGTTGTTTTTAGAGTTGAGGGAGTCTTTACAGATAAACAAGGGTTACTCAAAGGTGTATCTAACTTCAAGTCGGTTGCAGCTCGCTTGCTTGATAAAGACTCTGTGGGATTAACTAGAGATCAAGAAAAATTTATTTCAGAGGTTAAGTCAAATATTCAGTCTTTAGCGGATTTGGAGTTGGCTTTAAATGAAGGTTCAAATGGGAGTTTTCTTGCTCGTATTTCTGATGAGATGGAAGAATTATTGAGTTCTCGTAAAGATAACTCAGAGTTTCGTAAGTCTTGGGAGTCATTAAGAGCACAGCTATTAGAGGGAAACTCTAAGAACTTTATTGGTAACGTACCTTCTCACTTGTTAGTAGAAGTAGAGAGTCCGCTTGATGTATATGAGGATTTTGACAGTAGTGTAAGTGTAGACGATGCACGTGCTATTATCGATGCTCAATTAAAAGGTTATTTACCTTATCAGTATGGTATTGGTGGCTCTATGTACTTGCATTTGAATGGGTCTGTATTAAGAGAAAATGCTTATAAGCAGTTTACAGATAAAGGGGTACATTATGATGTAAGGCATATCAACACTTTACAAACAGAATACAATTTAAAACCTTATTTGACTTATGGGGAAGCAGTTTTCCTCTACCTTTTATCTAAAGGTGGGGTTATAAACTTACCAACAACAGAGATTGATAGTGTATTTAAGTCTGTACTTATGGTTGGTTTCGAGAGCCAGATAGATTTCTTAAATATTTGGTTCTACAAACCGGGAGGTACCCTTGCTAACTTTTCAGAGGTTTATGCTAAATCGAAACAGATTTCAACACAAAGCTATGTGAACTTTTGTGATAGTTATTTACCTTTTGTGCTTTACTTTGGTTTCCTTTATGTTTTGTATAGTGATAATTTATTTAACTGTATTCAAGAAGGTTTACCTGACTTTACAAGTGAGATTCCAAGATTAGAGTTTGCTAAGTTAGTAGATAAGATTGCAGATTAGATTAGAATAGGTGGTTTAGACGATTGGTTTTTAAATTAGAACAGGAACAACTACTGTGGAAGGTTGGAGAGTTCTTGGCAGAGAAGGGTCAACCTCTAGGGTTCTTGAACTCTGATGGTTTCAACCCTAGCTTCTCGGTATCAGGAACGCAATTAGAGGTTTTAATTGCGAAGATGAGAGCACAAGCTCTTTCTGATTTACCTTTTGATATTGGTTCTTCTAAGAAATTTGATGATTTGCGATTTGGTTTGTGGTTGTTGGCAAATACTTATTGTTATGTAGTCACTTCCCCACATAAGTCGAAAGAGATGCAGGGTTTTAATTTAGGGGAGCAAGATGTTCGTTTTGGTTCATTGGCTTTGCCTTTGTTGGAGAGTGCAGTTAAAGTTACAGATAGACAAAAGACTAGTCTCAGTAAGATTTATACAGGGTTTGGAGAAGCTTTAAATCAAGGGTTATTAGCATTTCCGACTATTAGTGTATCTAAAGGTAAACTCTCCTTTCCTAGAAAGAAAGTGTCTTTCTTAGAAGGAGAATACATGGTACTACCGGTATCTGTTGTAAACGGCTATGTTTCTAAACTCAAAGAGAAATCCAAACAAGGCATTGTTACGATTGATGCACATCGAGTTGGTGGTTCTTTGAGAGAGTTTAACATGACTGCGGATACTTCTGTAGCTGTTCAGCTTTATACTGGAACTTCGTTGCTAGAGGATTTTGAGACAGTTGGGTATTCTTTATCTTTCGCTTCTATTTATCAAGAGAATAAAGTTAAGATTATGAAGGGTCTTACTCGTTTATTATTAACTTTCTATGACTTAGGAATTGCCGAAGAGGAGTACCCACAAAGACAACTTTCCTTGAGTCGTATCAGAGAGGTTCGCTACTTAGCTAAAGATGAGCAAGATAAGAAGATTCGGCAGTTAAAACGCTATGCTCTTATGTCTGAGGATGCTATGATTCGACAGATTATTCATTTGGCGAAAGATTGGTCATTTGAGCGCCAAACTGAGTTTTTGGTAGAGAGTTTAGCTCGATTGAAACGCATTTCTGATGTAGATACAAGCTCAAGTCGATTTGAAATTAAGTCTCTGATTGAGTTTCAAATGCGCTTTAGTGAGTGCATTGAGTATTACTCCACTGCATATTTACGTGTAGTTTATGATATGATTCAAGAAGAACCAGAGCGTTATAACTTTATCACGGGGAGAAGCACGGATTTAACGAGTCTAGGCAGTTCGGTATCCTCAGAATTTGTGTCAATACCAGATGTGTTAGAATTTTAAGTGAGGTGACTTTTACATGAATAAGATAAAAGAGTTGTGGGGTAAGAAAGGGTTTCGCTATACATTTTTAGGTGTTCTGACTCTTGTATTGCTACTTTTGGGTGTTCGTGCTTGTAATCAAGCTAAGAAATCCAATACAGATACGACTACAGAGACTACAGAGAAGACAAGTCGTCGAGATAAGTCTGTTGCTTTAACTCCGTTTGAAGAGGAACAGAAGCGTTTAATCCGTAAGTATGGTGAAGCAGGAGAAGGGTATTATTGGTCTGAGGAAGGTACACGTATGGCTTTAGGTGATCAGAACCTTTCTGAGACTGAAGTTATTCGTACATTTTTACGCTCTTTATCTACTTTGGATTTTGCAACTGCTCAGAAATACGCGTATAAAGATCAAGTTTTACGAACTTTAAATGCTTATTTCAACTCTGAGTCTGAGTTCACTTACTCTGAATCATTTAAAAAAGCCATGTATCAGCAATTTCTTCTGAGTATGGAGATTGAGGGTATTGAGAGTCAAGCCACCTTTGCAGATAATAAGAGTAGTGTGACAGTTAAAATTAAGGCTTTAGATTTGTCGAATAAAGACTTTTGGAAAGAAGATAAAGAAGCTTTGATGAAAGGTATTTATTCTTATAGAAAAACTGAAGCAGACTCGACTAAGGCACGGAACTTTTTGTATGAGTATGTAACGAATTATTGGAAGTCTGAGACTGCACAGAAAAAGACTCTCACTGTTAATTTGACTTTAATGAAAACTGGAGCAGGAGGTTGGCTTGTTTCTAATGATATGGACTTAGATAACTACGCTAAGTACAGTGAAGGGGAAACAGTTATTAACAATATACTTAAAGAGTATGATGAGGAAATCTCCCGTAGACCTAAAGGTTTTGAAGGTTCTACATTTGATCCGAGTTCTTTGTTGAATAAGGATAAAAAATCTCAAGTAAAATCAGACACAGATGGTCAGCAGCAGAAGAAGGCAGGTTCTTAATGAGTGTAGATAAGGTTTTAGGTTATTTGGAGCGTAAAACTAAAGCTGACTTTCGTAAAGGTTATGATGAGGTGTTAGATTTAGTAAAGGTTCACGACTCAGAGTCTCAATTACGAACCCTAGGTTCGATTGCTCGAGTTGAAAACCTCATTGGTATTGGCACAAATAATCGAGCTGAGGGGTTTCATTTTGAGGGTAAACACTTGAGTACAGTTGAGAAATATGAACGTCAAGCTCAACTTGAATTTAATGAAGAGTATATGAGGAGAGTTGAGGAGATTGATAAGCTAAGAATTTCTGAGGCGGTTTCTCAGTTTGCAAGTGGTCTGCAAGAAGTTAGTTCTACAAGCTTTTCTGATATGGTTCGAGAACGAGTAGATGAAGTCCACGGTATCTCAGAAACACCTCCGTCTGATAGCTTTCAGTTTTCTGAGCTATCAGAGGAGGAAGAGGTTGAGGATGAGTTTCAGTTAGGTTCTAGTCTCGAAGATCCTTTCTCAGAAGGAGCAGGTTTAAGTTCTGCTCAGGAAGAAGTTCAAGAGTTTTCATTTGCAGAAGGTTTCAAATTTGATTAGTTTAGGTGGTTAGACATTAGATGTTTTATGAGAAGAATGATTTCAAAATCATGTTAGGTTCGAACGCTTTAGAAGGTTGTACTGATTTGAGAAGTGCTTGCCGAAGAGGTTTTGAACTGTATTTCCAAGGTTTAAATACCTTACAAAGTGTAGAAACTTATTCTTTGAAGCAACTACGTTTTGTAAAATCAAGACAAAAAGAGAATCAATTCGGTATCTCCTTTAAAGGTGCATTTTTGTTTTCCTTTGAAGTAGACCTTGAGCAAGCTACGATGACTGTAAATCCTTTCCTTTTGTCAGACTTAGTTTTATCTGAGGTTAAAGAGGGTAACTATGTGCCTTTAGTTCAATTATTCTTAAATGCTTTTGCAGATAAAGTTTTGGCTTACCATAACCTAGATTTACTCAATGTTCTCTTAGAGAAGTATAAACCTTTAGGAAGTCCTTACACTGTAAGATTTGTTTTGAATAGTAAAGCTAAAGATAGATTTTTGTCTCACTTTAGTGAGAACTTGATTGAGTGGTGCGTTTTAGATGAATACCCTCAGAAGCTCCAGAATGTCCTCCATCGCGATTTAGACTCTCTAAAGGAATTTATCCGTAAGAATTATTACAAAGGATTTGACGCTCTCTCAGAAGCTCTCAGAGGACAACATACACTTTGGTCTGAGTATTTAGCAGGACGACCTCCTACTGGGGTTACTTACAACCCATTGCGTTTAGTAGGTGCTTTAGCTTTGGAACTAGAAGAGACCGTTGATAAGCGTTGTCGCTTCTTGTATAAGGATATGGAGAATGAGGAAGTTATTCTCTATCAACGTGAAGGTGAGTCTTATAGTGAGGTTCTTAGATTTGATAAGGAAACAGGTCAACTCGGTATCCTCGATAAGAGTTATGTTTTAGCTTTTAATTCTGCAGAACAAAAGATGGAAAAGATTGAGGTGATTTTAGATGAGTCAGCGTAATTTTGGACAACACCAAGGTGGTGATGAGGGGTGGAACGGAGTTCCTGATTGGGGCTCGCCACAACAGTCACCACACCATCCTTCACCTCAGAGGGGTGGGTTTGGTTCTTCTGATTTCGGTTCTGAGACAACTGGTTCCTTGGAGGGCGAACATAGGTTTAACTCACCAGGTGGCTTTGAATCTCAAAGGCAAAGAGGTAGTGGTTTTGGGTATGAACAACCTCAACAACCTTACCCAAATGAGTTTCAACAACCTCAAGGCTTTAACCAAGTTCAAAATGAGGGTTGGGGGTCTCAAGGCTCTCAAGGGTTTGAACCAAATGGTTTTAACCAAGTTCCCCAAGGGTATCCACAGAATCAGTTCGATTCCAAACACTATGACCAATATGGTCAGGTGGATAATACTGCAAGTGCGCACCCAGTTAAGAAGAAGTGGTCTCCTTGGTCGATTGGTTTAGTGGTTGTCATTGTTGCAGTAATGCTTTTGGGTATAATGGTTTTTATAGTAAATAGAGCAAAACAAAACCCTTCAAGTGATTTAAAGAACAAAGTTGCTCAAGTAGAGAAAGGTGTTACGGATAAAAATACTACGACATCCGATAATGACCGTATTTTCCCAGACAGTTCTCAGAAAGTAGAAGGAAAGAAAGAGGAGAAAACTTCTAATTCTACTTCTTCGAATGAGAAAGTGAAGGAAAAAACAGATCAGTCAACTAGTAGTAATGACATTAAAAACACTGATACAGTTGTGCAATACCTTGATGGCGCAAAGATTTCCTCTGAGGTTCTAGTTACAAAAGGGGTTGTTAAGTCTAAGAATTTAGTTACGACTAAAGGTTTAGTTTCGTATTATGTTCTTGATTTATCCGTAGGGTCAACTTCACTGAGTGTATGGGTGGACTATGAACTTGCAAGCCAACTGAAAGCTGGAGACACAGTTACAGTTCGTTACCGTAGAATAGCAGATATGGATAAAGTTGTTATTGAGTCTATTACAAAATAAGAAAAAGTCATGAGGGTATCGTATTTTCCTCTTGACTTTTTATTTTTAGGTATGCTATAATGTTCTTAGAATTTTTCAGAAAGATGAGAGGACATATAGCGAATGGTTAGAATGTTGAATTTAGGGAATAGCCCTAAGATGCCAGAGAAAGAAAAGAAAACACAAACTTTGTCTGAGGTTTTAACTCAGGCGAGTTCTAAGTCAACTACACCAAGTGCTCCTATTCATAAAGTACCCACTGTAGAGGTTCAACCTCAAGGGGAGCAAGAAGGTAGTGTTGAACCCTTAAGTCGAGTGGTCGGAGAAAAAGTAGGGAAACCTGTTACAATTACTCCTGTTGAAACACCGAAAGCAAAGGTTGAGGAAAAATCGACTGCTATAACTGTACCTATTGAGGGTGATGATAATGCACCACGAGCAGGTGGTATTTCGCTCGTTGGAATTATTCAGTCGAATGTACATAAAGTTCGAGTGTTCAAGCGTAGAGTTTACTATGATGCAACTCAAATCGCAGGATACATTTTGCGAAATGATGGAGTTGAGGAACTTGAAGTTTTTGATGATGTGTTAGTTCCACAAACAACGCCGAAAGTAGTTTATCAACCCAACACAAGTTTGTTATCCACTACTACGGATTTAAGTAGTGTACCAAAGGTTCCGTTTGCGATTGGAGAAACTCGTGTATTCACAAAACCAGCTTTACTCGCTTTAAATGAGTCATGTAAAGAGATTGGTTCTCGTCTCGGTATCGGTGAAGCTCTCCCAGTTGTGGTAAGCCAGTTGATGGATTTGCACCCAGAGTTGACTGAGGAAGTTGCTACTGAGATTGCAAAAGATTTCAAATTTGCTATTCAAGTACGTGATGCAAAAGGGGAGGGTGTTCTCGTCCCGGACAATCCAGAAGGTTTGTTTAGTCGTTTGTCTGTAGCGATTGGTCTTGCACTTTCGACTGAAACTTTGAAAGAAGAAGTAGCTCGTCAGCTATTGAAGCATAAGTTAGTAACTGATAAAACTCCAGAAGAGTTGTTACTTATGTTGAAAGACCGTCTGAACTTAGCTCTCCCTCAAGGTTTGTTACTTCCAGTAGATTTGTTTGAGGAAACTTATGAAGTTAAAGGCGCACACATTGCCGTAAAAGGTTCTAAAGTTAAATCTGAATTTGAGCGTGTATTTGGTGTTTACAATGATTACAACCAAGAGAAATCAAAACGCATACAAAGAGCGCAAAAACCTAAATCAGATAAAGACACTAAAGGTTCAACTAAACCAGTGGTATCCTCACAAGTCAACTTGGCAAATTACTTTGCGCATTATACTCAAGGGAAATAAATTTTGTATGGAACGCACCAAGAGGTGCGTTTTTAGTTTATTCTTCTTTATGCTTTAATTGCTTTAAAACCTTACCTATATTGACTTTATCTACATTTTATGATATAATAATTAAAATTAAAGTGAAAGCGAGGTATATTCTATGGCTAAGACATCAAAGAAGAAAAAAGTTGGAACTAAGAAGTCAAAGATAGGTATTTCATTTACACCATTTTCTATGATTCGTAGGGTTAATGATTTATCAAAACTAGAAGGTAAAGCAGAGCGTACACCATTTGAAATGCAAACTCATGGGTTAATTACGGCTTTTGAGTTCTTAAATTTAAGAAATAGTGGTGAAATTGATACATCTGCTTCAAGTCGAATTGGTCTACAACCTTATTTAGATCAGTATGTGGGAGTTGCAGGACGCATAACGGATGTGCGAAGAACTAAGGATGGGGTATCTCTCCTTATTTTAGATCCTTCACTAGTAGGTACGTTTGGCAATCGTAAAAAGTCTGAGGTTAAACGCTTAGTTAAAGAAGCTGATGGTAAAGATAGTAAATACTTCCAAGATATACCAAATCAACCGATTTTCTCTAGTCATGTTTGGTTATTTATACCAGAGGTTGATGCTTCTTTGTGTAAAGAGAAGGCTTTATACTTAGGTTCTGTTGTGACGTTTTATGCTAAAGTTGAGTTATACAAGGGTAGAGTTTCGACTTCTCATTCTAAAAAAGCACCAAAGTATGGTTTAGGTTCTATTATTTTGAATACGAGCTACATGCCTTATATGGTTCAGAAAATGGATGAGAGTAAATTTAAGCAAGCGAGAAGTGGTCGTAGAATCCAAATGATGTTTGGTAACTACCGATTAGGTTCAATTAACGATTTTGATTTACGTTACGCAGTTGCTTTGATTGATGGTTCTAAAGTGGAGCCTAATGTTGATTGGTATTTCAAGATTCGAGGGTTAGGTCAAAAAGCGCATTGGAATTGGATTTATAATTTCATGATGGACTTTGATCCAGAGGTTGAGAGAGGTTTAATAAAATATACCAATTTCAAACCGCTCATGTTGAAGAATAAACTAACTTTACCGATTGAGTTGGAAGTTCTTAGAAGAAGAAAATCTCTAAGAGATATTGCGGTATCCGAAGGTCTCCTAGCTGATTATGATAAACCAACCACAGAGCTTGATTTATTTTGCAATTATTCTGATTGTGCTGACTATTTAGAGTCTAATTTTGGTTTTACAGACATTCCCATGAAAGATTACATTTAGGAAAATGAGGTAAGATACTTGACAAAGTATCTTATTTTTGATATAATAAAAACAATTAAATAAGAATAAGAAAAGAGGAGAGACCAATGCACAATATCGTTTATATGACTGAAAGTCAGGAACGCAGTAATCAATTAGAGGTTGAAAGTAATTTAGCTAGTTTGTTTAGAGAACGAGTTGAAACTAAAGGAAAGCAAGTTCGTTCTTTTTGTAGAAACGTTGCCCTTTGGGGAACTCTAGCAGTATCCACTTGGTTCTTAGCAGATATGGGCTTAGAGATTTATCAACAACAGTTGATGGAGTCTACTTATTTTGTAAGATTTCTAGTTTCTGCCTTGAATTTATTGGTTTTTCTAGGTGGGTTTGCAGTTTTTTATACTTTCTTATATCAGGTAAGTCGTACTATTGTGGGTTATAGTTTATTTAGTCGAGGAGAGTATTTTGAACGTAAAGATTCGACTTACTTACCTTTGTTTGACAAAATTGAGCGTGGTTATTACACAGATATGTACTTCCAATCAAATGGTTATATTTCTAAGGTATCTGTACCTAATCACTATGCAGCACGATTTGATTTAGGAGCTGATGTACCAGTAGACGTAGCTATTTTGATGTATAAACAGTCAGGTCGAGTTCGTTTGGTAACAAATTGTGTAGGTTCTCGTGCGAATAATGAACAAGAATTTCAAGAGACTTTGTGGAGACATAGTGGGAATTTAAAAGCGCCACACACTGTTTACGAACAAATTTTGTCAGGGTCAACAACACCTTCTCAAAAACAAATTGGTTGGAAGTAAGAAGTTTAGGTTGCATTTGCTAAACTTTTATGATAAGATAATGTTGTACTCAAGTGAGTACACTAATCGTCTAAACTGCGGGAGAATAGTGGGTTTTACCTACTATTTTCTTTTCTTTTGTAGAGTTCTGTTAAATTGAGGTAGAATATTGCAATTTACCTCAATTTGTGTTATAATAAAGCAAACTAAGAAATGAGGTTAACATTATGGATTTATTGCAAGCAAAACCGTATGTTGTTGGTAAACGCACACCTTTATTTTATATGGATGAGCATTACAAAGTGCAGCGTATGTCAATTACAAAAGAGATGGTTGAGGGTGGTAAGATTGTTTTACCAACTTTACCCTATAATCAAGCAGAGTATGAATTGTATATTAAAGATGGTGAGGTTTATACAGACTACTTTGATAACCCTCTTGTCTTTTATACTGAAAAAGAGACAGGTAAGGTTTCAGAGCCTTTTATTTGTAAATTTGTCTCTTGGAACTTGCGTAGACTTTTGATTCACTTAGGGAAAGTTTTAAGAGATAAAGTTAAGCAAGACTATAAAGAGCGGTATCCTCTCATTCGTTTTGTAGATGCGAACACCTCTGAAGTGTTAGTAGAATTTCCTTCTGAGGATTACTACAAAGAAAACTTTGCTTTAAATGAGATGAGTAAAGTTATTGAACGAGGTCACTCAGACCTCGTAGTTCAAACTTACGATAAAGATGAAGATGCTTGGATTTTGTTTGAACAGAAACGTCTCAACTATCAAGCCGATTTTGAGAATACTAAAAATCAAGTACAAGCCGAAGCACAACGTTGGAAAGAAGATTTGTAGGATGGCAGAAAATTTCGCAACGAAATATAGGTCAAAAGATGTAGACCGCTATATTGGAAATGAATTAGCAGTTCAAAAGTTGCTAAACCGTTTTTCTTCAAAAGATGGAGAAGATTACCCAGCTTGTGTTATGATTTCAGGAGCAAGTGGGTGTGGTAAAACGACTATGGCTCGCATGTCTACGAAGTTAGTATTGTGTGAGAATAAGCAACTTCGTAAGTGGAAGAACCGAGAATACTTGTTACCTTGTAACCAGTGTAAGATGTGCCAAGACTTGAATAAGTATATTGAGACGGCAGATGCCACACATTTGTTCTCGGTTAAAGAGTTGGATTCTTCTAAAACAGGGAATGTAGATGCAGTTCGACAGTTTGTGGAGTCTGCTTCTATGCCTAAATTGTTCGCAGGGTATTCCATTTTTATCTTTGACGAGTGTCATTTGATTTCTAAGATGGGTCAGGAAAGTATGTTGAAGTTTACTGAGGATGCACCTCCTAAGTCTATCTTTTTCTTCTGTACAACTGACCCTCAAAAAATGTTAGAACCTTTGAAAACTCGAATGGACTTGAAAATTGATATTGAACTTCCAAGTGTTGCAGATAACGTGAAACTCATGGAGTGGGTATCCACAGAAGAAGGTTTTGCCTTTGACAAACCAGCGTTAGAGTTAATTGCAGTTCGTTCTAATTGTGTCTTTCGACAATCTTTGAAGCAGTTGGAGAATGTTTATCGTTCCTATGGTTCTGTTCGTTATGATGATGTAGTAAAAGTTCTTGATGTAAATAAAAACAGAGGTCTCTACTTTGATTTCTTAGAGTTTTTGAGAACAAAGAATACAGTTCTCTATACGAAAACTGTCCACACCGCTATGTTGGAACTAGGTTTAAAGAACTTTGTAGAGGGTTTGAGGGACTTTGTAAAAAGAGGTCTTTATATTTCATTGGGTCTTCATGTTTTAGGTATAACAAAAGACGAATTGAAGTTATACAAAGACTTATTTGCTAAGTTCAATAATGAAGAAGTCTTATCTCTACTGGAGTTCTTGAATAACTTAGGTAGAGGAGATATAGAAACTCAGTTACTCCTATTGGGGTATCGAGGACTTCTAGCTCCTACTTTAACTAATTCGGCAACTTCTGTAGGTGTGGAAGTCAACGAGCTTAAAGGAAATGAGCGTGTGTTGGAGAGCAAACAAATGTCTCAAAAGCATAAGGAAGATAAAGCAGCACATCATGAAAACACTGTTGCGAAAGCACAGTTGGATTTAAAACCTATGTCTACTGACCAAATGGCAGATATGTTTGATAGTTTATAACTAAATAAAATGAGGTACTTTTATGTTAGAGAGAGTTTTGAAACGCAGAGTCACCAAAGACTTTGCTGAGACTTATGAGGTTGTTTCCAGTAAACAAGGTTTTAGAGAGTTTTATATTCTCTTTCCGGGAGAAGAGCGTGACCCCCTTAAAGAAGATTATTTTACACTAATTGATAAACTGGAAGCGCAGAATATTTTATTCAGTGTGTATCCAATGCCTTCAGATAGACCTGAAGTAAAAGCTAGGTTCTTAAAAAATAGCCCAGTAATTAGAGAGGTAGTTCTATGAGTGATTTAACTGAATTTCCTACGTTGGGTTTGACAGACTACTTAGCTGATGATTTAGCTACAGTGTATCAAGTAACTGAAAAATCGTCTTCTTTTAAGAATAAATCTATATTGGTTGATTGAAATTCAAGTTAAGAAGTTGCATGCTTTTTATCAACCTGAAAAATTCCAGAAATCGAAAGGTTCTCATAAAGTTGTAGGTTCTATTTACGCATATAAGCATGAGATCCCTGCTTTAAATGATTTCATTACTAGATTGGAGTTTGACGATACTTACAAAGGTAGATTACCTGCTATTCAGAACTTTGATTATGTTTCGGCTCGGTATTCTGGTGCACTAGAAGTATTCAGAGCTGATCTTCCACTTGTAGAAGACTTGTTCGAACTGTATTGGATTTTATCAAACCACTTACGACAATTAGGTTTTAATTAAAAGAAAGCGAGAAAAGAAATGTCAAAAGAAGTAGTAGTATTTACAAAGCGCCCAGAGGATGGAGTTTGTCCTGGATGTAAAATGTTGAAGCGCAAACTGGATTCAGAAGGTGTTCCTTACAAGGAAATCCCTTACGACCCAGATAATGAAGAACACGTTCGTATTGTGAAAGGTGCGAAGTTCAGTGCATTACCAGTAACTTTCCCTAATGGTTTGGAGGATGTGGAAAGTGCATTTTCAGGATTTGCTCCAAACAAAGTAGCAGAAATCAAGCGTAGTCTAGGTTTATAAAGATTGGCAAGAGATGTTAATAAACATCTCTTATTTTTTGTTTGGAAATGCTTGTCAATTAAAAACTTTTTTGATAAAATAAATGAAATAAATAGAAAGTTGGTGTCGATTTTGGGGAGAATTTCGGATTTAGTCCTAAATAAAGAGTTTAAAGGGAGAAAATTCGTCTTAGAGAGTGTCGTTTTTCTAAATACTTTAGCTCTTCTACCTACAACTGCCTTTGCAAATACAGACTCGTTAGGTGGAGTCCCAGACTCTTCATCAGCGGTATCCGATGCAGTTGACTCAACTAATACGATTACACGTGAGCAAGCAAACAACATTTTACAGAATGTTCGAGACGCTATTCCAGAGCCTTCGAAAGATAAAGCTTTAGAACAGATTAACAAAGCAGTCAACCAAAGCCGGGACTCCAGTTGGGATACGGCTATGGACGCTTTAGCTCCTGTGGGGTATGGTTTGATGTTCTTCGCAAATATCTTGTGGGGGTTAGCTACTTTTGGGTATTTCTTTCAAACTTCAGTGGATGTTTTATGTTTAGTGTGGTCTGGTCCCCGTGAGTATTTTATGAATAAACCACAAAATCAAGAGCAAGGGTTTAGTTTAAAAGGGTTTATTGGTTCATTCTTTACTTTGTCTTACGATGCTCGTCAAATCATTGAAAGTGCAGGATTGAGTATAGGTTCTCAACAAATGCAACAAGGTGGTATGAATCGTGGCATGGGTATGGGAATGGGTTCTCCGATGGGTTCACCGATGGGTGGCATGGGGTTGAATCGTCCAATGGGCATGGGTATGGGTGGTATGAACCAAGGTCAACAAAACAGACCGATGGTTTCTACTGGAAACTTGTTAAGTCGCTACATTTCCCTCCACATGAAAACTTTGGTAGCGCTTGGTGTTGCTTTTGTAATCTTTGGAACTTCATTTGCAACTGAGTTCCAAGGGCAAGCGGTATCCTTGATTATTGCTTTAATTAAAGGTGCTTGGAATTTGTTAATGCAAGGTGTTGGTTTTATTTCAGGTAATAGATAAGAAGGTGGATGTATGGCTTTCTTAGATTTAAAAATCTTTAACAACTTAAAAAATAATGGAGATACAAGGTATAGCAATCACCATGTTCATTTAATGAAACGTAGATTAGAAGCTGATTTGTTAGACTTAGCAGAACGTACCTTGAAAGGTCGGGTTACTCATTGTTGTGTTGAGGTTTCTGAGAGAGAGTTGCCTTTGATGTTAGAAATTTTATCAAGTAGTAAAATACAGTCTCGGTTACAGTTTCAACAATTAGAGACTCCTACTCAGTTTTTAATAGGTTTTAGAAGTTTAGATGTTTTTGGATAGTTTAGATGGTTGAGGTGTAAAATGGGTACAAAAGCTCGTTTGCCTTATGTTGAGGTAATTCGTGAGGTTAGTAAACAATTACAGTTGAAGTATGAGACGGTTGAGAATATTGTTTCCTACTATCGAGAAGTTTGTTTTGAATCTATTTCTAAAGGTTTTTCTTTTGATGTATTTGAAGGGTTGTTCTTGAAGGTAACTGACCTAGAAAATCAAACTCGGAAAGTATTACCTCAAACTTATTTGTTAAAACGTGTAAGTGAGACTTTAAATATGTCACTTACAGTTGTTCAGTCGGTATTGCAAAAGTTTCAAGAGTTGACTTATAAAGAGGTTGCGATGGGTTCAGCGGTATCTTACATCAATCTTATTTCTTTCAATCCGAGAGCTACGAGGTCTTGGAATAAAGTTAAGGTTGGTTCAGCGGTTTTAACACTTAAGAGAAAGGTCGGAGTACAAGTTCGCTTAGTGTGTACTAAGGAATTTAAAGAGTTAGTGGGTAAGTAGCTAATGGAAGGTAAGACTCACAGATTAGGTGGTACGGTGTGTGCGATGGCTGGGTTTATAACACTGAAGGACTCAGGTTACTTAATACAGAGTGACTTGATTTCCCCAGCGTTACAGTTCTTAGTCATTTACACAGCGGGGATTTATGGGTAACAAACCTGTTACAATAAATTTTATAAAAATGTAGAAGAACATAGAAAAATTTATATAGAACAGAACGCCCTTCGTATCTAGTAATAGGTGCGAACTCAACGTTAAATGCTTTGAACTCCTAAAGCCTTGTAGCCTAAACAGTAGATGGAAACGTCAAGCTGAATGGAACGAAAGTAGAAAAAAGTACAAGGATAGCATAAGGTGAAATAAAAGCTAATCAGTGCTTAGGTGATAAAAATAGTGACCCCTAAGAAACGTTAGTCCTAAGTGCAGTAATAATGGATGTTTAGCAGGGAAAGTCCTACGGTCAAATGACTATGGAAGACCCCCAACGACTATCTCCTAGAGGGAGAGTAAAACCGCAAGCAAATGGCGGAGGAAAAATGTTGCACCTAAGTTTGATTAGGTGAAGATATAGTCTGCGCTCATGTGAAAGCATGAGAGGTCTACTGGTGACAGTAAGACTGCATCAAGGGTTGCGCCTTGGTGTGAACAAGAAAAATACAGATTTTTAGAAAACTTTTATATTTTTACTTTACAAAATACCTTCAGTATGATAAACTTAATGTAAGAATTAAGTGAGGTGTACTTATGGTATTGATGTCTATAGGAAAATTTGCGAAGGAGTTAGGGGTATCCCCTGAACATGTTCGCACAATGCACAGAACAGGTGAGGTAATTCCTGCTCGTATTTCAGAAAAAGGAACTAGATACTACTCTGAGGAACAACTAAGAGAGTTGAAAAATACTCAGTTTTCTCAAAGAGAAGAGAAAGTAGTAGCTTACTGTCGAGTTTCTACAAAGTCACAAAAAGATGAGTTAGAAAAACAAGTAGAGAACGTTAAGTCATATATGTACGCTAAAGGTTATTCCTTTGAGGTTATTACAGATATAGGTTCCGGTATCAATTATAAAAATAAAGGTTTGCAAGAGTTAATTTCTTTAATTGATTCAAACCAAATTACTAAAGTTGTTATTCTCTATAAGGATAGACTTGTTAGATTTGGTTTTGAGTTAATTCAATTACTTTGTGAGTTACATGATGTTGAAATTGAAATTATTGACAACTCAGAACAAAGTAAAGATGAAGAGTTGACAGATGATTTAATTCAAATCGCTACACTATTTGCAAATAGACTTTATGGTTCAAGGTCTAAAAAGACTAAGACACTAATTGAGAGGGTTTCTGATGTTACGAGGGATGAAAATCGCACTTGATTTAACTGATGAGCAAGAACAACAGATGTGGAAGTCTGCAGGGGTTGCTCGTTGGTCTTATAACTACGCTATAACTAGATGTAAAGAACAATATTTAAAATACTTAGAAGATCCTACTTTACCTAAAACTTTAACCGCAGGTGAAATTTTAAAAGAGTTGACTGTATTGAAGAGGACGACCCATCCTTGGTTGAAAGAGGTTGGTTCTAATGTTGTCAAACAAGCAGTTAAAGATTGGAACGATGCTTGTAATCGGTTCTTTAAGGGGTTAGGTAAGACTCCAAACTATAAATCTAAGAACAACTCTAAACCTAGCTTTTATGTAAACTATGAGACTTTAAAAAGAGTAAGTGGTGGTTTTAGAGGTGAGAAGTTAGGTTTTATAAAAACCACCCAACCTCTACCTAAAATACCAAAAGGAACTCATTACAAAAACCCAAGAATTTCTTTTGATGGAAAATTTTGGTATTTGTCTGTTTCTTATGAAGTTCAAGAGGTTTCAGTAGAGTTGACAGATTTAGTTATAGGTGTAGATTTAGGGATAAACACTTTAGCAACATTATCTACAGGTGAATTTATTGGGAACATCAATAAAAGTCGCAGAGTAAGACAGTTGGAGAAACAATTACGACGGGAACAACGTCACCTTGCGCGTCAGTTGCAAGCTAACACCAAAGGGTATCTCACAACTGAGAAAGGTGGTAGAAAGCCGATTTATAAGCGACCTTTGGATTTATGTTCTAATATTCAAGAAACAAAACGTAAGATAAAGTTAATTTACCGTAAACTTCATTCTATTCGAATGAATCATCTTCATCAAACCACTTCGTATCTTGTAAAACAACTACCAAAAGGTATTGTGATTGAAGATTTAAATGTTAAAGGTATGATGAAAAATAGACACTTAGCACGACACATTCAAAACGCTATGTTCTATGAGTTACGTAGACAGTTAGAATACAAGTGTTTGCAATACGGTATTTATTTAGTTGTTGCAGATAGATTTTATCCTAGTTCTAAAACGTGCAGTTATTGTGGTAGTATTAAGTCTGATTTGAAATTAAAGGACAGAGTTTACAAATGTGGCTCTTGTGGTTTAAAGAAAGATAGAGACTTAAATGCAGCAGAAAATTTAGCATATTATTTCTATAGAGGTTAATACCTTATGTACCCATCGCTACTGGGGAATTTAAGCCTATTGAGTGTTATATCAAATGATAGTAGAAGTGAGGTTTCCTTCACTTTGAGGTCAGACACAGTGATGTAGGAAGTGAAAAACGAAACGGATAAGTCTATAAGTTCTAAACTTATAGCAACATAAGTTTTCACAAAGTAAAGATATAGGTACAAAAATCTATATTTTTCGTAGCGGGGTATGTGGCCAGATAATGACCATCATTGGGATTCTAGTCCATTAAAAGACCCAGCTTCTTGGTTACAAAATAAGGTCTTGCACATTGCAAATACACCTTACAAGAGGTTAGATGAGAGATTAAGTAGCAAGCAGAAGAAAAGTTCAGTTCTGTATAAAACCTTAAAGTTTATGAGGTGCATACATCGGTCTTGGCAAACACATAGTGAGTTTACACTCCTTATGATTTTGTGGTTGATGTTTAGTCCAACTTTCTTAGGTTTTACAGGGAGGATTGACCCTTTGTTATGGTTACTAATAGTCACAGGGTTTGGGCTTGGAGTTATTTCGCATTTAGTGTTGGATATGTTAACTACGGAAGGAGTACGTTTCGCTCTTGGTGTTTTTATCAAAATATTCTTTCCAAACATACCTATGTTCACAACCATTCGCTTGGTTCCAGGTATCTCAGCCTTTAAAACAGGCTCAGAGTGGGAAATGGCGATAAGAAAGGCTTTGTCTATCATTCAGTATGGGATGTTAGCTTTGGTTTTATTGGATTTAGGTGGTATTTCTATCTTACACTATTTTAGTTGAGGGTGCAGTTGCACGCTTCAAACAGGTTGTCTTAATATTATTGGAAGTAGTATTAAGAGAGCAGAACGAAAACATTCGTATTGTAGTAGGATAAACTAATAAAAATATAAGGTAAGATTGCTCCAACAATCTTTACCAGATTTGAGGTTTATCTATGAATATTTCAAAATTAGTACGAGGTGGGTTAGCTACCTTATTAACTTCTGTAACTCTATTGGGTGCAGGATATATGACTGAAGTTAGTGGTATCACTAACTTCACGCAAGCAACTGAGGTTCAAGCTTTAGGTGGAGCAGGTAATTTTAGCTCTAATTCGGAGTCTATGGAACGCTTGCAAGATAAAGTGTATAGCGAAGTTGCTGATAATACTTATCGTACAACGACAGGTGATGGAGTTTCTGGTTCTAAGATTTATAATCAGAAAGGTGAAGTTACCAGTTCGTTTGATAAGTTGACCGAAGGTGATAAGAATAAAGTTATTCAAGACATTAACAGAGCAGTTAAGAAAGCAGCGGATAAAGATGCTGCTGCGCTTGAGTCTGGGGATACAGTACAAAACGCTGTAACTGAAGGTACAGTTAATCGTTTTTGGAAGGATATGAAAGAGGTTCGTAGTTCTACGGCGGGTTACTTAATCTCAGTAGTAACTGCTGATGTTGCACCAGATTGGGCAGGAGCTTCAAACTTCTTATCTCCATTCTACCCATTCTTTAATACTGCTATTGCAGTGTTCTTGATTTTAGCTTCCTTCTCATTCTTCTTCCACCTTGCAGTAGCGGTATTCTACTTTATGACTCCATCGTTCCAATACTTTGTTAAAGGATCTGAGGGAAATAAAGATGGAATGCGTGGCTATGTAGCAAGTATTATTCCAAAACAAGCCGTTTTGGCGAATGACCAAGCTATGGATAAGGGTGGTAACCCTCTCTTAATCTATATTGGTAAAACGTGGATTATGATGTTAGCTTATGCTTTAATTTTAATCTTCTTTGCAACTAACTCTATGTTGGTTCTAGTCGGCCCGATTTCATCATTATTCACTTCTTTAGTGGGGCTTTAATTAAGACAGAGAGGTTTTAGGTATGGCTCAGTTAAAATTCGTTAGAGTTTTACAAGTGTTCCTGTTATCTTTCTTACTAACTTTTTGTATTGGAGGTCTTTCGACTTCTAATTATGGATTGGTAGAAGAGGTTCAAGCTAGAGCGAAGTTTGACCCTACTACAGTTTCTGAGAATAGTTTGCCATTTGTAATTGTAGATAGTGAAGCAGGGGTATCCTCAGTTGTGGACAACATTAACAATGAGATTCGAGTTCAATTAGCAGTTCGTTCTGATTTGGTTTCGGATGGTTGGAAGTTTGTTTACTACAATGAGGGTAAGAAACGGGTTTCTATTGATAGAAAGAATTTTTTAGAATACCCTGTGAATACACGACAGAAGATTATGAATATAGCACTTAGTAATTTGAAAGAAGAGCGCGCAGGGGGTTTATCTGCAAGAGATAGAGCACGTTTATATAAATTTGTAGAGGATCAGGATAAAAACATTTCTAGTGTACTGCAAGCAGTAAATACAGATGTCACAGCGGACATTAGTGAAGCTAGAAATATCTTGAAGTTCTTTACAAACCCTTTAGGTACTGCTTTAGGTGTGTTGACAATTCTAATTTGTGCAACTGTGGGTATATCTATGGCTATGGATGTATTTGCAATGATGACACCTGCTTTGATGTACCATTTTATGAAAAGGGGGGATAAACGTCCTATGTTGATTTCACCAGAAGCTTGGTTTTCTTATAAAGAGGGTTTAGCTAAAGGTCTTCAGTCAAATTATATGCTGACTTATTTGGCAAGGTCTATTCCGAAGTTGGTAATAACAGGCGCTTGTCTCGCCTACATAATGGTTGGTAATACTGTAGCTCTTGCGATTTTCTTTGCCAATCTATTTAACCGATAAGGTGCAAAGGGTATCTATCTGTTTTGTAGGTAGCTCACAAGTAAGCAGAAGAGCCTTAGTGTTTTGAGGACACTAAGGTTTCTTTTTAAAGGAAGGGTTCTTTAATTCATGTTTAAACTTAATAAGATTAAAGATATAACAAAGCTTTCACGTTTTTGGGGTTCGTTGCGTGAAGATTCGATTTTGCTTTTTGGAGGAAAATCATTAAATAAAGAAAAATCAACAAGTCCTTATATTCCGATGACTTTAGAGCAAGTTGAGATAGAACAGAGAAGAACTAAGGTTCGTCGAGGTTTTACTAGGTGTGTGGCTTTAGGCTTGGTATCCATTTTACTTGGTTCTATTTCTTTACAGGTAGGTAGTTCTATTTTAGGGGTGAAAGCCGACTATACTGTAGCTCATGCGGATAATGCTCAAGGTAAGAAAAGTTCTGCGGTGGAACGCTCTATTGACCAGTTGAAGATTGCAGCAGGTGAAGCAGATGGTTCTTTGTCTAGTGGTGCTAAAGGGTTATCTCCGGCTGAGGTTAAAACGGTAGGGTTCTTTATTTCTAATTGGTATTCTCCGTTTACAACCCGCGTTGCGATTAACAAAGGTACTGTAGCAGATGCTCAGAGTGATATTCAGGAAGTTTTGAAGACTCATGCAGGTTTAGCAGAAGATCCAGCGGGGGAGTTAGCTAAGTTGGTTGCTAATTCAGGTGCTTTAACCTCAGAGGTTTTATACCTAGCTAAGTCGGATGATGGTGGGAAAACTTGGAAGTCATTAAAGCAGAAAGCTACTTATTTTGAAGTTTTATTTGGCTCAGTTGGGTTGTTCCCTAAAACTTTACTTACAACTGAAGATGAGGTTTCTCTTAAGAAGCGATATGAGTATGATGAGACAAAGGGTACTCTTTTAGGTTTAGTGCGAGAGAGTAAGTCTGAAACTACGGATTTAAAACGACAAGAGATTGTTTATGAGTGGAATCCAGATCCAGATGGCACACCTACGGTATCCCAAGCTACATTTTACACAAACTTTTCATCTGTTGATGCTGATAAGTCTTGGGGTTCCAATATTTTAACTTTGGATGGTTCTGATTCTGAGATTGTTTCTTGGATCAAGAACAAAGACCGTAAATTGGCGGAAAAATTAAATGCTCATTTGAATGGGTTTGCTTATGAGGAAAGAGGGGCTTTTCCAGAGGGGATGAAGACTAAAAATGATGGGTCTTTAAAACCTTTTTATGATGCTTCTATTTACTCTGCAAACATGTACACAGATGGGTTTGGTAACTTGATTTCTGAAACAGGTTCAGATCAACGTGGAGCTTATGTAGTTATTCCAGCTTCTCAAAATCCTATGATGTATGCGAAGAAAGGTAGCGTTTCTACAAGTGACTCCGCTAGTGATAAGGATAAAGATAAGGATAAAGATAAGAGTAAAGATAAGGCTTCAGATAAAAAGTCAGAAGTTAAAAGTTCTAGTGTAGATGAAAAAATGTCTGAGATTTATAATAACTCAGATACTGGAGTTGGTCGTCAAGTTTCCATTAACAACCTTAATAACTTGGCTCTTTTAAAAGGTAACGGGTATCTTTCAGTTGATGGTTCAAATGCTACTCTTGGAGGTTCAGTAAATCATAAACTTAGATTTTATTCAGCTATTGCTCCTGACTCCGTAGTTGCAGGTAAAGATGGTGCTGATACTACTAATTGGGGTTGGTCTATAGATTTTTATAACTTCTTAGATTTAGGTGCTGTTTTGCAAAGTGCTTTGAATACTCAATGGTTGGTTCGGAACGGTAATGAATCTGAGACTCTGATGAAAGATGGTTCTATTTTCCATAGTGGTGGGGGTTCTTACAATTTTGGTTCTTCTTATGCTGAAATTCGTAAAGGTTCTACGGATTATGCGTTACCCCAAGGGTATCTAAGTGGATTTTTCCCAGTGTTTGGGGACTCTAAGACTGCTTTTGACTTAACTAAAAACGCACCAGGTGCTGATTCTTGGTCTTCAATGAATTCGAAACCTTTCTCAGATGACTCTTTCAAATTCAAATCCAATATGAAAGTTACTAAACCTGTTATTGATGAGATTGTTAGTTTTGATGATAAAGGTTTTGCTGGAGGTAATGATAAGTTTAAGAAGCTTGGAGATAATGGCACTTTGATGATTGGTAAAGCTCAAGATATTCCATTACAGTCTTCTCGTTTAGATAGTAAAGGGTATTGGGTTGGGCAAGGTTCAAAAGGTGCTTTAGTAGATACTGCGGGTTCTGCTCCAAAGGATGCAGCGGATAAGAAATATGCAATCAATTTGTATGCTTCTACGGTGTTAGTTCGAGCTAATCCGTTAAACAAAGATATTCCTTATGTCATTAACTTAGATAATTCTTCTGTAATTGATGAAGATACTTTGAAGTCTGCTTCTGAGGGTGATGAAGAGGATTTAGACCATGTGTTGAAGAATATGGCTTACTTTATGCTAAACCCAACTAAGGGACGTGAGTACAAACAACGTTGGTCTAAAACTTTCATGAATCAAGCCTTATTAAGTTCTTTAGAAGACATGATTGGTGCAAATACAGCTTCAAGTTATTCTGGAACCACTCGTTATTTGGAATTAACAGGTTTTGCGACTATTCCAAGAATGAATGAAATTAAGTTTACAGACTACTTGTATTCTAAGTTTGCTTCTTGGGGTGTGACTATTTTGATTGTTGCTTCTTTCTTGATGTTGATTTTCTTATTTGTAGGTCAGATTAGAGTAGTACCAGCAGTGTTGTCTATCTTAGCCTTTGGGTATCTTCTTTATAGCCCACCGAAAATGATTGATGCATCGAGTCATTTAAGTAATCAGATTACTTCGTATTTCTTTAAAGACAAGTTTTTGTTTTGGGTGATGGCAACACACCAAAACTATTCAGATTCCGTAGCTCAGTTACAAAAAGCTGCTGAAACTGGGAACTATGATAACTATACTGCTTTGTTAGTTCGTTTACAAGGTGGTTGGGGTGGTTCTGAGAACGAAGGTGAAACTGATGTTTATGAGTGGCAACAAACTCTTGGTGCTTCAGTAAAAGTTCGTTGGATGGCTCCGAAGAAGGATGGTTATATTCAACAAGTGAAACGTGATTTAAAACAAGTTACTTCAAATAGTGCAGATGAAGCTAACAAAGATAAAAAGCAAAGTGAGTGAGGGGGTTTCTAGCTTTATGAATAAAATTAAAAAGATGAAGCGGTGGACTTTGGTAGGGGTATCTCTTGGGGTGCTCCTCGCTCCTAGCTTTCTATCAAGTTTAAGTTTTGTTACTCCTAGTCTTGTTCACGCTGATGAGACTAAAGATAAGGACAAAAACAAAGATAAAGAGAAGAAGAAAGACACTGGGGAAAAGAGAAAAGATAACAATGCTAGTGGTAAAAATTTAATTGATTCTCCTTTGACTTCTGCTTTACTAGCAAATGGTCTTTCAAATGAAGACTATACAGGGTTAGATACAAACTACCTTTATAGAGGGTATCCTGATATTGCTGATTATTCTCGTATGTATTATGGAAATATTATGGGAGACAACATTTCCTCTAACGGGGCGATTGTGTTTAATATTGGTTCTTGGTCTGAAGGCTTAGCGACTATGTTCCCTAAAGTAGACAGTGTGAAAAATGTGTCTACAAATGTGTCTCCATCCGATATTCGTTCTTCTATGCAAGACTATTTAAGTTTAGAGTCTTCTGAGAATGTAAGTCATCAAACCTTGATACAGCGTTCTAAATTAGGTTTTATCAATGATAGAAAAGGGACGTCTTCAACTGGTTCCGTAGACCAGAAGACAATGAAGCGTATATTTGCTCCAATTTCTTCAAATACAGTGGCTAAGGCTTCCACTCAGGATATTAGTCAAGTCAAAGTTGGTGATGAAGTTGGGTTGAATGAAGATTACTTCATTTTATCAAAGCGTAACTTTAATAACCATAAAGAAACCTTGCAAGACCAAATGGCAAAAGCAAACAAGTCTACAACAGGGGTTGCTATACCACAAGAGGATGCGGTATCCTTATCAACTTTTGCATTGTATACAGAGTCTCCTTTTTATTATCTTTCATGGGGTTTGTATGATAATGGTTTAAGTACCAAAGCTGGTTCAAGCGGTGAGTTCAAGAAGATGTTGTTAGAGAAAAATGATGCATTCTTTTACAATTACCAGATTGAAGCTGGGAAACCGGGTTATGGTGCTATGAAGGATTTCTTAGACTTTGGGTCTTTGTTTACTGTTATTATTCCTTATTTGAGAGAATCTAATAAGACTTTATTGCAGTGGAGTGATACTTATGGTACAAAACCTTATGAGGGTTATGGTACAAAACGTACTGACTTAGATACCATTACGGATAAAGATTCTGAGGGGTATTACAAAACTTGGTTTAATTACTCATCTGATAATGCGTATAGAACTTACACTGCTTGGGTTGATTATTTATATGAGCTAGATATTGCAAAACCTGAAACGATTGAATACGCAGGTCAAAAACAAGTGGTTTCTGAACCTATGAATCCTGCTGCTTACACAATTCGTCCAATGGTCTTCTCAGAGAGTGAAATGTTGTATTATGGTTTGAAAGAGTCTGACTTAACTCAAGTAGAGAAGAAAATTCAAGAAGTCTCAAGAGAAGTTCGTAATGATTGGTTGAATGTAATGAACTACTATACGCTTGATGATGTAGTATTGAATACAGCAAGTGCTATGATTGCAACATTTGACTTCAATCGTATCTTTTCACAAAGTGGGTTTAATCAAAAGCAAGTGATTTTTGAACCTCAAGGTTTTGAGTTAAAAGCGTTTGGTTGGGATGCTTTTCTCCGTATGATTTTACAGAATGCAACAGGAGAGAGTTTGGTGTATAACCAAACCTTGAAGTCTGACATTTATGAGATTGTAGCAGAGAAAGATGGGTTCGTAACCTTATTTATGATGTGGTTCAACTCTTTTGTAGTAGTCTATGTTATTCCAGCTTTATTGATTTTAATTCTGTGCTGCTTACCGATTGCTATGACGTTATCCGTCTTTGCATCATTTATTCGTCAAGATAAGACTTTGGTTAAATCTTTTGCAACTGAATGTATGATGCCTTTCCTAACGGTTTTGATTGTAAACATTATGTTAGCCTTCACGGTGTCCCTTCTTATGGGTGATGGGGGAAATCAACTGGTAACAGGTAGTCTAGGAGAGAGTCAGTCCTTTAATTCACCAAGGTCTACTATGGTTGTTTTGATTTTTGTAACCACAGTTGCTTGCGGTATGTATTGGTATGCTGTGTTGAATTTGTTTAAAGGCTTGTACCGTAATGCTCGTATAGTCGCTATTCCAGTTAAAGCTGGGGTTCAAATGGCTGCAAGTATGGTTGTAGGTAACTTTGATAAGGTGAAAGCAGTGTTGGATAGTTCCGCTAATCAAGGTGGGACAAGTGGTTCTTCTTCTAATCGATTTGGTGACTCAAGTGTTGGAAATAGAACAACGGCTGATTATAGTAAGTCTAACTTGGGTGGTTCTAAATTTAGGTTCAAGAAGCCATTTAGACGGAGAGGTCGTAATTTAGAACCTTCTGAAGCTTCTAAGCAGGCAAATCGTGTAGCTGAGGAAACTCTAAATGAAGTGTTTAATAAGAGTGAGTCAACCCAATCTAAATTTGATGCGTTGGATAGGGAAATGAATAAATCCGAAGAGTAATTTTCGGTCTTAGAGAGTTTTGACTTTCTATGTAGGTACAAAGTCTGGAATAATTGGTTTTGTACCTTTAAATTAAATAAGCTGAAAGTTGGGTAAGTATGTTTATAGAACCTATGTTGCGGTATCTGATTATTCCCTTTATTGTTTTGATTGGGAGTTTACTGTTACCTTTAATTTTGAGGTTTTATCGAAAAAGAACCAAGAAACAGATTAAGCAGAAGAAGTCTGAACTAAAAGATATAAAACAGACACGTGTATCCTTACAAAATCGAGTTAATTCTGAGGATTTAACTGATTTTGAAAAAGAGACAACTAAGGAAGCGTTAGTAGAGACTTTAGAGAGTGAAGCTAAAGCTCGATTTAAACTATTGACTCAAAAAGCTTCTTTAGCTTTTACAAATTTTCTAACATGGCTAGCCCGTCTTGTTTCTATTCTGATGTTGTCTTTTGGTTGGATGTTTACAGTTGCGATGGTAGGTGCTTCAACAGCGGTTATTTATGTAGCTGTTATGGCTACGGTTGACTGTAATGCAGATGGAACAGTTAAACAACACCAAGCGAAAGAAAAAGAGAACAAGTCTGAAACAGGTGACTATAAAGGTGGTGAAGGAGAATTACCAAAAGCGGAGGGTATCAAGCCTCACGTTGAGGAATTTCGTCAAATTATTTATAAGAAATTTGGTATAACTGATATTGGAGGGTATAGAGCAGGCGATCCACAAGACCACGGACAAGGTTTAGCTTTGGACGTTATGGTTCCAGAAGGTTCTAAACTGGGTGATGATGTTGCTCAGTTTGCGATTGATAATAAGGAAGCAGCTGGGATAACTTACATTATTTGGAAACAACGCTTTTACATGGGGGTTGATAACAAATACGGAGCAGCTAATACTTGGAACAAGATGGAAGACCGTGGAAGTAAGACGGAGAACCACTTTGACCATGTGCATATTAGTTTTGGAGCCAGTAAAGGTAGTGGGGAAATTAAAGGTTTAGGCTCCTCTTCCAGCTCTTCTGATTCTTCTAAAAAGTCTGTGGATAGTTCCCTTTATGGCTTTGGTGAACTTACTGATGAGATAAAAACATGGGCGAAGTCTTATAGTGGATTTACCTTTATTGGTGACTCTTTAGGTGTTGGGGTTGAGTCTAAGTTAAAAAGTTATTTCCCTAATTCAACCTTTGATAGTAAGGTCTCAAGAGCTTTTGAAAATTCAAACAGCACACTCAGCGGTATCGAAACTGCGAAAAAACTTGAGTCTGAGAAGAGAGTTAAAGATGTTGTAGTGATTGCTTTAGGTACGAACCAAATGCCTACACCGCTTTTAATGGACTCTATGGTGGATGCTTTGCCTAGTGCAAAGAAAATTTTGTGGGTGACAACTGCTTCCCAAGGGGGTGGTTCTTACAATAAGGTAGAGCATGATAAAATTGCTGCGGTTATTAAATCTTATGTAAGTAGTCGGTCTAACATGGGTTACTTAGATTGGAACCGCTATGTTGAAGAGAAATCTAATTGGTCTGAGATAACTTCGGATTCAGTTCACATGAATGATAAGGGTTATGACTTGTACTCCAAGTTCTTAACCCGTGGGATTTATGACTATGTTGAAGGTGGTTCTAGTTCTTCTTCTGAGGATAATCTACTAACTAAAGCACTTAAGAAGATTAAGTGTAAGCCTAAACAACACAAACATGGAACTTCAACGAAGTCTGCCCCAAGCGGTCTGTCTTCTGTGGATGGTCAGGATAATCCACCAGCAGATGCTTTCAGTTCTTGGGGTTGGAGACCGGAAGATTTACCAGAAGGTTTAAAACCGTACATTATTGATCCTAAGAATTACGGTATGGATTTTGGTTTACCGGGTAGTGGTTGGTTTCAAACATCTGACCCAGAGTTGAATGGTCAGTGTGTAGCTTTGACTATTTCGTTAGGGAACCATGTTTGGGGTCGCCCACAAGAAAATGTGCAAGGAAATGGTCAAGACCAAGCTTACTCTTGGGCTAGTATTTTTGGAAATTCGGTAACAACAACACCAAAAAGAGGGGCTATTTTCTCTGACCCAAGTCAAGCCGTTGGTTATGGGCATACTGGTTTAGTTTGTACTGTATTCAAAGACGGGTCTATTTTGACGGTTGAACAGAATACTCCGTTAGCGGGTTGGAATTACAGAAAGGAACAATACGTTTGGTATTTCCGTATCTATAAACCCGGAACTTACAGTCACATGGTATTTGCCTATGACGATAAAAAAGTACCAGTATTAAAATAAACAGAAAGAAGCAGAGAAGATTTGAAAATGATAAAGTGGTTAGTAACTATTTTAGGTGGTTTGAGTTTGGGTGCGTTAATAGCTCTCGGTATCCTCTATTTCAGAGGTGAGCAAGAAGCTCGTCATGAGAAGCTTTCTCCGATTGAGGACACTGTAAAGCAAGAAGAAACAAAATCAGTTGAAGATAAAGTACAAAGTGACTTAGAAGTAAATTTAGCGAGAGCGCGTGGTTATTTGTCAGAAGGTTCTAAGGTAACAGATAGTGCTAAGGTGAAAGAACAACGAGACTCGATTGAGAGCTTGTTGGAGACTTTCCGTGGAGGAAAAGATGATAGTCGCTTGAAGGTAGACTCTAGTGGTATTTCTTTCCGTTATGCAGTTGAAAAGCAAGGATATAAGTTAAAGTCTGATAGTTTTGAGGTGTGGACAACAACAGACTCTGATGTCGTAAATAACTTGTTTATACTGACCGGGGGAAAGAATGATGATATATACGTAGTTTTGTCTTATGAGAAGACTGCAAATATTTACCACATTATTTATTTCTATGGAGGTAAACCTGACACCTTTGGTTAGAAATACCTCTCAGAAGTCTCAGATTGCTCCAGATTTAATTTTAAATGTTAGGTAGTAAATAATTTATATTATCTAAATTAAAAATGCGTTAGAGAGCAAATAAGAGCTTTTAAACATGCTTGCCAAGTAAATAGATTATTTACTTGGTTTTATTATTTTTAATAAATGCTTTCTTGCGTTTTTCTCAGAAATAATGTAAAATGATACTATTAAGTAAAAACTGATAGTAGGAAGTAGAGATATGTTTAAAGATTCTCGTAAAGGTTGGCTCGCAGGATTAAATAAAGGAAGTAGAGTTGGTATTTCGCACAAAGGTGTTGTTTATGGTGGAGTAGTTTCTTTAATTACAGCTACGGGTGTTTTATTAGTTCGTTGTGATGGTGGTTTAAAATTTAAGATTATGCCAGATGGTTTTAGTTCTACTAAGGACTCGGAGGTACTTAGAAGATGACTAGTATCACTTTAGTTGCAGAATCTAAGCTTTATTTGAAAGACAATACTCCTTTGTATGACTACTTTGATGGCTATTCTAAGTTGTTTAATTTCTTGGTTCGTAGGTGCGTTCATCACTTAAAGAATAAACTAAATGGTGAAAGTGAGTCTCGGTATCGAACCAATCTGATGCTTGAATTTAACTTAACTAATCGTATGGCTAAAGCAGTTATGAGAACTGCTAAGAACCAACTGAAGTTATTAAAGGAGTCTGCTCGTTACCAATATAATAATTTGTATAAGCGCAGACGTTCTTTGTTTAAGAAAATAGCAAAGCTAAAAGCCATTTTATCTTCAAGTTCTGCTACTTTAAAACAGAGGAAGTTAGCTAAACTTTGGTTGTTTTGGACTCAAATGAAGTTAAACGAGGTAAACCAACTTATAGATAATGGGTTGAAACTTCATTTAACATTTGGTACAAAACACCTGTTAAAAATAAATAAGCAAAAGTACATATTTTGAAAACTTTATCCGAGAAGAAGTCTAATCCTTTAACTTATCGAATACTTAAACGTGATGGTAATTTGTATTTACAAATTATGTATCGAAGAGAAACTACTGATGTAACTAGATATAGTCATGGTGTTCTAGGTGTCGATTTCAACAAGGGGTTTATATCTGTTTCTGAGATAAACTCAGAAGGTAAGTTACAGTCTTTAACTAGATATAACTATCTACATCAAGGTAAAGCAATTATAACCAAAACCTCTATGTTAGAATTAGTTTCTAAGTTGGTTTCTCAAGCAGTAAGTGTTGGAAAAGATATTGTTATTGAAGATTTAGTCAGTTTAGATTCAAATAAGAAACAAGAGAAAACAACTTCAAAGAACTATAATCACATGATAAATAGTTTGAAGTTTGGTCTATTTAAACGTTGCTTACTAAGTAAAGCAACAAAAGAAGGGGCATCTGTACATACTGTGAACCCTTATAACACAAGTAAAATAGCTAAAGCAAGTTATACAGATAGGATGAAATTAAATGTGCATGACGCAGCTTCTTATGTCATTGCAAGAAGATTTTATCAATACGACTAATAACTAATTATTTAATACAATCTGAAGACAAGATACGGAAAGATTGTGAAATTAAGTAATACAATTTAGTGTTTGAGAGAATCTTTATTGCTTTGAAATAAAGAAGACTTTCAAACTATTTGGATAGCTTACCGTACAGCTAATTTAATTGAAATATTAAATGAAAGGAATAGAATAACTATTTATAGTTATTTCTTTACGGTGGTTCCTTATGGGGAAGTGGAAGAAAGCTAGTATTTTTGGAAGTGTCTTATTAGGTACAACCTTACTAAGTCTAGCGGTATCCACTTATTTTCTGCAATCCTTAGATGGAGGTCAAACTTTTGATTTAAGTCGCTTTTCTCCTTTAGTTTCAAAAGAGAAATCCAAGAGTCAACTTCAATATGAAAATGCTTGGTCTGAGCAAGTTGAGTTAGAGAAACAAGTAAAACCTTTTGAGAATTATATTATAAATTGGGTGGCTACTTACACAGGTCGTAAAGGTTTCCAAGGTCAAAATACAAGTAGTTTGAAGTTTGGGACATTGGAGAATAAAGGTTCTTATACCAATATGGATGCTTTAGTAAAAATTTATCCTAATTTAGTGGGTGTAATTGAAAAAGTGACTATTCAGTATAGTTATGACTCTGTAGCAAATCAATTAGTACAAAGGGTTTCTGTAACTAAAAGAGGTGTAGATGGGTATCGTCAAGCTACTGTGGTTTACGATTCCGCAGGTTCTGTTGTAGATTATACGTTAGGTAATTTTGTAAAAGTAGGTGATTCGAATGAAGAAGATTAAAGCAACAGTCGTATTGTGGTTCTTGCGCCTATTTGATTATAAATTATCTAGTAAAGCAAAGAGGAACATTTTAGTAGGTTTACTAGTAGTAGTTGCTTTAAGTTTCTTTGGTTTTATCGCAAATAATATTATTCAGTCTCACAATGAAGGTGAAAAGATAAAACGAGATACTGAGATGGTTAAGTCTACAAAAGAAGTTGTAGCTAATTACACCAGTGATACTTTTGCAAAAGAGCATTTAAGTTTAACAACTAATCAATGGGTTGCAAAAGAAGAAAATTTCGATTCTTCTTTGGCTAAAGTTTACATGACATATTTAGCTTCTGTAGAAGATAGTACAAGTGCAGAAAAAGCCTATTCAGCAATACCTTGGGTATCCTCAGATATTGGTGATTCTTTACTTTCTTGGTCGAAAGATTATGCGCCCAGTGTAGATAGATTGGTAAATTTGAAGAGTTTATCGAGGGTTTATAGTGCAAGTGATTCAGATAAGTGGTTTGCTCTATTTGAGGTTTCTGCAACGAACAGGATTGGAACACGTGTAGAGTCTTTAGTTTCGATTGAAATGGTTGTAAAAGAAGGTAAAGTGACTTATTGGAAGATGGAACATGGGGGGTTAAGGTAATGGTTGAGTCAAAGCGAAATTATTCAGAGGGTTATTGGTTAGTTAAGCCTCAATTAGGTAAATTAACAGTAACAAACTTAGTAAACTTTGCAGAGGCAGAGGGTGCTTACGGAGTTGCTTCGAGTGGTATTCTTAGGGTTGGGAAGTCTGCGTTATTTTTTGGTATCTATATTGTAGTTTGTTTATTACTTTCATTTATTGTAAAGAATTGGTTTGTTAGCTTATGTATCTGGGTTTTATTTTTCCCTTTACCCTTTAGATTGATTTCTTTATTTGTATTTGATGAGCGTAGAGTTCGTAAGGAATTTAAACTGCGTGAGGAGTTAAAGTCTAAAACGGATACGTCTTTATACTCTACTTTCTTTGGTATTTATGACATTGATAACCATTTTCCTTATGTTTCGTATATGTTAGATGGTAGCTTGGGTATTTTTCTTCGATGTGTTCGGAAGACACAAGTGGGGAATATTCAAGAGAAGGCTTTTAATCATAGTCAAGGTTTAGCAGATTTTTATAATCGCTGTGCGCAGTTAGGTGTTAAATCTGAGTTAATTGATATTCAAGCTTCTAATTCCTATGATGAGCGTTTTGATGATTTGTATAATCATTTAAACGAGGTTTCTTCTCCAACAATGCAGAAGATTCTAGCTTCTATGTACCATCATTGGGAGGATAACACAAGTAACTCTCAGTTGACTTATGAATATTTCTTAATTCGTGGGGTTGGTGACTCTTCTGTGTTTTGGGATAAAGTAACCAATTTAATTTCGGCTCTTATGGGTGCAAGTTACAAGCGTATCCAAGTGTTAAATCAAGACCAAATTGCTATTTTAATTGGGGATTTGTATGGTTTAGAGGATTTTCCTATTACTGAGGCAATGGATCAAGCAGTTAAGAAATCTGATGCTTCTAGTTTGCGCTTATTGTGGGTAGGGGACGCTCAAGGTCGTAAGAAGCAAGTAAATCGTTCAATTACTGCACCTAGAGGTCAAAACTCCAACAAATCTCCACAAGGTAGTCAGAAGAAAGTTAGCAAGAGAAAGCAAACTAATAAGGATAATTCAGAAGTTTTAGACTTGTTTGGTGAGTCACCAAGGGGTGTAGCTTCTGGGTTAACGGGGTTATTAGACTCTACTGATGAGGATGAGTTAAGGGTATCTTCAAGAAACCAAACCTCTTTGAGTAGTTCAAAGGATTTAGATTTATTTAGTTAAAATGGGGGTGTGATTAGATGATTGGTTTAATTTTTGGTTCAAATAGTGAGAATTTAGTTAAGACATTATATGAGTCTCATGGTTTAAAAGATTTAGAAGGTTTTACATCTATAGGTGCATTTTTAAGTGCAGCAAATCGTAAAGCTTTACGTTGTGAACGTTTGGTTATTAACTGTATTGCTGTAGGGTCTCCTCAAGAGTTCCGAAATTTGCGGAACTATTTATTAAATCATTTAAGAACAACTGAGGTTGTCTTGTTTGGTCGTTATTTTGAACCGTTAGATTTAGAGGTGGTTACTTCCTTTTACGATGAGTTTTCTGAGCCGATTTACACAGATTATTTACTGCAAGCAGATGAGCAAGCTAACGTGGATTTGGTTGCAAATACTTTGTGTAAGGGGTCGTTAGATGATATTCGTTTAAATCACTCTAGTCAGAAAGGTAAGCAAACAGTCGTTCGTTATGGTTCAGCTCCTAGAGGTGTAGATGGGTCTGTAGAGAAGAATTTTACACCTCCTAAACCAGTTTCGTATAAAGAGGGTGTAATTAAAACCTTTAGTTTTGGTGGGCGCTTATTTGGTAAAAATAAGTTGACAAAGGCAGAGTTACAAAAGGTGTCATCATTAGAAAGGGAAGCTTCTGTAGTGTTGCAGTTGCTGAATGGTTAAGATGGACTATATTTTAACAACAAAACCTGTAAAATATTCAGGTTATGAGGTTGTTTCAAGTATTTCTGAGATTGGTCGATTGACTATGAAGTCTGTGTTGATTGTGGAGTCTTATACAGATAGAGACTTTGATTTTGTGGTATTTTTATTAAATGCTTTAAGAGATACTTCTTTAACTAAATTAGCTTATATTTCAGAAAATCCCAGTCGTATCCTTTTAGAAATTATGAGGACGGTGGGGGCTTTTGTAGCGCAAGATAGTAGTTTAATTGATACTACTGAGCAATTTTCTGAGTTATTGGAATACTTAATGTCTAATACGACATCCACTTACTCTGAGGAGTTAGATGAACTAGCAGATAGCTTTACTACTTTAGACAATTATGTAAGGGGTAAGCTAGAGAGTGAACCTAAAATTTTACAGCGTAAAGTTTTAATGGCTCACGAAAAAGTAAGCGATGCACTTCAAGATATTGTTTTTTCTGAGGATTTAACTCAAGAGTTACAAAGTTTTTTGTTAACGGCTTCGAGTAAAATTAAAATTGCAGAAGATGAATTGGATAAGAAAGAGAAAGAATTAAGTCTTGTGCAGAGTTCAGGTTTTGGTGGGTTTGGTTCAATCAATGCTTATACACAATTTAGTTATACAGGAAACTCTAAAGTATTAGTAATTAAGGAAGAGTCACCCACTCGGTATCTTACTTCTTTTTTAGCTAGTTACATTGATTGGCTTACTAGGGTTCCTGAGTTGAATGCTAAACTTTTAATTATTGATAAAGATAGTGATTTTGTTGATACTCGCTATAAGTCCTTGAAGAAAGCTGACTCTAAAACGATTGTAAATAACTCTTCAACTTTGTATTTGGTTCCTATCATTTATACAACTACTCCTACACAAAGTGTTATGAGTAATTTGATGTCTCCAGTTGTAGACTTATATGTGATATTAGATAGGACATACAAGCGGACTTTACCTGTTTCTGGGCGTGGTATATCTACTGTTTACAGTTTGTCTAGCAGACGCTTAATGCGAGACTTAGGTTTAAATTCAGAGGATGTAATAGTTAATGATTTAGGGGAGCACACTCAGTTAGGGGTGTTGGCTCAAATTGAAGGTTATGCTATGGATGAAGGTTCTCGTATTTTGCAACAGCAGAGTGCTTTTGAACCTATTATGAAACGTTTAACAGTGAAAGCAGGGTTCAATATTTAGGTGGTAGATAGGCTTATGTTTAAGAAAAAAGCTACAAAGGTAACGAACTTTTCCAATAGTTCGTTAGAGAATAAGAAAACTCAAGAAAATGTGGAGAAGCGCAAGGGGTTTCTCGATAAGTATATAGACTTGATAAAAATGTGGGATTCTGTCTATGATGAATACCGTTCTCGGTATAACCCAGAGCGAGCGTTGGCTTCAAGTAGGCGTTTATATATGGACTCGAACTTCACATATAGCAAGACTCAGAATGTAACGGCTTATTATGTTATTGATGAATTACCTCCAGAATTTGAGTTAGGGTATCGAGCTTCTTTGCGTTCGATTGTACCAGAAGGTATTTCAATGAACTTCATTGAAGATAATGAACCTTTTGAGATTAACTGGGATGACCCAAAAGTGAAGACTCGTTTGTCTGTTTTGGATGAAGTGAGTGTAAAGAACCAAGAGGAGTCGAGTAAAGGTTCGAGATTTACTCAACATAAGTATGTAAAAACAGCTCAAAAAGATGAGCGATTATCTCTTTCTGTGGAATATGCAAATGATGCAACATTAAGCGACCAAGATAAGCGTTACTTGTATAAAGTTCGTATTATGGTTATTATAACAGGTCGAAGAGGGATTGAGTTCACAGATGTCTTAAAAGATTTTGAGCACATGTGTAGTCAACGTACAGGATTTAAGGTGCGTAGGGTTACAGGTACTATTGCTGACACTGTTGGTGACTTTTCTCCTTTTAATTCAGAGATGTCTAAAGATAGTAAGCGTAAAATTCGCTCAACTTTTACTTCAGATGAACTGAGAGCACAGTGGCACCCATTTGAGCAAGGTATTGTTGGATTTGGTACTACTTATTTAGGTACTAATATTGAGACACATTCTCCTGTATTCCATCAGTTCAAACGAGATGTAACAGATGCAGAGATTGTTATTGTTATTGGAATGTCAGGGTCTGGGAAGTCCTATTTAATGAAATTGTTGTCCACGCAATTTGCTGCTAATGACAATATGATTATGACCATTAACGATTATGAAGGTGGAGAATACAAAGGTCTTGGAACCTTGCTAGAGAAAGACTTTCAAGTTGTTTCATTGGATTTAGGTATGGGTTCAGGTCGTTATTTAGATCCAGTTCCGATTGTTCCTACAGGTGATGAGGATATGGACACTACTTTGTTTACTCGCTCTCGTAAGAACATTATTGATTTGTTTAGAGCGGTAGCAGGTAAAGAGACCTTAAAGAACTATGCTTGGGTTCCTTTGATTATTGAACGGGGAGTTGACCTGTTTTACAGTGAATATGGTGTATCTATTGACACGTCCACGTGGCACGCACTTGAAGGTTGTTCAATTTATACGGTTTACAATTATTTGAAGAAGTATCGTCCGAACTTAGATGAGGTTTTGAACTCTATTACAGAAGAGGATAAAGAGCTTTTGAGTGAAGAAGATATAAAGGAGCTGTATAAGTCTGCTTTAAAAGACTTCCAAAAAGATTATTTGTATTTCTTAGAGACTTTTGGTTCTTATTTTGAACCAAGTAAGAAATTGAACAACTACTTTAAATACCCAGTGTATTTGAAAGATATTATTGATGCGAAACTCGTTATTTGTGATTACAACATGAGGGGTGTACCAGAAAGTCAATTATCTGAGTTAGACGCTATTCTTATCCCTATGAACGCTGCAACTGTAGCTTACTATCGTACAGTGTATCCTTTCTCTCGTGGTCTTTACAATGTGAAGATTTGGGAAGAGCTTCAGCGTTTTAGTTCACTTCCAAACGCAGTAGAAATTTTGAAAACTCCAATAACAGGGGGTCGTAAAGCAGGGGATATTAACATTGTCGCTTCCAATGACCCAGTGAAATTGGTTGAAAAAGATGAGTTTTCGTTGTTTGCTAACTATACACTAGCTATGGTTGGTAAGATTAAGTCCCCAGTGTATCAAGAAAAAGTATGTAAGGCTTTAGGTATTGAGGATTTAGCGGATGAACTTGCAGAGATAGGTTCTGTTATTGAAGAAGATGAAGGTCTGGTTGCAGGTTATGACCAAGTACATGCAGAGCCTTATAAGAAAGCTTTTGTCTTGAAGTTGAACTCAGGTGAGTCTTCTGTAGTCAAGGCTGATTTACCAAGAGCTTTAAGTGACACTCCACTCTTTAAAACAGGTGTGATTGCGCAGGAAAGACAGTAGTAGAATTAGGTGATTAGATTATGGTTTTATTAAGTTTATTACTTTTTCTAGGGGGTATCCTTTGGAGTGTTGCTAACTCTATCACCTCTGAGAAGTTGAAAGAAGAAGTCAAGAAAAGTCGTTTCCTAGTGATTGGAATTGGAGTTGTCTATATTTTAGTTGTACTAGCAATAATGTTAGGGGGTAAACGCTGATGGATTGGCGAAATTCGAATGATGATTTAACAAGACAGTCTGAGGCTCGTAGAGAGAGAGAAGGTCAGCGATTTGAAAATGGCATCCATGATAGAGGTGGGTTTGGAGGTATGCGTCAAGGTCCCGGAGGTGATCCGTTAGCTCGAATGCGTGGAGCACAACCAGATCCTTTTGCAAATCGAGTTGGCGGAGGTTTTCCTCAAAGACAATCTTTTGGTCAACCTCAAGGTTTCCCACAACAAAGTCAACCTCCACAACACTTAAGTCAACATGAAGACTGGATGGATAAGGTTTTTAAAGTCTTTACAGGATTGTGGAAACATTTAACTTCTTATGTGTGGCCTGTGTTGTCTGAATCAGATGACATGTTTAGAAGTGACTATAAGCTCAGAAAAGGTTTAACTGCTGCTCTTTTGTATTATGGAGCAATAGGTGGGTTCTCCTTCTTATTTGGTTTGTTCACAAGATTTGCTACCGCACCGGGTATTCTCATTTCGCTCGTAGGGGGTGGAGTAAGTGGTGGTTTGTTTCTGTATAAGAACTCTCAGAATAAGGAGTGGGGTTTGGTGGATGATACACCAAAAGAACAAAATTTATCAGCAGTAGCTCCCTCTCCGTCTGAGTTTGGATCACCAAGCAACTTTATGGATGATGGGTTTGGTACACCACAGTTTACGTCAAGTGGAGACTCTATGAGTAACTTCGGGCAATCTCCAAGGCGAGAAGTTCCAAATGAATTTAGAAACTTTGGTTCAAGTGGGGGTTGGGTTGATGAAGATGAGGAACCTCCATTTTCCAAAATACAAGGTTTTGAACCAATGGAACGTCCAAAACCGAATCGATTTGATGAATTAGAGGATGAGGAAGAAGAAAATTTTCCAACTAAGAACAAGGGTATCTCCTTAGAAAGCGCAAGTGCTAAAGACATTTGGGGTATTGTAGATGACTCAGAGGACTTAGAAGATGAGGATAACCAAGAAGAGACAGAAGACAATTCTTCTAGCTCAAGGGAAGAGTTAGAACATCCTAAATTAGAAGAAGTGTCTGAAGGTGCTTTTACTTCTGATTTAGTTGGTGGTTTAGTGGAGCCAGAGTTAGTAACAAGAAGTCTTTTGTTAGATAAATACTTGTCTATCTTAGATGGTTCAAGCTTAAAACCTGATTGGTCTCGTGATGTTCCTAAAGATAGTGTAGAATTTAAACAATTAGAGACTTTCTTGCGTGACGCTCAAACAGGTGGAGTTAAGGGTTTGTCTGAGATGGATTGGGTTAATGTTGAGTCTATTACAGAGCGGGTGTCTGTGTTTGAGATTATTACAGATCGTCCAGAGAAGTTAAAGGGAAAAGAAACCTTATTTGCAAAAGAAATTACAGAGTTACTGAAAGACCAAATGAAAGACTACTTTGGTGAAAATGTAACAACAACTGCGGTAGGTAAAGGTAGTCGCATTGCAATTACTATCTTTAAACAGACTGGTACATCCTTCATGTTGAGAGACTTAATTGCTTCAAGTAAAGACTTCTTCTTAGACACCAAAAATGAACTTCCTGTCGTATTTGGAGCTGATGAATATGGAGAACCAATTCTCCTTGACTTGGCGAAACACACAGGTACGATTATTGCTGGGATGGCTCGAACTGGTAAGTCTGTCCTTGCTACGGGTATCGTCAATCAAATGATGGCTTTGAACTCCCCTAGAAAGGTTCAAGTCGTAGCAGGGGATATGAAAAATAAAGACTCGGATTGGTACCAAATTACCTTACCACACTTGCGTAAGTTTGCAACGGGTACGAAAGCCATTATGGATTTGTTAGACTGGGTAGTATCTGAGGAAGCTCCTCGAAGAAAACGCTTGATTGGAGACCAGTTAAAAATTCAAAACTATAATGCGAATTGTTCTGATGAGTCTGAACAGTTACCTTATTTGTTTGTAGTCTTGGATGAGATTATTTCCTTTGCTGAGAAGTTGGATAAAGATGAGAAAGTCACATACAAAGCTTATTTGAGTGAGATTTTAACTGCCTTTCCGAATGTTGGTATCTTCTTGATTTTCGTACCTCACCAACTACACAATGATTACTTCCCTAAAACTGCTTCTCGTATGGTGGGGAATAGGTTCGCAGTTAAAGCAGGTCAACCTATTCAGAAAACAATTTGGGAAGATTCTTATCGTTTGATTGATTTCCCAACTACAAACACAGGTGATTTTGCTTACACGTTAGCTGGGTCAGATGAGCCTAAATTTGGTCACGCACCTCTCATTATGAGTATGAACGGAGGAAAAGAGCGCTTGGATAAGTTATATGAAACTCAACGGAAGATGTGGACGAAGTTGTATCCTGAAGAAGCTGCTACCTCTGCTTATGTAACTCGTTTAAAAAATGAGCAAGCAAGTCAAACTTTAGGTAAGCTCGGTATCTATGTTTCTGACACGGACTTTGCAGACGAAGACTCTTTACGTTTCCCTAAGTCTAACATAAGCAATGTAGACTTTATTCAAGACATTTAAAGGCGCAGAGCAGAAAGATAGGAGTTGTACAAGAATATGGAAATTACATATCCAATTAGTAGTTCTAGGTTTCTGCTTGCAATGCAAGTATATGCTAGAAAAATGGCTACTTATGAAACGTATGAAGAGGTAAAGAGGAGGGAATTTGAGAGAATTTCACTCTTTCGTCCTCTACCTACGGTTTCAAAAGAAAGCATAAAGACTGAGGTAGTAGAAGAAAGTCCACGGTATCTTATCGACACTGACGGTTCTGATGATGAAACGGTTGAGTTGGAGTCTTTGTTTGAAGGGTTTGAAAAACTTCAAGACTTAGATTGGTTAACTTCTATGAAGAGTAAAGAAGAAGTTGAACACAAAGTTGAGGAAGAGGAACAAGACCCACTCCAAGGAGTTTCCTTTGCTAGTTTAGGTCTAAGTTCGAACTCAGATGTGGAAGAGCAAGAATTAGAGTTAAGAGAGTTTGAAGTTGACCCTTCAGATGACTTCTCAGACACCTCACAATCGTCTGTAACAGAATTTGAATTAGGTGTAGTTAAAACTACACCTTTACCAGAAAAATCAAATCTGAGCCAATCTGAGACTTCTGAGAGTGATTTTGAGAATGAACCTACTAGAGTAGAGTTCAAGGAAGAAATTTTCCGTTCAGATTATGTAGGTAAGAGAGAGCCTTGGACTTATGTAGCTAAAGAAAAAGTAGTTCAATCAACTCAACCAAGGGTATCTACACCGCAACCTAAACCTCAAATAGAAAGACAAACACAAAGAGTTTCAGAGGTTACTCCACCATCACAAGTTCAACCAAAACCTATTGTAAGACCTCAACAAATGGTAAAAAACCCGAAAGTTTCTTCCCCTATATCTTCGTCACACTCAACCCAACAAAATCAGTCAACTGATAAAACGGTTCGATTAGTAAATGAAGATTTTGTTTCGTATTGTCGTAGGAACTTACGAGTGTCAGAGCAAGTAGCTTTAGGTTATTTCTCACCTAATGAGATTGAATCAGCAGTAAGACAAGGTAAAGTGTTGAGAAAGAGTGGAGTCTTGATTTTTGCACACTCTTGATGTAGAAAGGTTTTATAAGTGAAATTAGTAGAAAACATTCGCTTTGTAAAAGTTAATGCTGAGGGTATTCCCAATGGAACTTGCGGAATTTGTTCTGCATTAGTAGGTGGTTGGCTTGTAGTTCACGGTATTAAGGTAAAGCGCCAAGGTTCGCAGTATAAAGTTTTGTTTCCAGAACGTAAACTTTATGCAGATGTGTACAAACCAGTTGTGACTGCATTAAACCCAGAGTTTAAGAAAGAAGTAGATTCTCTCATTCTAAGTGAATTTTACAAAGCGTTAGAAAACAGTTAAAAGTCAAAGGTAAACCCTTGACTTTTTTCTTTTAGTTTGCTAAAATTAAATGTAAAAATAACAAGAAAGGCGAAAATTTGTGGCAGTAACAGAGGTCTCACTTTACAAGGGTGGATTTATAGATAAATCAGCTCCTATACAACGTTACCAGTTGTTAGATAGTATTCTACAAAAAGCAGCTACGGATGAAGACCAAGTAGGGTTCCCAGAGTTAGCAGATAGCTTATTAGATTTAACACCTGAGCAAATAGACCATGTAATTGAAAAGAAGTCTTCGTTAAAAGACAGGGTTGCAAAAGGTTCCCTTCGTTGGTATCAAACTTATGGGGTTCATTTTATTCTAGCAGCACGCTCAGCTCTTATTATGGATAGCGTAGGTTTGGGAAAAACGGCTACGGTTGCTTCGGTCATTAACCATGTAGGAGCGTTGAAGCAGCGTACAAAAGGAAGACCTTTACGTTATTTGTTTTTAACTGAGGTTGGTTTGGTAGCACAAGCAAGGAGAGAGTTAATTCGATTTACAGGAGACTATGTAGCTACTACAACAGGTGACTCTAACCAAGTAAGTGCCTTTATTAAAGAGCAGAAAGACTTAAATTACCCAAGTGGTGTAGTTGCCTCTTACTCAGCGGTATCTTCAAATCACGAGTTCATGTTGTGGCTTGCTCATACAACTAAGTTGCATGGTAAGTTTGATTACTTCTTTATTGATGAAGGTTCTGTTTTAGGTTCTACTAAGTCTGATATTTATAAAGCTTGTAAAACTGTACGTACAAAGTTTGCAAATCATGTGGTTGTGATGAATGCAACCCCTTTTGAGAAGTCTATTGAGGGGATGTACAATCAGTTAAATTTTCTCTTTCCAGATTCTATGCCTTTAAAGAGTAAGTTTGAAGAATTGTTTGTGAAAAAGTCGTTTCAAACTCACCAAATTTTAGATTATAAAGACCCAGAGTTGTTTAAACTCTCAACTCGATTTATGGCTTTCGGGACGGCTCGGCAAGAGCTAGGGGTATCCGTTAAAAACTCCACGTGTGAGTTGGTCTTATACAAACCTTCTCAATATCAAAATCAATTATTTAGTAAAACTAGGTACAAGCGTTATGTGTGGGACGAACCTTCTTGGTTCGATTCGGACTTAGAGGTAACGCCAGAGGTTTTACCAAAGTTGCAAGTGATTGAAGACTTGTTTAAATACCGAATCGGTCAAGATAAAGCCTTGATTTATGTCCACTCTGTAGAAGCCCAGAACCTTTTAGTTCGGTTCTTAGAAGGGTTGGGAATAAAAGCTCTCACCATAAATGGAGAGGACAACACTCCTAAGAAGAAAGAGTCTAAGTTGAACGAGTTCCACGAAGGTAGCTATAGGGTTATTGTAACTAACTTGAAGAAGGGTCTGAACTTAGGTTTTATGAACCATTTGATTTTCTACTCTTTCACAGGAAACTCAGGGATTACGAATCAGATTGAAGGTCGTATTGTTCGTAGTCAAGATATTCATGATAAACACTTGTACTTAATTCTTTCGAGAAGAGAAGAGTACAAAGTCTTAGAAGAAGCTTGTGTGAGTACGAAAGATAGATTAGCTCATACCAAACATGAGGTTAGTTTGTTGAATAATTTCTTTTTAGACCCAGACTTAGTAAATACTGTGGTGGAAGTTGCAAAACAAGAGATTTCAGAAGGTGCAAGCTCGTCCATTGTAGCGGTATCTTATTCGAACGATAATATGATGGGATTGATTTCTTATCCTAAATGGTCGAGTGATTTAGAGGAAACAAAAGCTGGTTTAATCTTACGTAGTTGAGAAGTGTGAGGTTTAAAGAATGAGATTAAAAGACTTTACCGAACTAACTGAACTGGGTTTGGACTCTTATTCGGAGGTTGAGTTTTACAATATGGAAAATTTTAAAGAAGATATACTAGCGAACAAGTTCTTTAATTTATATATGATAGGTGACAATACTGAGGATAAAACACACGCACCTTTCGGCTTGTTAGTAGATGGTTCGAGTTTAGTTGTTTTCTTTGAATAATTATAAAAGGGGAGGTTGTGTTTTGAAGTCTTATTTATATTTGTCTGATATTCATGCAAATTATGACGTGTTGAAACAGTTAGAGAGTCTACCAGAGTTCGCAGATGAGAACTGTGAAATTCGCTTTGGTGGAGACTATATTGACGGTCTCGAACTAAAACCAAATGCTACCTTAGATACCCTTCATTTTGTGAAGGGTTTGTGTGATAGTGGAAAAGCAAAAGCGGTTGTAGGCAACCACGATGTTTTCTTGTTAGATAGTGCTTTCCGACCATTTACTACAAATTGGTGGTACCTGAATGGTAGAGAAGAAACCCTTGCTAATTTGGATATCCCCTTTACCTCAGAGAGCGATTTAAGAGAACAACTATTGTTTCACTTGTATGATGAACTAATTTGGTTGCGTTCGTTACCTCACTATCTTGAAGATGGTTCAAACATTTTAGTCCACGCAGGGTTTGAGCTGGATTTACCTTTAGACAAGCAAGATACTGAGGGTATGGTTTGGACTCGTGAGTTTTATATTGACTCTTTAAACCATTTAACTGAGGTAGACTTACACTCAGATTTTAGAGGAAAAACTATTATCTCAGGTCACACTCCAACTTACATAATGGGAGAGTATGAACATCCTCTAAATCCGAATCAGATTTTAAAAGATAGTTTAGAACTAGATGAAGAACCTTTAGTGACTCGTTACTTTATTGATGGGGGTTCTAATTCCGGTTCTGAATTTTCTCGTATTAACTTATTGAAGTTAGATGAAAATGGTCAAGAGTTGTGGCAAGGGTACCTCGATGAAACAGGTTTTCATTTATACTCAGAGCCAACGAATGGTTAACTTTGTTAGTAGAAAGTAGTGAAAAGAACATGAATACACACTCAAATTTATTAGGTTTTGACCTTGAAGGTAATTGGATTGGAATGGACTCTGAAACCTTGAGAGACTTCGCAGATTCTTTTATCGATGTAGCTAATTTTGTGAGTGAAGAAGCTATTATCTCAGCCATTTCTGTAATGACTATTTCCTTAATTTGGGTAGGGTATCCCCAAAATTGGGTGTATTCTGACTTTAAAATGGTTTTTGAGGGTTTGTTACGACGCTACAACAGAGATTTATAAGATTAGAAAGCAGTTTAGATAATGAAAACACCAATGACTTTAACCGACTTAGAAGAGTGGGTAACAGAGTACACAAGTAAAGACCATAGCTATCAAGGTTTTAATTTCAAATCTAGCGAATTTGACTACGAGTGGGAAGTCAGCAAGCTAAATTGGTACTTCTATTTTGATAGAGAAGACGCAAGTTTATATGCAACCTACTTCCACATAGTAAGAGACTACACTTACTTCCGTATTGAATTTCCTTTTTATGCAGGTAGTGAGTTCTGCTCAGAAGACTCAGATAGGTTCAAAGAGGTAGGTTTGGAATTTTCGTTTCGAAATGGTTGGATGAGACTTACTACGATTTTCACAGAAGATACAAATTTACATGAAATTTTTGATGTTCTGTTTTCTGTTCTCAAAGATTATAACTAAATGGAGACTATGAAATGAAATTGTGTAAATCAACCGAGTGTTCGGACGGTTTAGTCTTTGACACAGTTGTAAATAAGTTAGTTCCTTGTCCTCTATGCGAGGAGTTGAGAGCCAAACAAGTTATTGAGGGTGTGCAGTCTCAAGAAGGTGCAACTCAGGGTTTATCTGAAAAGTTAGGTCTCAGAAGAGTGTTCTCTCGTTTATTTGTAGATTTAAAACAAGTGTTAGGTGGGTTGACTGCTGAGAGTTTGGATCAAGACCAATTCAACTCGATTGAAGATTCGATTGGTGCTTTAGTTGGTTCTTTGTCTCTAGGTAAGAAACCGAAAACTTCTGTACTTTTTTACTTAGGTGTACGAGCAGATATTGAAATGTTAGCTTTTTGGTTACTAGGTTCTGCTTATAAAGCAGGTCTTAGTGTTCATCCTTTCATTACACCATTCCGCTTGCAGGGTATCAGACAAAAACGTGAGGACTATGAAAACCTCATGTTGAGTGAGGTAGTAGTTGTTGCTTATAGTCCGTCTATGAGAGAAGACGGTTATTTGGTAGAGGATTTTGTAAGACAGCGTGCCTTTGAAGGGAAGTCTACTTATGTTATTTTGACAGACGGTTCTCAGATAAACAATGTATTACAACGTTTAGGTTCTGAGGATAGCTATTCTCCTCGACAATACTTGTATATCGGTATCCCTCGTCAAAATAGCACGGATGAAGAGCGTGTGGCAAGAACAAATCGAGTTATTCGTAATTCAAACAAAGTTTTAGGTTTAAACATGTCTGAGGTTACACTTGATGATGTGTTGCCTTCTAAAAGCAAAGATAAAGATTCTAAGAAAAATTCAAGAACTAAGAAGTCTTCTAATCAAGGTGTAACTTTAAGTGCATCGGAAGCTTCTATATACGGTTTATAAAAGAAAGGTTATAAAATAGGTGTTAAGTTGGAATTAGTTAGAAGTAATCAGTCTGAGGTTCAAACGGGTAATGGGTATACAACTACATTACTTGCTCAAGTTAATTTTGATTCAAGTGATAAAACAAGTCGTATTGTAGAAGACCCTAATTTGCATGGAGATGAAGTTTTTGTTAAACTAGTTGTTGCACCAGAAGCAGTAAATAAAAATTCAAAATCTTCAATTTCATTGATTCGTAAAGAAGAAGATATGGTGAGTGGGTTAGAGAAAACTTACTATGATACTTACCCAGTCTCCATTACAGATGAGGGGTCTATTTTAATAGATTCTGACTATTATTTGGAGGATACAGCTCTTTTAACGGTTATTCCATTTATGGAGATTTGGTTACAAGAATTGTATGTCTTGGCTAAAGAAGCTTTAACTCAGATGAAACTAGAGAGTGAGTCTCTTTCTGAGAGTTTATCCTTATCTGAGTCTCAAAGTATATCTGAGTCCTTTTCTCAATCAACATCTTTGTCTTTAGCGGATTATAGTCTCAGTATGTCCACTTCTATCTCTGCGTATGTAGATAGTGTTTCAACTAGTGTTTCTGATTCTTTGTCTTTAATTATGAGCGAAGCTTCAAATTCACTATCTGTGTCTATGTCGGAATTGACTTCAACAGAAGAGTCAAAAGTATTTGATAGCCTTTCTTCTTATACTGCAAGTGTGTGCTCAAGTTATGAAACATTAGAGAGTTTAGCTTTGCAACTGGAGCCTATTCGTTTAGCTCATGAATTGGGTGAGGTTTCAACAGGAGATTTGTTGGAACAAATGACTAGAGAACCTTCATTTTCAAATTTGAAAGAAGATATTTCAACTGCACTAGATTATACAGAGAAACCTACGGAAGCTCTAGAGGGTATCCTTGTGGAAGATGAATCTTCTGATAGTTCTGAGGTTAAAATTAAACGTCGTGGTTTATTTAGTAAATTGTTTAGAAGAAAGAAAGACCCTTATAATGCTTTGATTGTAGATGAAACAACGAAACAATTAGAAGCTGTTAATTCTACACCTCAACTTTCTCTAAAGGAACCAACTGAGATTGAGATTAGTGATGGTGCTTATAAGATAACGATTGAAGATTAGCTTTTTGCTATTCTTCTTTTATTGAAAACAGTCTTGATTTATAAGTATTATTGTGGTATAATGATTTTATTAAAAAGAAATGAGAGATAAGTAAAAATGAGAAATTTAACCTTGAACAAAGAGATTATTGAAAAATATGCACCTTATGTTCGTATTACAACGGGATCTAAACCAAATGTGGGGGCTATTCGTGTAAGTAACAACAATTTTCGATGGAGTGCTTCAAGCAGTGATTTTGAGTATTTGTTTGGTTTATCTATCGTAATGATGGCTTATTCATCTGATTTGGTAAATGAGATTAAGACCAAATATGGTTTTAAAGAGCCTTACTTTAACTTTACTTTTGAGGGGTATTCTCCGATTGAATTGGTTCAGTTGGTGGAGTCCACTGTGAATAGTAAGTCACCTAAAGGTGGTCGTCCCAAACCTCAGTTTTCTGATTTTAAAGGGACATTGATTGAATATGGTACTAAACCTCGTGAAGTAGTTAAAACTGATGAGGTTGAGCAAGTAGAGACTTCTAAAGAAGTTTTGAAAAAAGAAGATAAAACCTCTAAGGGTACGGTTAAAGAAAAACGTAAGACTTCTAAAGATTTAGCTTCAGATGGTGTATCTGAGGTTTCTAAGGTTGAAAGTGAGGGTTCAGACACAGAGTCTGAACGATTTCCCAGTTCAACTGAAGTTGTTGATTCAGAGCATTTGGAAGTAGATGAGTCTAACGTTGATGTCACTGAACTTTTGCAAAATTTAGAAACGCTACACACTGAACTCAATGCTCTATCTAAAGAGTTGGAGGAGCATAAGTCTAAGATTGAGGTTTTAGCTAATGAGAATAAAGTGTTGAAAGCTAAAGTGGATACTGCTCTTAAAGGTGTATTCTCAGCTTTAAGTTATACGCTTAAAGAGGGGTTTAAGCGTTTGTTTGGTCGTAAGCAGAAGTGATAGGGTAAAGCAATGTTTTCAGTTGTTGAGTTAATGTTAATTAGTGGTCAGAAGGTTGAATTGTGTGCAGGTGATCAGATTACCATTGGTGAGGTTGGTGAGGATTATAAAGGGCGATGGTGTTGTTTATCGAAGACTTCGAATAGTTCTGACATTCGAAGATTCTTAATTGGTGCACCAGATGAAGCTTTGGTGAGTGTAGGTCGCAATCGAGTATCTTTTAAGCGTTCTGATATTTTTTCGATTAAGGATATTGAGCAGTCTGATTTAAACTAGGCTAACTAGATAATTAGATTGATAAGGTGGGTTTAGCTATGGTACATCCTTTTTATAAATCAAAGGTACTTCCTTTTCTGGAACAAAATAAAGTTGTGAATAAGTTAGTAAAAACACCTTTCTTCGGAACAGGTTTTGAGCTAAAAGAATTGGCTAAAAATCTAAGAGCAGATGAAGAATTACGTTATATTACTGCTTGTAAGAGTGGTGAAACCCGTGTTTTGGTGTGTGTTACGAATCTATGTTTGCATATTTTGGATAAGGGTCTTATTTTAAATAAATACCAACTGACTGTGAACCTACCTCAAATTGCAAGTATTCAGAGGGGTAGGGGTATCTTCTTTGGTTCTGTGGTTATTTCGGTTATGGGGTTTGATGATAACATTTATCTCAAAGACTTTTGGGGTAAAGATACTGAAAACTTTCAACGTATTTTGCAAGACGCTATTACTGATTATGGTTTAGGTCGAAGTCAGTTAACTCAACCGAACTACTACCAACCTCAACAACCTTATTATTTTGATTTTCAAGATCAGACAGAACAGAGATATGGAGAGCCTATGTACACAACAAACAATCCAGCTTATAATTATTTAACGGGTGAACCTTTCACTGAAGCAGAACTTTTGGAGATGAGTCTTGACCGTTTTGGTCAACCTTTGGGAGAGAAACGAGCACCTAGTCAACCACAAGTGCAACCTAGTCGCACGGTTCCAAGACCTCAAACTCAACAACCAACTCAACCAAGGGTATCCCAAAACCAAAGACCACCTTTGCAACCTAGAGTACCTAGACCGCCTAAAGATGTGTCAAACATGACCACACAAGAAAAGTTTGATGCACTTGAACGAGGTGGTTGGTTTTAAGTTGTTATACCTTTTGTAAATGAATGAAGAATTAGAGGGGAGATTTAAGCTTTAGTGTTTGAGGATAAAGAACTTTGGGAGTTGATGTCTGAAGCTGAGGGTACGGAGTCGGCTTATGTGTCAGATATAACCCCCTCAGAAATTTCAGATAAAAGTCCAGAGATTCAGTTAGAGTATTACGAAAATCAAGTAATGGGGTATCTTCTTCGAGACTTTGACTCTCTAAGAGGTCAAATGGGTCGTTTGCAGAATGATTATTTCCGTAATGAAAACTATGTGCTTTATTCTATGTTGAAGAAAGTACAGATGGAAAGAGGTTTATTGCTTGATATAGATTACTTAAAGGTTTATTTGCAAGCAAACGCTTCTGAGATTGCACAAGATACTGACCGTATTCAGTTTGAGTCTTATGTGAGTGACGGGTCAACTGCGATTGAAGGTTTGTTGGTTTCTGTGGTAGAGGTTTACCAAAAATATCGCAATCCTTCGTTCTTGAAAGAGCCAACCTTTGAAGATGCTTTAACTCGTTTCAAATTGGTTTACGCTAAATTGGCATTTAACGATTCCTTACAACAGGCTTCGATTGCACTTACAAACCCTATTCGTTCTCAGAGAAAATCTTTCTTTGGTATTGAGGGTGCTTTAGATTTCCTTTCGCAGAAAGTAAATAGTATTAAGGCTTCATTAGGTAAAGAGAACTCTTATCAACTTGTCTGTGCTTCCGATATTGACTTTGAAGAGGAAGAGTCTCGAAGACCGACCTTGCTTTCAAACTTGCAACACTTACCTACTTTGAGTGCTACGATTGGGGGTATTTATACGAATACCTTTGCGGTTTTTGCAGCTCCTGAGAAGGGTATGAAATCCAAATTCGCAGTTCGTCTGTCTCATGAAATTCTCCTAAATGGATTTGGTATTTGCTTTTGGGGGAAGGAAGGTGGTGCAGGTAAGGTAATGGCTGAACTCCGTGCTACACATTTTGACTATTATTACAATGTGCAGAGAGGGCAAAATTATGAGAAAATCGCAGGTATCGACATTCAACGTGGGACTTTGGATAGTTCTGTAGCCGAACTTGAAAAAATTTCACGGATGGACTTGGTAAGTAATCCAAATTATGGTAAAATATATTTACCAGATTATCCGTTTGAGTTGGAGTCGGTAGAAACTGTCCTTCGAGTAGCAGCAGAGGAAAAAGAGTGTAAGTTTGTAGTAATTGACTATGCGCAAGCGATGGATAGTAGTCAATACCCAGATAAGAAAACTATGCTAGAAAAGTTGTCTATTCGTTTAGAGACTTTGAAAGGTTTATTAGATATTTGTGTATGGTTGCCTTCACAGTTGGCGACTGACGTTATTCAGGATTTAGGTAAAGGTGTTCACCGAGAGTTGCGAAATGTAACAGCAGACTCAAAAGAGTTGACAAAATCAGCAGACTTGAACTTGATGTTATATACAAATGATGCTATGTCAGCTAAGAACATTGCTAAAATGTACTTACTTCCTTCACGTTTAGCGGGAGAGATGGCTCCAATTTCGGTATTTACGGATAAAGTGGCAAATAACGTGATTGAGATGAAAGACCAAGTAATTGAAATTCGTAATGGCGAAGCAGTTGTCTTGGATATTGAGGACGTGAATGTCTAAATTTGAAATATGTGTGAGCGTGGGGGATTTAGCTAAATTCTTTCGGGTATCCGAGGAATATGTTCGGTCTCAAGCTCAGTATGAGTTATTGAAAGTAAAAGGTGGTTTAGAAGTTATTTCTAAGGGGACTTACCCTCGTTTAAGTAAAGTGTTGTTTTCACAAGCGCTTTCTTTGTGCATTTATACGTTGGAGTCAGTAACTTCTGTTTTAAAGTCTGTATATGATAAAAGGGAATTTATAGATAAATTTTTAGATTCGGAACCTAAGTCTATTGTAGAGGATTTGTTTACAGGTGTAAGATATTATTGGTCTGAGGATATTGTTTCTGAATACTATCAATTTGTGAAGGAGTTGCAAAAACAATTATTATATACAGTAGAGAAAGTAGCTTTAGAGATGGGTTTAGAGCCTGTTCAGTTATACTCACTTACTCGGTATCTAGGTTTACGTTTAGTTCCTTTGATTGGTTCAAAAACTCAGCGTAAGGTTTATATTTTACCAAGTGTAACTTACGCAACAGTTTGTGCCTATTTAACTCAAAATACTTTGGTTGATTTAACTTTAACAGAAAAAAGTCGCTTGGCTTCTATGGGGGTTAAATTGGAGTATGTTAAAGGCGCAGGTACATTCTTAAATAAATCTGTATTAGACTATTTAAGAGGTTCTAATATTAGAGATAAAGTTGAAATTGATGGGGTTTCTTATTTACCTTATATAACTTTTTTAGGTAGATTTGGCTTACAGCCTGCTGATGTATCTAGTGTTTTTAAAACTGTTATTGTAGGAAAAGAGTTAGAAGATGAAGAGTTTGTATCTTATGATTTTGTAAGACATTTAGATAAAGTTATGAGTCTTGGTTCGGTATCTGATGTTCGTTTAGGTGCTTTGATTTGTTTAGGTTTATTAGAAAAATCAGATTTAGAGACTATACTATCAGTTTCTGAGTTTCGCAGTTTATACAATCGGGTGTTTGCACTGAAATTATTTCCGTTAACTAAAGCGAGTTATAAGTATGTTGCAGAGGGTTCGAAAACAGAAATTTTTCAGCGTTTACAGTTACCTTTTTACTCGAAAGATTTATTAGTGGAAGTTTTGAGAGATACTTTACGAGGTTTACCCTTGGATCGAACTTACAGAGGTTATTTGAATGTTTACCGTTTAGTTGAGTTCTTAAAGATAGCAAATAACACTTATGACTTACCTGTATTTATCAATGAAGTGAATGGTTTACCAAGTGTTGCCTTGAATAAGAAGAGTTGGAACTCCTTGATCTCGGTATCCTCTAACATCTTGTTAGCTCCAAGTGATGGGGTTTCTGTGGAGCTGTTAACTGCTTATAATACTTGGGAAACTTTAGAGTTTGAGAAATTGAGAGGAGAGGTTGAGAAAATCTTGTATGGTAACTAAACAGTTTACAAAAGAAATTTTAGACCAATTCGTAGAAGATTTCTATGACCTCTTCATGGAAGAGGTTTTGGAGTTTACGAACAAGTACACTATTGTGTACAAAGACGAGTTGGAGAGTAGTGAAGCTCGTTCCGTTATTGATTTAGGTTTAGCTTATGATTGGCTATGGGTAGCAGATATAGATGGGACTCCTCTTGTTTATGTGGAGGTTGTAGATTTAGTTGTTCAAGAACATCTATTGCAACATTACATAAGACAACTAGGGTATCAGGATGCGCAAGCGCTCGTTACCCTTAAAGAGTTGAAAGATTTGTACTTAGCAGAGGTTGTTCGTTTCTTAAACTACTTACCTAGTCTGATTGGGGAGCAAAATGACTTAAAACCTTTTGCAGTAGCAAGTTTGGTAGATGAACAACATTTGCGCTTAGATAAACACCTAGTTCCCACTTTCCACTTGTCTTTAACTGAGTTGTTCAAGCTCTTGGAGAGCGTACAACTTCGTCCTTATGGTTTTTGGGATGGTCAAGAACACCATAAATTCAAAGAACCTAAAGGTTACTTCGATACACCACTCAAGGGTATCCGAGTTGATGAGTTGGTTTCAGCAATTTTTATTCGTGGTGTTTTTCCTAAGAGAAAGTCGGTGCATGATTGATGCAGTTTGATTTCTCAAAATTAAGAAAACCTTATTTATTAGACTTGTTTGAGTTTTATTTAGGTTCACGTGAGTTGGATATTTTAGAGGGTTCTGAACAAACAACCTTAATTGTTGGGGGTTCCTTACTCTTCTTGGTTGAAGAGGGTGTTGTCCATTATGTAGGTGGTGCACCAGAAGACTTATCAAAGCAAATTGTAGATTTGATTTTGGTAAAATTACAATCTGCAGTCGCTTTGGAATGTACAGTAGTTCAGAGCGGTTTTCAGTTAGGTGGTGAAGTTCAATGATTGGTACTTCAAGAGTAAAGAGAAGAACGGTTAAGGCTTCTTATCGTCAGTTAGAAGAGCAGTTACTCTACCATAAGAATTTTCTTGGATACTTTGATGTAACCATTTCAAACTACTGGGACGTTGTTGTGTGCAAACACCAACCTCGCTACTCAGACTATCGGTTCAGCGGAGGTAATAGTCGTGTAGTTTGCCCTTTCCATGAGGATTTAAAACCATCTCTCGGTATCGTCAAGGACGGTGCAACTGGGATTGAAATATTTAACTGCTTTGGTTGTGGTGTGAAAGGTACAATTATTGGTTTTCACAAGCTATTTGCAGAGCAGTATTTAGGGGAACGTTATTCTAGTGGATTTGGGTACTTGCAAAGTTTAGCTAAACTTTACGGTATAGAATTGAGTGACACGATTGTAGAAGTTCAAGAAGAGAAGTCTCAAGTTGACTTTTCTAAAGCACCTCCTTATACTGTTTCTATTCACAGAGAAAATATAGAAACGTTGAAAGAGAAGTTCAACCAAGGCTCGTTATCTTTAAATGGTTTGAAAGAGCAGTTGACTTTATTGACAAACAAAGTCTTAGAAGTAAAATCATCTAAAAGAAGTAGTGAAGGGAGTGAGACTTAATGTTTACATTTGACATGGAAGAGTTTGGTGGCTCTCCTTGCTTTACTTACTTGGACTACTTCAAAGAGGGTTCTGAGCGTTTTGGTTTAGATAGAGTATTGGCTTTAGACTTGTCAAAAACCTCCACCGGTATCGCTTACTGGAATGGTCAAACTTTGGAGACTTTTAATTTAAAAAGCAACATAAAAGATTTAGACAGTCCTTATTCCGTAGGTCTTCGGATGCAAGAGTTGAAAGACTTTATCTTATTAAAGGTTTTAAAAGGTCAAACAGAGTTAGACATGTTGTGTGTGGAGGAGGCATTGTTAGGAAACAATGCGAAAACCTCTTCTGTAGCCTACGCTTTAAACTTCACACTTGATTATTTGTTAGCAGAGGGTGTATTAAAAGCTAAACGGTTCTTTAGAGTATCCAACAAAGCTTGGAAAGCTACGCTACGTTCTGAAACTGGTGTAGCACCTTTAAAGAAAGCGATTTGGTCTAAAGACAACGCTGAGAAAGAAGAAATTCTCTTGTGCTTGCAAGAGTTAGCACATCCTTGGGCGAACAAATGGAAAGAGTATGATTCATTTGAAGTTTATCTAAAAAGTGGCTACCAAGATCAACTAGATGCAGTAGGTTTAGCTATTCATTGTGTGAAGACCTACGGTTTAGACGAAAAACCTCAAGTGTTAAGTCGAAAGACCTCAGTTAAGGTTTATACAGACAAAGAGAAAGCTGAGAAGTTTGTGAAATACCCTCTTGAAGAGGTTAAGGGTATCCCAAAAAATCAAATTCACACATGGGTTGACTCTTGTGGTAAAGATGAAGTTGCTTCTAAGTCTTATATTTTAGAAACCCCTTATCTTGGTCGCTTTGGTGTAAAAGCTGAGGTGTTCGAAGAGTCTGATATATATTATATTGTAGTAAATGTAACTCTAGTTACAGTTTAGATTTTGAATTAGCAGTTTAAGTCGATAGATTATGGTGCAGTTAGCTAGAAAGTAGGTTTACATGGCATTAGGGTCTAAGACAGAATTAGTAAGACAAACCTTTCTCTATTTGTTTGGAGAAGGATATGAGAATAAATTAACAAAGTTCCCAGAGGATGAGGTTTTTCCTCAGACGATAAAGCACTTCGATCAACATGGTCTTCACTATCTACCTTCAGAGGTACATACAGTGCAAGTTTCAAACGGTCAAAGTGAAGCGCAAGTTACTGTTTCTTGTGCTATGTGTCACTTGTGTGGGTCGTTATATGGCAAAGTGGAAGATATTCACTATGTACTTGAATATCAACCCACACAGTCAGGTCAAGCTTTAATCAATGGTTTAGATTTGACTGCATTAGGAAATTAGAAAGTAGAGGTTGTCCTTCATGGATCAACATGTTTCAAGTATTAGAGGAGAAGTATTCCGACAGTTGATAGGGGTATCAGGTGGTTGGTTTGCTCGTATTGTTTTAGTCTCTGTTATGTTTTGGCTTGTATTTTTTGTATATGAGTCTTTGGTAGACGGTACATTGAGTGGACGGTTAGCTTTATTTAAACAAGGTTTGTTTAATCAAAGGAAAGAGTTTAAACTAAGAACAATCTCAAATGCGCCTTTTTTGTACTTCTTAGGTGCAATGGTATTACTTACTGCAGGTTACACATTAGGTTATACTATTTCAAGCAACTATATCAGTGGTGAAATTACACTGATTACGACTGTAGCTAGAATTACAAACTTTTATGTATTAACGGTTATGGTTATTGAGATGCTTTTAATGGCTTGTAGTTCTTTAGTTTTATTATCCGCTATTAGCTCTATTAGAAAGAATGGGCGAGAAGTTTATCAGACCAGCATTCTTAGTAAACTAAACATAAACTTATTGAAATTATTTAGAGCTTTTGGTATCTTGGCTGTAATTTCACTAGGTGTTGCCTCTATGGTTTTTTGTTATTTGGTGATTAAATAGTGAGTGGCAGACACTTGCTATTTTTCTTTTTTTAGTTTGTTTTAGTTCTTGCAAAAAAGCCTAGAAAATGGTAAACTAACTAAAAGTAAGTGAAAGCGAGGTTGCTTTTCTTTGCAGACAAAATTAGAAGTGTCTCCGTTCTTAGGAGTTGTACCAAGTGCAGTTGAAATTGGTACACGATTAAAAGAATTGTTAAACAAGAAAGAAAAACTTGTAAATACTTTAGATAAGGAGCTTGCAAATGGTACTTATAACCAACACCATTTGGTATCTTCTTATTTGCTTGAAAAAGAGTTACAGTCCTTAAGGGAACAACTTTTATTGAGAGCTGAAGATACATTTTTAGGTAAAGATTACATTCGGTATCAAGACACTTTGAAGGCTCGTTTACCTCAAGGTGATTTATATTTACTTGAAGAGAGTCAGCGGTCTACTGTTTTACCTTATTTGATGCGTTCAGAACCATTTTATGATGATTATGTAAATTTGCTGGAGTTAGCTGCACAAGATAACGTAGAGTTGTACTTGGAAGTATTTTTAAGTAATAACAAAGTAACTTTAGTTTATGAATATGGTTCGTTTCAACGTGCTATTTCCTTAGAAGATGGTCGAGAGGGTGTAGATTGTACCCAATTAGTTTTACCTTACTTAGAGCGTAGAGGTTTAGTAAATTTAGCAGCCTTGTCTCAAGTACCTAAGTGTGCTATTTGTGGATGTTTATATACCTCTATCGTAGAAGACACTTTGACTCCAAACATGAGTTATACGAAGTTAGATTTAACCTCTCAGTTGATTTCAACAATTAGATTTTACGCTTCCGACTATATTGAGTTTGGTGTGACGTTTTCAACTAGGGAACTTGAGTGTGATTTTTTAGTAGAATTAGGTTTCACTACTTCACCTTATGTTCGGTATAATTTAGAACGAGAGCAGACTTTCAATTCTATTATGGAAGATTGGTTTTCTTTACTTGAAGATATAGCGGATATAAGTGCATTATCTACTACTTTAAGAGTTAGTGTTGTGAGTCCTCATGTTGAGCGTTTTAAAGAATATGGTTTTGACAGTATTGTTATTAGTCCATTTTTATGGTCTGTTAATCCTCAAAAAGCTAAGTTGCAATACATTCATTGGAAACAGACTTTAGAGGGGTTGAAGCCTTTTGTGGTTGTGTCTTATTTGGACGTAAATTCGCAGTTTAAGTTAGATGGTCAAGCAAGCTTTGGTTTTTATGATTTTGCAAATAAACAACCTCAGTTATTAAATGGTGTCTTAGATTTAGGGTCTTATATTGAGAATACTGAAGATTTTGGTGTGGAAGTTTCAGGGTATAAATTATTAGAGTTGTCTTTAGAGAGTCCATTAGATATTCTAGTGTTAGGTTTGAAGCCAGAGAGTCCGATTTACTTTTGGTCGTCACCAGAGTTAGGTATAACTACAATGTGCGATTCAAAGGGTCGGTCTGTAGATCAATTATTGAGAAAGTAGGCTAAAGTGGAAAAAGATAATTTATGGGGAGACTTGGACGATTTGGAGGTAGGTGTATCCTCTAGTCAAGAACAAGCTCCAGTTGGAGAAGAAGTAGCTCCTTATTCAGAAGTTGGAGAAGAAGTTGTAGAATGGTCACCAGAGGTCTCAGAATCGACCACATTAGATTTGAATGAAATTGGTGGGGAAAATATCGACTCAGAAGAAAAACTCGATACAGAGCAAACTGAACCTTCTGAGAACATTTCTGACTTAGAAGATTTAGAAGTAGAAACACCAGTAGATATTGTTGGGGTATCCGAGACTCCTTCAGCTCTCAGTCCGTTTGAGGATATTGATAAGATTTTAAGTGGTTTGAAGTACGACCGTGAGTTGCGTATGGACTTACCGATTGAGTCTATTGTCATTACAGAGTTTGATAAGAAAGCTCGCTTTGCAACTAAGAATGGTTTAACTGCTTCGATTGAAGACTTTGGTAGGGTTTTAAATCCTATTGATGTTTTAGCATTACCTTCTGTAGATGGTGAAGAGATTGAAATGTATACCTTGATTTCAGGTCTCCGTCGAGTTTATGGTGCTTCAAGAAATGGCTATAAAACTATACCAGCTTTTGTGTGGCACTTTGCAGACTATGAAAAGGCTCAACGTTTAGTTCCCTTGCTAGGTTTGATTTTAAATAAACAGCAACAACACAGTTACCAAGAGATTTGGAACGGACTTTCTACCTTGGAACATGAGTATGGCTTGAAGTTCTCTCAAATTGAGCGTTTGTACCCTTATTTGGAGAGCGGTGATGTTCTGAAACTGAAAGAGGTCTGCAGTGAGTCAGATACTTACCCAGAGCCTATGACTGAGTTGTTCGCAGGTAAGTACACATTGGACAAAGCTTATAAAGAGTTGGTCAAACAACGAAAAGAGCGTGATGTACTTGAGGAGGAAGACCATAAGGGTATCCTCTCTTCGACTGAGCTAGGTAAGGAAGCGGTCGTTTCTGATGAAGAAGGTGGTTCAAGTTCTGAGGGTGGTTCGGAAGATAGTGAAAACTCAGCTAACAACAAACTGAGCGCTCAAGAGGTCGATGAACTTCTTGAACTAGCAGATAATTCTATGGATAACTTGACTTTAGAGAGTGCTTTAGAACAAGCAGATGCAGTAGATAAAGGTATTGTTCAAGACCGTAAAGGTGATGGAGATGATGATTTAACTCCAGAGGTTAAGAACAAGATTAAGGCCAGAGATAAAATGGTTTGTCAATGTTGTTCTAAGGATAAAGTTGAAAACCAAGGAGCTTTCTTATCTCAGTTGGTTGTTCACCATAAAGTACCAGTTCATGCAGGTGGAACAGATGATGAAAAGAACTTGATTACCTTGTGTATCGGTTGCCATCACTTGTTGCACACTATGGAGAAAATGGGTACTTTGACTACCGATAAAGAGCATTTAGACACTATGGATGAAGAGTTCCGTAGACGGATTTTAAATGCTTGGTCTCTCGCTTATATTGCCATTAAAGCAGGGGAGAAGAAAGGGTATTCTAGGAAAGAAAGAGCTAAAAAAGCTCAAGAGAGTTTGGGTCATAAATTTCCCGGACAAGATATTAAGAATGACTTAGCTTTGAGAACTGCTTTGGATGTAAGTTCAAAATAAAATAGAATTTTGGGAGGGTATGCAGGATATTTCCGCATACCTTTTTTGATAAGTATTAGATCAAATCGAAAGGTTTTACTAGCCATGAAATTACATAAAAATTTACTGCGAGAGCGTTTCGCAAATGGAGTAGGGGTATCACTTACTTACAACCCAACTAATGGTGAGCGCTTTATTAAGTCTTTGTTTAACGCTTTAAATAAGACAAACACAGATAGGTCTTTTATCGTTGATGATGTTATGAAAAAGTTGGTTGCTTATTTTGATAAAACTAATTTGGACTTTTTCAACACAGAAACTGGTGGAAACCAACCAGACCTAGAACTCCGCCAAATTGGTGTAGTGTATCGTCACTCTCCAAATGAAGCTCCTACTGTGGAGTTAAATTCAGATGAGACTGTTTGGAGTGCAGATGAGCGTGAGTCCTATATTGGTCAAATGAAGAGGTTTGCCATAAATGGGTATGCTGATTGTGAAAATGGCATTTTCTATACTTATGTTTACGGTTGGTTTGATAAAGAAAAAGAAGATTATGAGCAAATTTTCTTTATTAGTAACGATGCAGAACCGAAAAGTCGCTCTTCACATTATAAAACACTTATTCAAAAGCTTTATATCACTCGTTCACAGTTCAATCATTTCTTTAATTACAAGTTTAGTATTTATTATGCTCCTCAAATTTCCTCAGTTTTGGATTTCTTAGATGTGATACCAAAAGATGTTGTTGCTGAGAAATTGAAGAGTTGGGTTGATTTTAACTCGCAACAATTTAAAGCAGGTTATGATGCTTCTAAGAATAAAGCTCGTTACACAGATCGGTATCCAAATTTACCGCAAGACAGTCAAAGTAAAGAGTTTGGCGAGGTTGTAAATCAGAACTCGCTGAACTTGATTTATAAAGCATTTATGCGTAGTACGGCAAATTACTTGATGGGTTCACCAGCTAAAAACAAGACTATGTTGAAAGTCATGGCTGAGTATTTGTATGAACTATATTTGGATGATTTTAATATTACTCTTATGGAAGAGTACGATAGGGTTCAAAACTCAGACTATGCTAAATCGTTTGAAACCAAGCGTAATGTTCCAACTAAAATTCAAGCTGCTATGGACTCAACTAAGTTTTTAGAGTATGGTTTTGGTTTTGTAGAGTTTGATGAGCAGTTTGATTTAGAGAAATTACCAGATATTGAAGAGCAGTGGGGTTTGATTTACAAAGCTCTCCCACATTCAGAGAATAAACCAGAGTTGCGTTTCCGTAAGATTGAGCATCGAAAAGCTCATGGTGTGTATTTCCCAGCTTTTGATTGTATTACAATTAGTGTTCGTAATGTAAATTCTATGCTCCATGAATATGGTCACCACATTGACTTCACTTATGGCAAAGACCAAAACTTGTCTATGTCTGATGAGTTCCGCCCACTCCTTAAAGGGTATCAGAAAAATTTGTCGGACGGTGGAGTCTATAAAGGAGCTATGTTAAATTACTTCTTAACTCCAACTGAGGTCTTTGCACGTGCTTTTGAGATTTACTGCGTAACGGTACTTCCTAGAGTGAGCTTTACTGAGAGTTTAGCTGAGTACGGTAATAAGTTTGAATACTTATGGTTGATTAACAATACTGAAGAGGTATTAAATTACTTTGATACCAAGTTCCCACACATAAGAGAAGAAGTAGCTAACATTCAACAAACTGAGGAGTCTCCTAAAGTAACTAACTTAACTGAAGGTGCAAAAGAAGAACTTGCACCAAATCAAGTAAAAGCAGGTGGCTTTACAGTTACGATTGAAGAAAGTTCAGGTAAATCCGAACTTGAAGGAAAAGACCTTATTCCAACAGATCGAGATAGTAATGGTATTTTAAGTCATGCAGTTGTTGAAAGACCAAGTAAACAAGCAGAGGACTTATACAACGGTATTTCTATTTCAGATGAGATTTTGGAAGAGAACATGTTTGAAGAATTTGGTTTTTTACTTGATCCAGTTCAGTTCTTTGATGGTACTAAGTTTGGTGGTGTTGCATATTTAGTTAAAGACAATAAAGGGGTCGTTTATCAAACATTTAGAGTTGAAGAACCTCATTTTTCAATGATTGAGAGGGTTATTAACCAACTTCATGACGAGTGTATTCTAGATGCTGAGAAAAGTTATATGGTTGTAAGTGACTTGCTTCATAATAAAATTGAAAAATATGGTGCTTCTGTACAATCTCTAACTAAGGGTATCGCATCTCTTCGTTTTGCAGATTTTAAAGATATTAATTTTGGTACAACTAAAGGTGAGCAAGTTGCGGCAGTAAATAGCTTAATGAATAAATTAGCTAAGTCTTATGTAACCTATTTGAAGAACCAAGATTTAAGAGTTAAAGATGATGAGATGAGAGCTTTATTTAAGAAGAAAGCTCACGAAGAAATTGCAAAAGATAGAGATATTGCAAGTGAAGTTTGGAACTTTGATTCTGTACTTACAGAATATGGTGAAGCAATTTTTGTAGAGCGTTTGCCTAAGAATAAAGCTCTAGTTAAGAAACATGCTCAACTTGTAGATGAATTATTTATTTATCTGTACCCAGACTTAGGTGGTTCTCATTCAGATTATATGAGTAGTGCAGTTTACAAAGCACTAGTTGATAATGATTTGTGTGTACATTTTTATCTAAGAGGTGAGCTGAGAGAGTTAGTAAAAGCTAAAATTAACGAAACGGCTTTAAACCCAGAAAGAACATTTAGTAGACTAGCTGAGTTAGGTTTAAACTTAACTGTTGAGGTGTGATTTATGGAAAAAGAGATTTGTTTTGAGTTGAAAAACAACTCTGGCGACATTATGACAATTTACAGAGATGAGCCAAATGTTGTTCCTTTGAGTGATGAATGGACTCGGACTTTGTGTAGATATTTCACATGGTTTCCTGAGTTTACTTCAATACAACCTCATAGATATCCAAAGATGGCTGAATTTATAGATGATTACATTAAGGTTGGTTTTACAGAACAATTACGTTTGAAGAGTCGTGATTTAATAGATTTTGTAGATAAGCTGGTTGAATCTTTCTATAAGACTGCTAATGTTTATGCAGTTCCATTATTTAGTGAACCTACAATGTCTTTAGACTACTATCCAACTCTTAAATTTACAACTGAATATGAACCACATAGAGATTTTGTAGGTTTCGCCTTCGCAACACGTGACGAAATTTATCGATGGTATGACACTAAGCGTATTACAAAATCTATTGAGCGTGATATTTTAGATATGGTAAACTATGTGTTAGCAATTTATAATGAATATCTTAAAGGTGCAACTTACCACTATGTAATTAAAACTGCAGATGGTACAGAGATAGACCACGGTTTAGATTTCTATGAACTTGATGGTGATACTGATAAAATGTTAGAGTTAATGTTGAAAGATAGTTCAGTTTACGATAAATCTTTTAAAGAGATTTAAACAGGTAGAGAGGGTATCCTCTCTTTTATTTTGCCGTATTTTAGAAAATACTTGCAAATTGTTTTATAGTTTGCTATACTTATTCTATTATAAAAGAAAAGGAGTTCCGATTATTGTGAAATCGAGACAGGAAATTAAAAAGCAAGCAAGAGAATTGATTGCAAAAGATAATTTATGGTTTGCAGTAGGTTTACCTACTTTAGTGCTTACCTTGGTAAACTTAGTATTTGCCTTTAATAAAACCACAGGAGTGTCTTCAGCTATTGTAGGCTTGGCTTTACTTCTTAACCTTTGCGCAAGCCTTTATGTTTTTGACATTTTAAGACAACAAAGTATAGTAGAGAAGGATTTAGGGAAAAAGGTTTCTGATATGTTTGGGAGCTTGACTGCACACTCCTTTAAAGCAGGTTTGCTTTCTGGGTTTATTGTTGGTCTATGGCTCTTTATACCTTATATTTTAGGTCTCGGTATCCTTATAGCTTCGCTTATAGCAGGTTATTATGGTTTTATTTTGCTCTTAGGTATTGCTCTAGCTGTATTTGGTTTAGTTTTAGGTGTAATTAAGAGTTGTGACTATGCTCTAGTTGGGTATTTAGCTAAAACAAATGAGGATTTAGGGTTGTTTGCTCTGTTGAAAGAAAGTAAACAGAGAATGAAAGGTTATAGGTGGGTATTATTCGTTCAAAACCTTAGCTTCTTTTGGTGGGGGTTAGGTGTATTTGCGACAGGTGGTTTGCTTGGTTTGTACGTAACACCTTATGTTGTTGCAGCAACTACGATTTTTGCAACTGAGGTTATGGGTATCCAGCCTTCTGATGAGTCTAACAAAGATTTAGAACTTTTCAATAAATAGTGTTAAAGAGAGCATTAGCTCTCTTTTTGCTTGATTTAATAGGGTTTTTGTGGTATAATAAAAGAAATTTTGGAGGTTAAATTGAATGAAAGTAAGCAAAGAAAAAGCAATAGTAACATTTACATATCCGTATCATTCTTTGGGGGATAGTTACATTCTTGACGAAGTCAACTACGAAGAGTTATATAGGCTTTTCACGGATTTTTGTACTTATTTTGATGGTTTTACTTTTAGTGCTTTAACTCCTAATACTACTTTTGCAGATTTCACGGAAAACAAAGAGACGGTTAGAAGTCAAATTGACTTGATTTTCAATGAGGTATTAGCATTAGACACAGATACTGATGGTTTCTACAAGCATGGTACTATTAAGTCTGAACGAGGTCTTACTGTAGATGTTTGTTTCAGTAAGTTTTCAGATGCAGAACCTAGAGTCATTGATTATGGCTCTCATGTTTCCCCTTTGATTGTTTTCAAGTTTGAACTTTCTTTTCTTGGTGAGAAACGCCCAGAGTCTTGTTTTATGATGACAGTCACAAAAGAAAAAGACTTGAAACAAGGTTTGCCTGATTGGAGGTTGGTTTAAATGTTTCAATTATCTAACGGAGAAACTTATTCAAGATTAGAGATTTATTGCTTTGAAGATTTGTTAGGTTATGTCACTAAAACCCCACAAGGGTATCACTTCACACTCGTCAAATCTGAAAACATTCACCACAAGTTTACTTTGTTGAATTTAAGTGAAAACTCTACCTCAGAAGAAATCAGAGCTTGGATGAAAGAGCATTTGACTATAACTGATTCACGCGCCAACAGAAGTGATTGTTACCCTAGTTGGTGTCGGACAATGGAGGACGAGATTTCGGCTTACCCTTCATTTTCGGATTGTCCTATGAGGAGGGTTCAGTATGTTTAAAGCACAAAGCACACAAGGGTATCAGCCAAAACACACTTCAGAAGATGGTTGTTATTGGTATAAAGAGGATTTACGTGGAGGTGAGGCTCTTGCAGAAGTTTTAGTGTCTACTTTTTTGGATTCTTGTACTAATTTATCAGAAAGTGATTTTGTGCGATACTGGTTTAACTATTTATCTGATGGTTCAGCAGACTTAAAAACTTGTGTTTCGTATGAATTTAAAAAGTTAGGAGAACAGTTTCTACCTTTTAAGGAGTTATTGTCTTTAGTACCTCCACCTGTATATAATTTAGTAGGTTTTGAAATGAAGTTGGACTACATAGATTTGGTTTTCCAACAAACAGTAGGACAATCCTTCCGATTTGAACTCCTAAGATTGTTGACTTTAGATGTTATGTTTCGAAATACCGACAGACACCTCTCCAATTTCGGCATTCTTTTGGCTCCTAACGGTTCTATACGGTTTGCCCCTATATTTGATAACGGACTTGCTTTAGGTGTGTCAGAAGGCGCATATTTCGATTTAGATAACCTAATTAGAGGTTTCGGTTACAAAATAAAACCTTATGAACTTGCGGTATCCACTTTAACTCCTCAAATTGATATTTCTTACTTTCAGTTTGATGTACGTTATTTCGTTGAAGTTATTGATAAGAACATTCCTAAGTCCAATTTACTCTTAGGTTTCTTAAATCTATTAGTTTTGTACTACCCGACTGATTGCAAGGGTAGAGCCACTAAAGAGGTTTTAGAATCAGTTTTTGGCGAATTTAGTAGAAAGAGATTTTTAAATGAATAATCAAGTTATATCTAACACTCAGAGTTTCAAAACTTGGTATAACGGTAGAAAACGAAGTAGTGTGATACTTTTAACTTTGGGTATTATCTTCTTATTGACTAGTTTCTTACCTAGCTTTATTGAAAACTTTCCGACTTTAGTTGCGAACTTCTTTAACTTATCTGAACTTAATACTTTAGTGCCTTTAAACTATATTTATTTTATAGGTTTTAGTTTCATTTACTTGGTATCTGTTGGATTTACTACACTCGTTGAAATAAATGAACCAGAACCTTATGATAATTTGACTTTTTCAATCTTCTCCTTATTTATGCTCTTGGTGGTTGCGGTTGTGTCTTTAATTGGTTTCCTTTTCATTTCTGTAACCGTTCCAATCAAGTTTAATTAACTTAGAAAGTGGTGTTTAATATGCTTTACAATGATTTAGATAGACTAATCGAAGACTACAATGAGCGTTACCGCAACGCTAATGATTGGGTTATTCAAGCAACAACTGAGCTTGAACTAGAAGAAGCAAAAGCAAACAAAGCTCAATTAGTTCACGAATATAGTCAAGCTTTATATGATTTCCTATGGGATAAACTCCCTCAACTAACTGCAAAAGACTGCATTGCTTTTGACTTAGTTCCTTATGGAGTTTGGCAAAAGTTCAGTGGTAAGTATGAACTAATCTTGAAGAAAATCAAGGAGGTGCATAATGTTCATTAACCTTTTACTACAAACCTTACTTTGGGTATCCCTTTTGTTGTTGACTCCTCAAACAACAGTAGCTCAACCTTCAATCCCACTAGGGACAAATCCTCTAAATGTAGATGAGTCTAAAATTGTAGCTTATTTGAAAGATAATCCAACCTCTGAATTTAACTCTAATGTAGTCTTTGTTGATAAAGATGAAGATTACCAGTTAGCACATTTAATGGGAAAATCAGTAATAGATGTACGTTACCGTACAAAACCTGTAATTTCCGAAACTGACTCTGCAGAAGAAGTTCAAGATAAAGTCAACAAGATTAAGTCTGCAACCTCGATTGAGTCTGACGAAGTAGTTCTTGCTATGTTGGGAAACATGACTGAAACAGTTAAAGTTTCGGACTAACTAATTGTTGTTCTTGACAAAACCTACATGTTTTGCTAAACTACTTAACAGACTACAAAACACCAAACGATTAAGTGCTTGAACGTAAGTTCTCACTTTTTCTTTTTGTTGCGCAAATCCTTAATTTATGGTAAAATAGATTAAATTGACCGATATAGAAATAGTTAGAAAGGAGAGAGAGTGATGTCAACAATAATTACAGTAAAAACTTACACACAAGCAACTGTGGGTGACCCTTGTGCTTGGACAGAGCTTTCAACATTCACGACAGATAGTTTAAGTAATGCTATTTTTACACATTTCAATCAAATAGATGATGTAACACTAAGGGTATTTTTGAGTGAGTTGAATAGATACGGTTTAGCAACCTTGCAAAGCGCTACAGTTTTAGTAAAAATTAGCTATACCGGAGCTTTCCCAGAGAAAGATTGGTAAATAAATGAATGTAGAACATAGATTAAAAGAGGTTGGCATTTCCTCAGAGGTTGGGTATCTTTTCCCAAAAACATGCAGTCATTGTGACTTACATTATGATTTAAGTGTTGATTTATCTGTACTGAAGTGTCCAAATCCATTTTGCAGAGGGTTGTATTACGAACGTGCAGTTACTTTTTGTGAGGTGCTAGGTCTAACTCAGTTTGGGTATAGCTTCTTTGAGAGGTTGGTTACAGACTTTGATTGGAAGTCTGAATTTATTTCGGACTTTTACAATTTAGATAAACACGAGGTTGAGATTTCAGATTTAGAGTTCCGCTCTCGATTTGAATTGTTCAAAACAGAGCTTGAGCGTTTAAAACAAGATTTAACCTTAGAACAGTATTTGACTTCACTTGCACTACCTATGGTAGAGGATATTATTCCAACGATTTGTGATCGATATGATAGTTTGGAAGAGTTTTATTCTGAGCTAGACATTGTACTAGACTTTGATGGTTACTTAACTATCTTTGGGTTAAGTGTAGGTTCTGAGGATCTGATACTGCGGTATCTTGAGATTTTCAACGTTTATCGAAGAGATTTACTTGGTTTTAAATTGTAGTTCAGATAGATTAAATTGGTGGTAAGTATAAGATGATGCTTGTAGTTGATAAGCGTTTTGTAGTTTTAGAGTGGAAGACTTCGAATCCTAATGTTTATATTGAGGACACGGTTGATTTTGATACTCGTATTGACTTAACAAGAAGACTTAATAAAGATGTTTATGACGTTGTAGTTGAGGAAATTCCAGATGGGGTTTTGAAAAATTTGGTACATGAGAAAGTGACTGTCTTGGTTGTACCTACAAAAGCAACTATGGTTTATTATGAGCGTACAGGTAAGATACCTGAGTTTTTATTTGTAGAGAATATTTTAGGTGGTTAAAACTTGGTTAAATTAGGTCAAAAAGGTCAACAAATCTTGCGGTATCTTACTACGTTCTTCGACAAATATGTTGAAGGAGAGGGTTCTTTAAGTGTTCAAGTTAATTCTGATGATAAGACAGAAGAACAAGCTTTATTTTTAGAAGAGAACCAAAAACTCCTCAAGTCGGTAGGTTTATTAGATACTAAACACTTGGTTAAAGATTTGGGAATGTCCAAAAAAGAGCGAGAATTGGAAGGTTCTTTCTACACTCCTTTGTTTTGGGGGTGGAAAGCTCATGAATTATTAAAGGATATACCAGATTTAGAGAATTATGTAGTATGGGATGCGTCTTGTGGAACAGGAAACTTACTTATTGAGTTTCCTAAATGCAAACATGTGTACTTATCGACTCTTCATGAAGAAGATGTTCACTTAACGAAAGAGCGTTTTGATAAAGAACGACCTGACTTAGAAATTACAGTGTTTCAAATGGATTTTTTAGGTTCTTCGGACTCTTTTCTTATTCAGAACTTCTCAAGACAACTTCCAGAGAGTTTGCAAAGGGTTTTACAGAACAATGAAAAGCTCATTATTTTGATGAATCCACCCTACTCCACTAGAGGGGTATCTACACCTGTGGCAAAACGGTTGAGTTCTTTGAAATTAAAAGGCTACGCAGCAGACCTTTATAGTCAGTTTATGTGGCAAGTAAAGAATTTGGTTCAAGTCCACAACTTAACTCAAGCAGAGTTGATTTGGATGGTGCCAGTTTCTTTTCTTCTCAATAAGCGAACTTTTGAGGTTCGTAGAGATTACGCAACTGAGTTTGAATTTCATAGTGGTTTTATGTCTCCTCTAGCAGACTTTCAAGGTAGTACAAATGTAAGTGCGAATTACTTATGTACGACTCGTTGGTCTACTAAGAGTAGAGGTTCTAAGGATTTAGTTGAACTACCTGTTTATTCTCAGAACGGTGAGTTACTTTATACTCAACCTCTTTACTTAAAAACACGCAGAAAAACTGCAAGCGATTGGGTAAAGAGTATCCGAACTCGTCATTCCATTTCTTTACAGAGTATAGATAGTAAAGGAAATATTGTAGCAAATGCTTTATCTTCTCGTCAGTACACTCCTTTAGGGGTTTTCCAGTTTTCGAGTTTATCTTATCTGAGTCTAGCTAAGAACTTAATTACGACTTGTGAGATTTTTAGTATGGAAAGCAGAGCTACAAGGTCAATAACAGAGGAGTATTTCCCAATGTTGACTTACTTGTATGCTTTGAAGTTTACTAGAGATATACCAGTCGAAGTAGCGACCTCCCAAACCAAACTTCCTAAATTTGATGAAATATGGGAGAAAGTGTATCCTAACTTTACTTTGCTCTTCTTTATCAACAGGGAACTGTATGGTATTTCTCTTCGGAACGTTGGTTTTATGAATAAAGAGAGCTACATCAATCCTTTCTTCTTTGTGTCTGAGGAAAAAGTAAAACAAGCGATTTTAGAGAATAAAGATGAAGTCCCAAAACAGTCTTTGTTAGAAGATTACAACCTTTGGGTATCGAAAGGAGCTTGTCCTCAGTTTTATAGAAATGTTATTGCAGATGCGCTCGAATCTCCACATTTGCTTCCTTTATTTAAAGAGGTATATGAGCATTTAGAAGAGTTTTACTTGAAAGGTATCCGAAATCGTCGAGTAAATTCGGAAGATAGACTAACAAGTGCAGTGGACTTAGGTTTCCACCAAGTAAAAGAACTAAAAGAAGTTTCTAAAGCTGATGTAAAGGACTTTTTAGACCATCAGCGACAGATGAAAGCAGAAGTAGTGAAAATGCTGCAAACTCTTAATTATGAAATTTGATAAAAGTTCCCCTAAAACTTGACACTTAGGGGATTTTTTGATAAAATGAAACATAGAAAATTAGAAAAGAAGGAGATAAAATTTTGGCAATTCATTTAGATGATTTATTAAATCCAGAGGCGCAGTTCGCTTCTGTTTTAGTCTACGGAAAAAGCAGTCGGTATCTTTCCTTGGTTTCAAATTTAGTTAAGAAACGCTTTCAAGTAGATAGTTCGTCAGTTGTTCGAGTAAATGACTTAAATGAGTTACCAAAGATGGACGTCTCGATTCAAATTCGTCCATTTCGCTCTCTTTACCGCTTGTTTGTTGTAGATGAACAAAAAACCGAGTTATCTGAAGCCACTTTAAAGTTTTTGCAGGGGATTTCAAGGTTCACTCGTTTAGTAGTAGGTTACAGTAATTACAAGCTCTTTCAGAATATAAGGTATAACAAAGAACTAGCTGATTTTCAACCAGATATAATGTTCAGTACCTATATGACTCAGAGTGAGTTTCAGTACATTTATGATGTAACGACTAAAGCTAAAGGTTCTGTTAAATTGTCTGAGAAGATGTATGGAATAGTTACCAAGCGTTATCTACGAGACATAGATGCTGTTTTCACGATTTTATCTAGTTTAAAAGATGGTATTGAGATAAGAGATAACGCTACTTTGGTTCAGTTAGCTGGAGTAGGTTCTTTGCAGGTAGAGAGGGTTGCTCTCAGTATGTTGACCTCTACGACTAAGACACAGAGAGGGTTGGAGCAGTATAAAAAGAAACAACTTCAGAGTTTACTAGAGTTGTCTCACAATAGAAGTTTTGAGACTGTTCGCAAGTCTTTGTTGGAGTCTTTTAAAGCTATACTGATATTGAAAGAGTTGTTAGTTGAAGGTAAGATTTACCCAGAGATAGGACTACTACCAGATATGAGTAAGTATAACAACTACCGTATTGGGAAATACGCTCGCTCTTTGGAGCAAATCGATGCTTTGTCTATGAAAGAGATTGTAAACTTTATGTCTCTTGTAGGGAATTCCAGGTGGTCGGAAGAGTTTCATGTGGTATCCTTTGTCCTGCAAGCGACTAAACTCATTGGATTGAAAAATGGAGGTTATGTGATTGAGAGTAAAAGCAGTTAAAATAGACGATTATAGGGCAGATAAAGGGTTACAGTTAGATGTAAACACTTCCTCTGTGTGGCAGTTCTTGGTTTCTGAGGGTGGTTCGGTCTTTTTAGATTGGCTTACCCCGATTAAAGAGTATGTAAAACCTAAAGTAGAAAATAAAGTAGGTCTTTTTGCTTTATCGCAGCTACTTGCAAGTGGAGGTAGCTTGGAAGAGCAAGCGGAGGGGGAATTTCAAATAAACTCCTCTGTCTGTGCAGTTGGGGTATTCTTAGACGAATTTCAGTCCAATTCTCAATATTGGCTTTCATTAGGTGTACCTCTATTTGTTTCTGTGAGGTCAGCCTCTTGGAGTATAGAAGAGATTAAAGTTTGGTTAGAGGGTGCAGAATTAACTCAAGGGGTTAGTTACGTTTTAGACTTAGGGTTAAGCTATACTGAGGTTCATGCTTTGACTCTTTACCTAAAAGCTCAGAGACTGTCAGAAGAGCAAGTTCGATTAGTAGGTAACTGTGTTTTTAAGTATAAAGGTCAGAACTATTGTGGTTTGTTTTCACCTAACTATGTTAAGAACTATAAATTAGATTGGGTCTATGATTCAGAACCTCATAAAGCCACTCAAGTCTTTCTAAGTAAAGACTCCTCAAGAGAAGTTCCGATTGAAGATTGTGTTTACCCTTCAGTGGTTAGAACAGGCGGTATCTAATGTTTCTAACGGGTTGTTTTATGGAAAGCCTGAATACAACTTTGTCTGAGCATAGTTTGGAGTTGGTGGGTCAATACTTACCAAAAACAAAACATATCAATTATGTGAAAGACTCTTTATACACTTTGGTTACAAAGCGCTTGGATAAAGAGTGGTCTGGAATGTCCGAAAAGCAGTTTATCTATACAGGGTGGGATGAAAGTGTTCGAGCTAGTGTCCACGCTAAGTTGGACAAGTATAAAAAAGGGGAGTTCAATATTGGAGTTAGAGAAGATGGTGAGTCTAAGTTACCGACAGGGGTGGTTGATGAAAACACTTTAAGCTCTGAAATGTCTTTAGTTCCTCAGTCTCTACACCGTTGGGAAGTCTTTTTGAATAAATTGACTGTAGACACCTTTGATTTTCGGATAGAGTTAGCAGAGTTGATTGAGGAGTACAATAGAGTATCCCGCTTTTTCGAGAATACTTATGGTTTAAACTTTCGACTACTTTTGAAGAGGGTTTTAGATGGAGATAAAGATAGTCAAGAGTATTTAGTAGATATTTTGTCTGAGGAAAACGATAAAGTCTTTGTAGATACACTGGGTGAGTTACTGCATTACGATGAGTTTAAAGACTTTATTTATAGTGAAGAGGATAAGAGTTTAGAAGTAGGTACCTTGTATGTCTGAAGCTTTAATTTTAAACCCTTATTCAAAAACTGTGAATTTAGATAAGTCTTTACTTTTAGTTGTAGCTTTAGATTTAAGCAAGAAGTGGTATCCTCTCGCTAAAAAGTTCGGTTCATATAAGACTTTAGAGGGTTTTCAAGATGTAGTTTTAAATCGCTTACTGAATTTAGAAGATATTGCTTTAGCTAGTTTAGAGGGTTATGTAAAACACCTCGCTAAGAAAAACATTAGTCAACCAAGTGAGGTTTTGGTAGAGGATTTTGAAGTATATGACTTTGACAAAGACTTCTCCCCAAGCACTGTAAAGACAAATAAAGGCATTGAGTCCTTTTGGTTTAATTGGTTGGATTCTTTGAGAACAAAACCTTTAAAACCTTTGAAAAATGAAGAAGAGTTGCTTTATTTATTAAAAGCAGTATTGATATTGCGCTTTATTGAGTCTAAAGGTTTGACTGAAAAATCGACTTTAGATGGGGACACTCAACCTATTCGGTATCGCACATGGTGGTCTCAGTTTTTAGTGTCTTTGGTAGGTCGAGTTGGTTTACCAACTGAAGAAGTTGAGAAGCGGGTTTCCTTGTGGTTGAGTTATTACTTACAGTGTGAAAAAGCTCTTATTGAAGCAAGTCTCTTGTATTTGAAGGTTGAAGGTAGTTTGGTTGATAACACTTTGTGTTATACAAACCAACCGATTAAAACTCGTATGGAAGAAGGTAAACTGATTGTTAGAGGTACTAACTTTTATACGATTTATAAAGTTGAGGTTCAGTCTTATGTAGATCGACTATTCGATTATTACTTTGGAGACAGTTCGGTATCCCACAGTTTCCGACTTGACTTGGGTTCTCAGACCTTTTATAATATTCCCTACAAAGGTTATGTTTTAAAAGGTAATTTAGAAGAGTTGATTTTAGAGACTCTTGCAAGTTGGTTGGTATTGAACTTTGATTGTCGCTTTATTGGTGTTGTGGGTTCGACTATGTATTTAGAGTTTAAAGAGGATAGTGGTAGTTTTCCAGTTTTCTTAGTGTATTTCAAAGAAGTTTTCCAATTTGAATTGTTTCCTTGTGGTAAAGAAGTGAAGATAGAAAGTTGAGGTCTTATAAATGTTACAAGTAAGTGTAGGTCAAAATAATGGTTTTATGACTTGGGTGTTCTATGCAGAAGGTCGCTTGGTTGAGCGTAAGTCTGTGTCTGTACCTAGAGAAACAAATACTCAGAAGTTGATTGAGTTCACAAAAGAAGCTCTCACTTCTGTGTTGAAGTATTTAGATACACAAAAACACCCATATACAACTGAGTCAGTATTGTCTGTTGAAGTTGGTCGTAAAGTTATTGCTCGTTACTTGAATGAGCGTTACTGCAATTCTATTTATTTAGAGGATTTAGAGGACTTGTTGAAAGTATTCAATCGTCTTCCGATTTCGGTAGAGGTAGAGTATAATAAAGACGTAGGGTTTTTAATTGCAGATCGTTACAACAAAGAGAAGTATGTGACAGAGCAAGTAGCAAAACAAACTTCTGCACTAGAATGGTTTGATGAAGTTGAAGAAGGTTGAGTTCTTTAACAATTTTGGAACAAATTTGAAAGGAGAATTGATTGCTTACCTCAGAGATTAAATTTACTTACAAAGGTCAGAATTACAACTACAAAGGGTATCTGTCAGACCTCACCCACGGTGGTCTCTTGCGTTTGGTTGCTCAAGATGGCGCTTCCGCTCAGATGCTCATGCAAGGTCAAGCCGAACAGTTGGGTCGAACTTATAGAACTGCAACATTTTCAAGAGCTTCTTTTACTGTTGAGCGCTTAATTAAACCAAAGGTGTTATTTGGAGAAGATGGTGTTGATTTATCTGTTGCCAAGTCTTTCCAAAAACATCCTTCTTTTGCTTTGTTTGCTTATTTATATGCGGTATATAGTTACGCTAAAACTCTCAAAAATGAAATGAGAGGTAGCAAAGGTTTTCTAGCTTTAAGTTTGAAAGAGTTAGAAAATGTAGAAGATAGAGTTGAGTTTGAAGTGCCTTTCGGAAAAGGAGTTATTGAGCGGAAGTATGGTTTAGTTCGCTCTTTGCGTTTTGCAACTCAGGAACTAGCAAATGGTGTTTCCTTAGAGTTTGGTTTCGTTGAAGATTCTTCGTTTGAGTTCCTACCAAACCAAGAAAGGATATCTTTACTTGGTTCAGATGTCATTCGCATGGATTCTATCGGTACAGCTTATAAAACTGAGATTTCAAATAACCTAAGACGACAACTCTTAGGTTTACCTAAGATTGAAGTTGTAACAGACTTGAAAGGTTTGGCTAATTCAGTTAACCCTTTCTACAAAACAATGGCAGAAGTCATTGAAGTAGAGAACATGAAGGCTAAAGTGGAGCAGCGAACTCCTCGAAACTTTGAGTGGGTGCGCGAGCGTGTACTAAGTGGAAAATACCGAGTTGTAAAACCAAATGAAGTTGAAGATGTTTTCAAGCAGTTAGAGAAAGACTATAAGAAAACAAAAATCACAGGGTTTGATACGGAAACCACAGGTTTGGACTTTACGTTTAGGGGGTTCTACGGTAAAGGTTCCATTATGGTAGGTGCGGTATTGTCTGCCAAACCCGGAACGTCCTATTACTTCCCTTTAGCGCATAAGAAGTTTCCAAATGTTTGTGGTGGTGACATTGAACTCTTTGTGGAGAAATACTTACAACCCTACTTAGGGGGTAAAAAGGTAGTAGCCCACAACAATATCTTCGACTGGAAGGTGGGGTATCGTCATGGTCTCGTCTACGATTGTTGGTTAGATACTATGGTTGCTATGCGTAAAACCTACTCCGCACGTGATAATGAAGAGTATGGTTTGAAAGCAGTAACAGATAAGTTTTTGCATAGAGAAGCGGTAGAGCTTGATGATTTGACTAAGTGCGGGTCGTATAGCGATTGTGGTGGTACATTTGATGAACTAGAAGAAGAGCTTGTTGCCTTCTATGCTTGCCCCGATGCGGATAATACCTTATGTATTGCTCTTTATTTCTTAGAGAATGATATTTTGGGTAAGTCTGGTTTTGATATGATGCAAGCAGTAGTACACGATAGTCGTTTCACTTGTGTAGCTGCTTATTCAGAGTTTTACGGGATGCATCTCAACCTAGAGTCAGTTCCTCAACTTCGCTTGCACTACGGTAAGCAGTTGGTATCTGAGTACAGAGACTTGTTAGAATTTCTAGCAATTCATGTTCCTCAACATACTTCAGATGGTCTCTTTGCTATTCAAACTAAAGCTAACTCTATGGTATTAGGCTTGGATGATGAACTTCCGAAAGGTCAAAAGGTTCTTCACTACAAGTTTGAAGACTATCCTAATGTGTATATTGCGACTAAGAGTGGTTACTCGGTAAACTCTCCAATGAACAAAACGATTGCTTATGATTATCTAGGGTATCCCGAACAGATAAGTAAAAAATCAGGAAACTCAACTCTTGATAAAACTGCTATGAAGTTCTTAAATAAAGGTACTAAACCAGATAAAGAGAACTTCCGAATGAGTTTTGATGATTTTGTTACTCGTTCCTTGAGCTTGCTTTCTACGTGGTTGGGTCACGCTCAAAGTAAAGAGAAGTTGCAAGAGTTAGTGCAAGATACAAGTCAGAAGAAGTTAGTCCGAGGACTGGCTCGTCTGATTCATTTGGTTGATAGCCGACAATTTGATAAGTTTACTGAATTGGATACAGATACTCTTCGGATTGTGACTAAGTATATCTTTGGAGAGACTTTCGGTTATAAGACTCAGATTGAGTTTGAGGGTGAGAAAGGTTTCTTAGTGAAACCAGAGGAAAATGTCCCTATTCACCCGTTTACCGTTATTTTGGAGTCTCCTCGTAATACTGCTCGTTTGTTTACAAACTTTTTAGATAAGGTTGAAGATAACTTTATTGAAGGTTTCTGTTTCCCGGAAATTGATATGTTCAAAGTAACGGGTCGTTTATCAACTAAGAAACCGAATATTCAAGGGTTCGATGACACCATCAAGAAAGAAATGACTGCCCGAAACGGTTATTACATGGTTGATACGGACTACGCTTCTAAGGAAAACCGAGTTATTGCGATTATGTCGAAAGAACAATCCTTGATTGAAATGTTCAAAGATTGGCGAAATGACTATCACCGTTTCCAATCTGCTCGACTAAATGGTTTGTTGCAAGAGCAGGTAACAGATAAACTGCGTAAGATGTCGAAAGGTCTTGTTTTCGGCATCAACTTCGGAATGTCGGATATGTCCTTGGGTGAAGTCCTCTTTGGTTCAAGGTCTAAAGAAAATGCCCGCAAAGCTGCTCAGAAGAGAGAAGAGTTCTTCTCATTCCAACGTTCAGTTGAAGGATGGTTCGAGAACAATGTTAAAACAGCCTTGAGTAAAGGGTATTCAACTACGATTTTTGGAAGCAAACGCTTCTACAATAAGGATCGAGTGTCCAAGAGTCAAATTAGACGGTACGCTTTGAACCACCCAATCCAAGGTTCTGCAGCGGATATTTATAAAAAGGGAATGGTTGATCTATTCTCTGATTTAAAAGAACAAGGGTATCTAGGAAAAATCTTGCTCACAGGTTTCATTCATGATGAAGCTACGATTGAGGTTCATAATACTATTCACCCTCATGTTGTTTTAGGTTTGATTCGTAAGAACCTCATGGTTGAAATTGAGGGTGGTTGTCCATTGGATTTAGGGTTTGGAGTTGGTCATTCTTGGTACACTGCGAAGAAAACAGAGTGGCAAGTTGGTCTTCAAGAATTGATGGAGTGGAACTTAGATGCCTATGAGTGGGATGGAGATATTGATAAGTTCATGACTTGGGCTGAAAATAGAATACATGAGTTCAATGCAGAAGATGTTGAGAACAAATTACGCTCTACTGCCTTTACAGAAGATACGATTGAACAAGACCGTGTGTTCCCAGTAAACTACGCTTTGGAACTCAACAAGTATTTGTTAGGTGAATTAACTAAAACAGACCACAGTTGGCAACAAGCCAGCGGTATCCTAGACTTCCCAGAGAACTTCTCTGAGTTGAGTGGTGGTGAACGTAAAGAGTTTATCTACTTGCACTTACCTGATTTACACATTCATAAACGTTTGCAACTCTTTTGGAACATGAGAAATGGCTTTGAACAGTCTATTATCACAGAGTACAGAGACTTGTCTGACTTAGAAACTGTTCAAAAACAAGCAGTAGCAACAGAAAGTCAAGAAGCAGAAGAGAAGAAGAAAGAGCGTGAGCGTAAGGTTCAACTTTTGAAAGAACACTTGATGGATTTTGGTTCTAAATTAACACCAGATGGTTCTGTCTTGTATTTGCAGTATAGTGAGGGTATGTACTCTGAGTTGAGTAATATGCTCTTAACTGATGATAGTTCAGTTCCTTTGGTTAAGGTTATTCTGTACTTGCAGAGGGAAGACAAATTCACTCAACTCAGAGGAGTCGGTATCCCACAAGCGCTTCTTTCTGATGTAGTTCGAACTGCGCGACAGTTTGTTCTTTAAATCGAGTTTGAGTAGGTCTCAGAGGTCGTATTTTGTCTTTTGACTGATTTTAGGAAGTAGGAGGTAAATTTATACCTCCTTTTTCTAAAATGCGTTAGAGAGCAAATGAGAGCCTTTAAATGTTACATAGGTAAAATACCTATTCTGTCAATAAAATCTCTTTTGTTTCTTGCATTTATAGGCTTTTAATGTTATAATAAAAGAAATTGACAATATAGGAGACGATTTTGAGTGTTAGATGAATTATTAGATAGCCTAGAGGTGACTAGTTCTGAGGAGTCCGAGGAATTAGTTGAACATGAAGACTTGAAGGATTTAGAGTTAGGTTCTTCTTCCGACTCCGTAAAAACGAATGAAGAAGTTGTAGCTGAGTTAAGCACTAAAGAGAAAACCGTAGCTCGAATTGGCTTTGAGTTGGAGAAAGGGTATCCTTTGTTCGAAGTGCGCCTAACTCCAGAGTCTCAAATGTCAACGGTCACAATGGACGCGATTAAAGGTCTCATTTCTTCAAGCACACGTGAAACGAAGAACTTTGAAGACTTTGAAAAAGAGTCAGAGACAGGAGAGAAGTCAGTTGAAGTTTGCATGACTTTGGTACTTGCAGTTGATCCTAATGAACCTCCTAAAGAAAAAGTTATTGGTTATTTTAAGAGAGAGAAATTGCGCCATTTGTATCAGCTGGTTCGAAATTTAGAGCATAAATTTTATTTGGATAAAGACCGAGGTTTTTCAGGTCAGAAAATGTTAGCAATTTTATAACATAGAAGTATTAAGATTGGGGTATCGATGGTTTCCGTAGCAACAGATTTTCCATACACATATGGGTTGAAGGAGACTTTTAAGTCTTTATTGACAGATGACGTAGCGTTTAAAGAAGAGCAAGACTCCTTGTTAGAAACCAGTGTGGATATGATTGAGGGTGGTTCCAAGTATAAGCTTTCAGTTACATTAGAAGCTCAAAGAAAAGTTCAAACGGTGGGTTTACTTTGTGATGAAGTTTCTGCTTTAGTTTCGGAGTTTCGAGCTATTTTTCATCAGTATTTAGGAGAAGACGCTCCTTTATATAAAGTTGTAGAAAAACGCTTTGGAGAGAAAGTTGAAGGTAAGGAATTAGATGCAGTCTCTTATTTGGTAATGATTGATAAAGAGGTGTATTGGAACATCTTTGTTACCTTGACTTATTTGGGTTAAGTACATGAAACAATTTGATTTATTGAATGAAGTAGCAAAAGAGGGGCGAATTTCTTCGCTCACTCTTTCTGTGTATTTAGTGAGTGAGGTAGATTCTCGAAGGTTCTTTAGAGATGGTGTAAAAGTATCCTCAGCAGTTAAGATTGTGCAAGCAAGAGCACTTTTGGGGCATCACAAAACACATGGTGAATTGATTACAGAGGGTTTTCTATATGTAAGTGTTCCAAAAAATCAACCTTTAGGTGAGATTGTTCATTTAACGGGAACTTTGAGTCCAGTTACATTTGAAGATTACTCGCCAGAGTTGTCCTTACTGAGATTTGCTAAAGTTGACGGTCGTTGGGTAGTTCGAGCTTGTGCTTGTAAACTGTATAAAGAGAATCCTTACAAAGAGAAATTAGCAATAGAGACCTTAAAGAAATGGCCTGAGGTACCTTATGCTTTAACAAGTGCTTCTAATTTGGTGTATCCTCGCACGGTTGGCTTTGATAGAGAAGTTATGTATAGTGTTCTTGATAATCTTGTAGGAAGTGAATTAGAACATTCAAAACCACACTTAGGTAATACACATTTACCGTTGACCCCTACACAAAAGGCAGTCTTAGAAGATATGTTGACTTTCCCAGTTCTTCAAGTACAAGTAGAAAATGAAATGGTATTAGAACCTGAAGTCTTAGGTGAGTGGTTGAAGTCACAAGTAAAAGGTCGTAACTTAAGGGTTTTTGATTTGAGAGGTCGTTCTTTACCTATGAGTGAAGTCTTGAAGAAATTAAAAGGTTCAGAAGGGTTTACAGTTGAGACTCAGTTTGTACTGCTTGTCTCACAAGTAACAGACGGTATTCCGTATATTCAGATTGGAACGGTGAGGTGAGATTTTGGGTTTATTAAAGTTTTCAAGCAAAGAGACTCGAAACATTTTGTTTTTGGAGTTATCTAAGAAAGAGAAACTAGATGGTGCGGTTTATCAACAGTTACTTTCTAGTGGTTCTTTGTATAGTGTACCTATTCAGTACAACGAAAAGAAACAAATGGTTCGGTATGACTTAACTGGTTTAATTTCTTTAAAGGTTCGATTTGGTTCCGCTATCACTATTGATGAATTTTATTTGTTAGTTGCTAATCTTTATCACTCTTTCACAGAATTGGTGAATACTTTAGGTGTCCACCCATCTTTGTTAGATTGGTCTCCAGATTTAATTTTCTTAGATGTGAAAGGGAATATATACTTTACGGTATATCCTTTAGTAACAAAAACTGTTGAGGGTACTGGGTTTTATTCTCTAGTTAGAACTTTAATTCTAAAAGCTAAACCCTTTCAGTCTGTGGATAAGCAAGGTTTGGATCGTTTAGCTGGGTTCTTACAAACTGTAGACTCAGGTTCGTCTGATAGTGCTTCCTTTATTTACAATTTAGGTTTAGAGTCTTTAAAGTACAAGTCTGAGAATTTAGGTGATTATCAGTCTCCTCAACTAAAGTTAATTTTAGAGGGTGTTGATAGTGTTGAAGAGGAGCTTAAACCAGATATTATAACTGAGGTTATAGGTGGGGTTGAGTTAGATTTGACACATCTTGATACTGAGATGATGGAACGCACAGGTCTATTAGATGTTTCATCTGATGATGAGATAGAGCACACAACTTTGTTGAGTGATGATGACAGTCAAATGACACACTCCATTGGGTATCTTCTACGCTCCAACGGTGAATCTTTTGAGTTAGATAGTCGTAGTGGGTTTGATACTTGGGTCTTTGGGAAGAGACCAAAGTTTGTTTCTAGTGCAGAGGTGGGTATATCTCTATCTGACAATAACTACATTTCAGGGACTCACTTTAGAATTATTTATGAAGAAGAGGAGAACCGCTTTTACATTTGTGACTTAGGTTCAACTAATGGAACTTGGTTGAAAGACGCTTCGTCTCAAATGTCAACTTGGTTAGATTCAGAGCGTTTGAATAAAGGTAATTCTAAGATTTTAAAGAACGGTGACACTATTCGTATAGCTAAAGAAGAAGTTCAGTTTAAGGTGAAAGAGGTTTAGGGTGAGATTAGAGTATTATTCTGATAGAGGTGGATATAACGGCACTTCGAGAGTTAAGGAGTACCGCGAACACAATGAGGATACGATTGGTTGTTTTCGTTTAGACTTGAAAGACAACTCAGACTTACCAATTTATGTATTAGTTGTTTGTGACGGTATGGGTGGAGGAGTCCGAGGGAAATATGCTTCTTCATTGACTGTTCAAGCAATTAAGTCTATTATAGGTTCCATAGCTCAATTTGACTCTGATGATGGGGTTGACTTATTATCGGTGGTACAAAAAGAAGTCTCAAAGGGTATCCGCAAAGCTCACATGCGCTTGTGCGCTGAGTATGAGAATAGGTCTACTTGTGCAACTACTTGCTCAGTTGCAATTATACAAGGTTATCAGTATTGCACAATTCAGATTGGAGACACACGCGTTTATGAGTTGAGTAATAGGGGTTTGACCTTAAAGACTGAGGATGACTCTTGGGCTTTTAATAAATTAAAGTCAGGTGAGATGACAGAAGCCGAGGTTCGAGTACATAAGAACAGGCACATGATTACAAAAGCAGTTGGAGTTTACAGGGGGTTTCGACTTCAAGAGTCTGAAGTTCAACATCTAAGGAGTGGAGTGGGTATCCTTGTAACCTCAGATGGTTTTTCGGAACTTTTAACAGAGCAGAAAGCTAAGTTGATTTGGTCTAAAGAAAATCAATTAGAGTCTATGTCTAAGGTGATGGTTGGAGAAGGTCAAAAGGATAACATTTCGGCAATATTTTATATGCCATAAAGTTCGGTAGTTTAGATAGATTAGGTAGGTAGTAGTAAATGACGATTGATATTAAAACAGTAGGTAGACACCAAGGTTCCTTTCTTTTGCAAGGGATGAGCATTAGTAAAACTCGCAATGATACAGATATGTTGCAAGGAAGCATTATTATTCGAGGTGGAGAGTCTATTCGCTTTGTTTGTTTTGATAACTTAATTGTTTCACAGTTTAAAGATAATGGAGTTACGAGTATATATGTGAGTGATGGTGATGTTACCATTCAAACTTACAATGAGAGCTTGTCAGCTAAGTTGGAGGGTATCCGTGGTTTGTCTGCGGACTATAATCCTGCTGAGTTTATGGAAGTAATTGACCCAAGTAAAAATGCTCATGAAATTGGAGCTTTGGTTCGCAAGTTGATGACGGAAAAAGGTGCTCAGTTGACTTTGCACATGTTGAGTGACCGAGGTAAAGACCTAAGTGTCGCAATGGCTGCACTATACGGTGGATATCATGATGGGAAAGTTGGGGGTTTGCTTAATCATATTCGTAAGCTTTTGCGTTATGCAGAAGTTGCTATGGTAGAGTATGAACTTCTTAACACAATGAGTCCAGAAGAGCGAGACTTGGTTGTGTTAGGCTTGGTGGTTCATGATTTTGGTAAAATGTTAGAATTAAAAAACGGTGCTTATACGGACATTTCGATTGTACCTCATACTTATTTAGGAATTGAGATTATTTCTAAGTATAAAGACTTGATTGAGCAGACTTACAATGAGATGTTTTATCGAGAGCTACAAGCTATTATCTTAGAACACCACGGAGAGTTTGGAGAGCGCCCTAAAACTGTTTATGCTTATCTTGTGCATGTTATTGACTTACTTGATTCGAGGGTATCCGGACTTCAACGCAAAGTTGAAGGGTTAGGTTTAGAAGATACTGCAAATATTTCGTTTGACGATTACCGATTGCAGTTTAATCGTTACAATGCGAGCAATACAGGTTCATACCTGGTTAATGGCACGGAAAACTCAGAAACTGTTGATTAGATTTCAAGTTTGTGGTACAATACACCTAAGTAAATAATAAAGAGGATAGAAAATTATCCTCTTTTTCGTTGAGATTAGTGAAAGGGTGAATTTCATGTTTGAAAAAGAAAGGATAATACCTAGAAAAGCCTTATATTTTTTGTTAGGTTTTCTGTTTTTATTCATCGTTATTTTGATTTTATTAGCTAGTTATTTTAGTCCAACAAAAGAGATTGCACCAGATCAAAATCAAGAGCGTCAACAGAATATTGCTAAAGGTATTACAGAAAAAGATCTGTCTTTTGAACAACTACCAAGCATTGATTCGGTATCCGAAAGTTCTCCGACCACTGATTTTTTGTATACGAAAGAGTATCAGTTAAGTCGTTTGGAGGGTAAGTATAAACTAGCTGAGTTGGAGACTGTTTTAGCGAAGTTGGGTGATGAGTTTACAGTGACTAAATCTGTAGGTAAGGTTGATGGGGACTCTACTCTTGTAACCTTTCGCTCTACTAATTATGAATTGACTTACTCGTTGACTAAAGGTTTAGTTGGAGTTGGTTATAAAGGTTCTGTAAAATTGGATCAGTTAGTTCCAAAACTATTTGGAGGTAAACAAGTTCAAGAGTTGGAGAGCAAAGGTTATACTAAAGAAGAGAGAACTAAAACAGGGTATCACTACTTTGCTCACCCTAAGTTTCAGTTAAATTAGAAAGGGGAAGTACATGAAGAGACAAGTAGCTTTAGTGAGTTTATGTAGTATTGTGTTAAGTAGTTCTCCTTTTGTATTGAACTCTACACATGTATTAGCAGAAGAACAGACTAAAACAACACAGAGTATAGTGATAAAGACTTTGGATAAAGAGAAAGAAAAAGTTGTAAAAGAAGCAGAGCGAGTAGGGTTTCTACCTAGTGTTCTGATGGCTCTATGGGTCAGGAACACTGATTTTGGTTTAAACTCAACTGAGTTCTCGGTATCCGATTTCGTTTCGGAATTAGTAAATAGTGATTCTGAGTTAGCTAAACGTTTACTTGAGACAGGAAGTGCAGATGAAGCAGTTGCTCTTTTGTTTAAGTATAAGTACAGTTCAGAGAGTGATTTTGTAGGGTCTATGAACTCTGTTCTTTCTTTACCTTATGTGAAAAACTTAGATAAAGAAGTGTATCCTAAAGGTGTCAAACCTTTATATGATAAAGCTGAGTTGAAGAATGGAAAACAACATCGACTTTCATGGGTCTCTTTAAATCAAGATGCGGATGTTCCCAAGGAGCAAGAAGAATCTCAAGCGGATAGTTCATTAGCATTTGAAAGGGTTGGAGAAAAGCGTCTAGCGGAAAGTGGTAGTGTTGGGTTTTTACTTCCTAATAAGGATAAACAGTGGTGGCAGTTTTGGAAGAAGGGGTTGGCTGAAAGCAAAATAACCTTTGAGAAAGATTCTGTTAATGCCCCTAAAGGGGTTATTGCTATTGCAAGTGTATTTGCTCAAAAGCTAGGTTGGTCTTTTGATAGCATGACTGTTGTAAAAACTTCAAATGGTTTATATGCAGTCGGTTCAGACACTCAAAAGGTGCTAGTGAATAAGTTAGGTAAAGTCGTAGCAGTTTGGACAAAAGAATCTAAACCTTATGGGTTTGATGGAGTTCAACAGATTCTAAAAGGAGCAGGTGGGCATCTAACTATCGGTTTGCGTTCTAGTAGTTTGTTAGACGATACTCCTAGTGTTGAATTTGCTTTAAATAAAGATAGTAAAATTGATGAGAAATTACTGCAATTAAGTCCAACTGAGTCTGTGGTAGGAACGTTTACCTTATATGATGTGGGAGTTCGTTATGTAGTTGTAGAAGATAACTCTACAGGTTCTTACAAAGTTCTTTCAGAATTTGGAGGTCAGGTAGGTTCTTCTAATAAAGATGATATTAAAGGTGGTAGCTTGGAGGATTTAGCAGTTTACACTCCAATTAAAACGGAGGTAGGTGTTCTATGGGTTCAAGTTTAAGGAAGACACTTTTATCTAGTGCTTTGATTGGCGCTACGTTTTTGGCTCTAAGCGCCCCCATATCCTCAGTTTTTGCAGGTTATAATAATGTAGAAGATATTACTGAGGATGGTTGGAAAACCATTAGAGGAGCAGCTAAAAAAGCGAAAGAGCTTGGTATTTCAGCAGAAGCTTTCTCTGGGATGATGGGTAATGCCAATGAAGAGTCAGCTTTTGATGCAACTTTAGAAGAACAAGGTAATGTAGCAAGTAGAGGTCTTGGGTTATTCCAATGGACAGATACAGCAGGAAGTCCTCGGAGAACTCAATATGAAAATTGGGTTAAGGAGAAGGGGTATGATATAAAAGACCCAGCTACGGCAGGCGCTGCTTCTATTGAGTACATGGATAAGGAGATGCAAGGAAACTCAGACTTTGGTTCTGCCTTTTGGTCTAGTTATATTCATGGTGTTTGGGGTAGAACAGAGTTAAATCAGACATCTAAGAGTTATGATGAGTTCAAAAAATCTACAAATGTAAAAGGTGCTACACATGACTTTGTGGCAGCCTTTGAGAGACCTGCAGCGGATACTCTTGATAAACGTGCTAAGATGGCTGAGGGTATTTACCAAAAAATTAAAGATGACTATGGAATAGCTAGTGACTCAGATAGTAGTAACAAGAAGAAGTCAGTATCTGATAATTTGAAAGGTTGGTCTGAGGATGCTATCCCAAATATGCCAAAAGACCGTGACTATGGGAAAGAAGAACAAGGTTTTAAAGGTCGTTTAGATAAGATTGAAAAACTAAAAGGTGATGAAGCAACAAGTATTGCTAAGTGGAAAGAAGAACGAGATATTTCTATTCAGCGAAGAACTATTAAAGGTACACGTTTAGTTGTAATGATTCTATCTATGATTGCTTTGGTGTATCCTTCATTCTTATTATTTGCTTATGTGTTTGATTCTTGGTTTGTTTATGTTGATAGTCCCGCAATGAGGGTTGTAACTTTCAACAAGCGAGCGATTGAGCAGAATAGAAATGGTTCAGGTGGTTTGTGGTTCGCAGACAAGAAAGAGAATGCTCGTTTGAAGACAAAACGTTTAGGTTTAGGTGATACTTTAATTTGGGCTGCAATCTTTAGTATTGTAGGTGTCGCAGGAGTATCCGGTTTGATGTATGAGACTGCTGGGAGCATTTGGCGATTTATTGCAGATTCTTGGGGGTACTTTCTTAATGGTTAAAACAGTTAGTTTAGAAACGGTAGGTATAGTTTAGATTGGTTAGAAGTGGTTCAGTAAAAACATACTTAAAAATAGGCGACATTATTGATAATTCTTGGGAAGTAGTCAAGAAGATAGGTCAAGGTGGAACCGCTACAGTTTATTTAGTCCGAGATATTGAATTGAATAGGTATTTAGCATTAAAAGAAGTTCCAGTAAGAGATACTGAGAAGGGTAAACTACAAGCAAAAGCTGTTATTGCAGAAGTTAGTTTGTTAAAAACCTTGAGTCATCCTTCGATTCCAAGAATTATAAAGATAACGAAGGATAGTCATTCTCTTTTGATTATTATGGACTATATAGATGGTTATTCTTTACGAGACATTATTCGTAAAAAGAATTATATCCCAGAGTCTATGATTATTCAGTGGGGGGTTGCTCTATGTAAGACTTTGAGGTACTTACATAATCATGAGCCAAAGATTATTTATCGTGATTTGAAACCTCATAACGTGATGATTACAAATGAAAATCATTTGTATCTTATGGACTTTGGTATCGCAAAGGAAATAACTCCTAACTTTGATTATAGTAAGGAACCTAAGTTGGGTACATTAGGTTTTGCAGCTCCTGAGATGAGTGCTGATGCTGCTTGGTTTGATGAGCGTTCAGATATTTTTGCATTGGGTAGAACCTTATTCTTTTTAGCGACTAGAAACAGTCCTTCTATCACTCACATGCCCGATGGAACGCCGATACCTTTGTTACCTATTCGTCAATATGATTCCTCACGTTCAGTTGGTTTAGAAAAGATTATTTTAAAAGCAACTGCCGAGAACCCAAATGACCGGTATCAAACAGTCGATGAGGTTTTATATGATTTGGAGCATATTGATGAAATGTCAGAAGGTTTTAGGACTAAGATTAAGCGTAGAGCAAATACGATTTATCTTTTGTTTTCAACTTTAGTTTTAGGTTTTATGCTAGTTGGAGGTGGGCTTTTGTATGAGCGTATTTCATTAGCGGATAACTATAAACAAGCCTTAGCTACAGGTAAAACTTCTCAGTCCATAGACTCTTTATTGAAAGCAAGTCAACTAGCTCCTAGTGAAGTAGAGCCTTATTTGGAGATGGTTAAAATTTATAAATCTAGCGGTCGTTTCACAAGTGAAGATGAGTTTCAACTATTAGGGGCTTTGCAAGCGAATATCCCAAGTTTGAAAGGTAAAGAGGGTGCAGGCGACTTACTTTATCAAATAGGTCAGTTGTATTGGTTCTATTACCCACAAAACGGTCAAACAAAATCCGTTTCTTGGTTTGAGCAAGCTAAGGAGTTTGGGGTATCTAAGAAAAATGCACATTTACTTTTGATTTATTTGGACTTAGGTACATTTAAGAAAGGTATTTTAAGTTCTATTACAGATAATTCGGATAATGGTATGTATAAAACTTATTGGGAAGCTTTAGGTGAGTTAGCTCTTGAGATGAGTGGTGATGCGCAGTTAGAACTGACTTATTTAGAGAGTGTATTTGATGTGATTGATTCTTACTCAGGTGGTTTAAAGTCAGATGGTTTAACTTTAGAGGATTTAACTACTGTATTTAATAAAGCGGTTGAATTATTGAAGTCTTATGAAGGTAAGACTGAAGAACAGAAGAAGTCTAAGCTTGAATTGCAGTCTCGCGTTGACACTATTCGCAATAAGATGAATACAACTTATGGTGTAAGGTAAGGGGGACTACTTATGAACTTAATTACAATTTTGGGTATCCTTTGTAGCCTTGTGTCTGCGGTGGGTTTATTGATTATTTCTGCAAAATATGGTATTCGTTCAACTTTGGATACTTACACAGGACGTGATAAACAGAAAGTTCTAAATCGTATACAAGCTCGTAAGCGTATGATTGGAGCAGAGCAGACAATGGAGTTAGTAGAAAAATTTACTGCTCTAGACGGTGTTTCACGAACAGGTTCTTTGAAGTCTGCAACAACAAACTCTTTAACATCTGAGATTTTCAAAAATTCGGATAAGTTAGATAATTTGTTAGATACGCTTATGCGGAACAATGCTTCAAGCACTACAAGTTTGGTTGAAGGTTCTACACCTAAAACTGAGAATATAAGGGGGGATGAGGTTGCGGACGAACAGACTGGTTTATTGGTTTCAGATAAACCTTTAAGTAGGGTTGAGGTAGAAGAACAACAATTACTTGCAGAACAAGTTAAGGATTCTATTGCGTTTAGCAACTCTCAGTGTGGTATCTTTAGAGTTACTGCCATTTATGATAATATTGAACTTTAGTTTAGTCTTGCATAATTGTGAAGATGTGATATAATAAAAAGAGGATTTGAGAGTATTCCTCTTTTTATTTAAAACTGAAATGAAAACGGAAAGATAGGTAAGTAAATGTCAAAAGAGATGAAACGTAAAAAGGCTTTACGTTTACAAGTAAAGCGAGGTAGTTTTTTAGTTGCAACCTTAGCAAGTGTAGCAGTAGGGGGTTTGAGTACAGTAGGTGCAGATGAAGTAAGTTCTGTAGATGCTCAACCTAATGTAGAAGTTTCGTCAACTATCAACTCGGTATCCTCATCTAGTGAGACTTCAGATGCGTCAGCTAAAAAAGTAGTTGAGTCGAATAAGACTAATGAGGTAGGCGATAAAGGTAAAGCGGAGGAAGCTCCTAAAGAAGCAGAAGAGTTAGATAAACATACAGGTTCATCAAGTGAAATGACTTCAAAACCAGAGAAGAAAGACTCTGATGTAGTTGCTGAGTCTAGCAAAGGTAAAGACAAAGAAAAAGAGGATTCAACTCCTGAAGTTGAAGATGGGAAATCTAAAACAGAAGTTTCTGAAGAAAAACCTAAGTCAGATAGTGATAAAGAAAAAGAGGAACCAAAAGAGGCTCCGAAGGAAGAACATAGAGAAGAACATAAAGAAGAACCTAAAGAAGATGGTAAGCTTGATGAAGATAAACCTAAGCTTAATTTTGGGGAAAGTTCAACTATTGAACAAGTGGGTCAAAATTATTTGGTAAATTCAGATACACGTTTAAAGGCTTCTATTTCTAATACTAATATAGGTATGGCCGATTTAAGACTTGTTCAAAAGTTATCAGATGGTTCAGTTGAAGAGCATGATCCAATGGACAGCCATCTTTTACCTGTAACCTCAACTTTAGAGTTGCGGTATAAAGATTCTGAGGGTAAAAATCAAGTTATTTACTTAGGCTCGCTTGAAGATAAGTCTGTCATGTCTTTGAATGTGGTAAAATCGGAAAATCATACAGTTGAACTTAAAGCTAGTTCTGTGGTTGAGGGTGACAGTTTACCAAGCATTCTTTCTGCAACCTCATCAGATGGGAAATACAAATTAACTGGTGTTTTAGGTTCAGATAATACTTACACGTTTGATGGGTCTGTATTGTCTAGTGGTAAATATACTTTTAGTGTAGATTCTAATGATATTCATTCTACATTTGGTAGACGTTTAGGATCTGCTACCTTTGAACTTAGCGGTATTGAGCCATTAGTGCCTACTCCTACGCCAGAGCCAAGTCCATTACCAACACCTACACCAGAACCAAGTCCGAGTCCATTACCAACACCAACTCCAGGTGTTGATACTCCTACAACTCCAAACAATGGGGGTACAACTGATGTAACACCTCCAACACCAAGTCCTGTTCCTACACCGCCTACTCCAAGTACACCTTCTGAGGTTCCAAGTACGGATAATCAAGGTGGGGGAGGGGTTGTCGTTAATCCTTCTACACCTAATACAAACACTTCAAATGGCAATACTAACACTAATAATGGTGGCAAAGTAGCTATTGGGGGTGTTTCTGACAAGACAAACTATGTAGAGAGTCCAGATAAGCTAACCGTAGGGGTATCCGACGGTTCTGTGCGCGATGTAAAAGCTACTGTATCTTCTCAAACAGGGACTACTGAGTTAACAGGTCGAGTTGTGAATGGTTCTTTTGTAGCAGATAACCTTCCAGAAAAAGATGGAGTTTATACTGTTAAAGTACAGGTAACAGATGATAAAGGTCAAGTCTCTGAGAAAACCATTACTTATGCAGTCAATAAGAATGGTTCTACTTATAATTGGCTAAATAAAGATGTAAATGGAGCTTACTATCAATCTTTAAGTGAAGATTTGAAACTATCAGAACATTCCACTACGCGCTTAGATACAAGTAAGACTAAGTTTACTTTCACTTTAGATGGTAAAGTGGTGTCCTTGGATTCTCGCCAAGTAAATGTTGTTGAGAAGAAAGAGGATGACGGTTCTTACACTTACACTTACACTTTCGATAAAACTGCCTTTAAAGAAAATGGGGTATGGTCGATTTCAGTTGCTACTGTTGACGTAGATGGTCATGCTTCATCATCTAATGCTTCTGTCCAATTTCAGTTTGTGTTAGATAATATTGCGCCAGAGTTGAAGATTGAGGGTATTTTAAACAATGGTAAATATGACGCTGCAAAATATCAATTTAAGGTTCTTGTAAAGGATAATATTGGTTTAGCTCGCGTTCGAGTTTTGATTAACGGTAAGGTTTATGAATTTACACGAAGTGAGTTAGAGAAAGGTGAAAAAATCTTAGATTTGGAGCACTCTGACAAACCTTATACGATTGAAGTTGAGGTGGTCGATTTAGCTGGAAATACAACCACTCAGAAAGTAGATGGAATTACAGTTACGGCAAGTGATATTCAAGCTTTATTACACTCTGATGCAGTTAAACTTGTAGTTGGTGTTTTAGGGATTGGTGCTATTGTAGGTTTACTTGCATGGTGGGGTGCTTCTGTTCGTAAGCGTAAAGCTTTAGAAGAAGAGCTTGAACGTTATAGAATTGGAGCACACCTAGTAACAGAAGCTGAGGGCATCTTATCTTCTAGTGGTGGTTCTTCGGTTGAGGATACAGGTTTAACAGAGTCTGAGATTGGTTCAGCAGATGTAGGTTCTATTTTGGCTGAGGAAGTTGCTTTATTGAATCAAGATAGTGGATCTATTGAGACTTCTGGTAAATTGAGTGTGTTAGGTGCAGATACAGAGGTTTTGGATGCTGATAATACAGAGCAAACTGCTACGGTTGGTACTGAGCCTTTAGAAGACAGTGAGTACACTTCTGTTTTGAGTTCTGAAGATGAAGAACCAGAGCTTACTACGGTATTGGACTTAGGAGAAGAAGAACATACTTCTCTATTAGTTGATGATTTTGAAGGTATGGGTGAGCAAACTTCTGTATTAGGTACAGAGGAACTTGAACAGACTACGGTGTTAGATTCAGGGGAAGAAGAACACACTTCTTTACTAGTTGATAATGATGAAGAACATACTTCATTACTAGTTGAAGAGAGTGAGACTGTTCCTTTGGATTCAGAAGAACGTAAGGACGATCTAAAAGGTGATTCTGAAGAGTAACCGTTTGAATAGATTTAAAGTTTACGGTAGTTTTTAACTATCGTAAACTTTACTTATTAGTGGAATGAGGTTGTTATGAAAGAAATACTTCAAAGTTTTATTGCAAAGCGTTTAGCTAGTAAATTAAAAGAGTATAGCGCTAGTGAGATTTTGCGCTTTTATGGTTCTATACGTGAGAGAGTTTATGCTCAATCAACTCTCTTTCTTTTAGGGTTGTTTGCTTTGTGTAATTATGCTTATACATACGGTTTTACCCAGTGGGCTTTATATTTGTTGCTAGGGTTTATTTTAGTGTGCTTACTAAGTTCTGTCATTTATCACTTAGGGGTTGTGTCACAAGTCAAAGGGTATCTTGTACTTCGGTTGAAACCAATTTTACATGACTCAGAACGTCCAGAGAGCTATTTTAAGAGTAAAATAACAGTAGGTAAGGTTTCTATCCTTAGTTCTAAAATAGAGAGTGCAGAGGTCAATTCTGAGCCTTCTGAGGGTAATTCTGAATAAAATAGGTTAAATAGTTTAGATGAAAAAAGAAAATAAAGAATACGGATTGAGTTCTTTAGCAAAGTCGAAAGGTTGTGTTGGTACTTGGTTAAATTGGCTCGGTGCCTTCGGTATCTTTCTTTTTGCTTTGTTATTTGGTTTTAAATTGTTCTGTAATCCTATTTTAATTTCGGGTAACTCTATGAACCCTACTTTGCAAGACCACCAACTTTGGTTTAGTAGAGCAAAGCAATTAGGTAAACCTAAAAAAGATGATATAGTAGTAGCTTATGATGTATTAACTCGAACAAAGCTTGTGAAGAGGGTTGTTGCAACTGAGGGTGATACTTTAACTGTATCAGAGTTAGGTTTGCAAGTGAATCAATCTTTAGTAGATGACTCTAAAGAAACTTTAAATTTGATAGAAGACAAGTCATCTTGGTTAGGCTCTCATAGAGGTTTGTCTGTTACTTTGCAAGAAGGGGAGTATTTCTTATTAGGAGATAACCGAGAGAACTCGAATGATTCTAGGTCTTTGGGTATCTTCCCAGAGTCTACAATTTCTTCGGTACTGACGATTGAAGCTCCAAACTTTTTAAGAAATTTTCTGATAAAGAATTAGAAAATGCAGTTATTTTGTGAGAATTTCAAAAACTTAGGTGCTTGAAAACTCAGTAAAATCAAGGGTTTTGATATAAAGTTAGATGAAATAAGGCTTTTTAAAATTTTTTTACACAAAACTGTTGACATACTTGGGTTTGTGTGATATAATGTTTATTGTAAGTTAGCAAAAGTGCTAACATATAAAGAAAGGAGCCTAAAACAAATGGCTAATAAAAAAGATTTGATTGCTAAAGTAGCAGAAGCTACTGAGTCGACTAGGAAAGATTCAGAAGCAGCGGTAAATGCAGTATTTGCAGCAGTATCTGACTATCTTGCAGCGGGTGAAAAAGTTCAGTTGATTGGTTTTGGTAACTTTGAAGTTCGTGATCGTGCTGAACGTCAAGGTCGCAACCCACAAACTGGTGAACCTCTTACAATCGCAGCTACTAAAGTTCCTGTATTCAAAGCAGGTAAAGCTCTTAAAGACGCTGTAAAATAACCTAAAGGTTTAGGTAAACTAGGGTTGCTACCGAGTTTTCTCAGTGGGTTGGATTCCTACTCTAGTTATTGCGAGACTTTCTCGCAGAAATGGATAAAGCTTTTTTTATCATCCCTGTTTAGTTCATCGGATGCTCGGTGTAGTCTATTCAGGCATAACTGGAAGTTGGGCAAAGCCGAATAGTTCAACTTTTAGGTTGTAAGGGACTGGTTTACCTTACGGCATCTCCGAATTGTCTGAGTCGGTGTTAAATTCGATTCAATTTAACAATGAAGTAAAGGTGTGTCGTCAGACAATTTACCTTGGTAAGCTAAATTGTCTAAAGGCGCGAGGGGTATCAGACGCCCTAAGAAATACCAAAGTCATTAAGGTTTTGGTTTCTGCATCTTTCACAAGTGGTCAGGTTGCTGACTTAATGAGGTTGGACTCCTTACACTTGTTTAGTGAAAGGTAGCTGAACTTTCACTAATGCGTTTACTAATGCGTTTAGCGATGCTAGTGTGCGCCTCCTTTAAAAAACTGTGACATTTGTCATAGGGATGTGCTAGTGCAACTACTTGCACTTTACAAACGGTCAAGTTGCTGACTTAATGAGGTTGGACTCCTCACGTTTGTGTTGAGGGATATTTATTCCTCAAGGTTTAGCTTTCAGAAGCAAACTTCCTTTCTTATTCAAGTGTTTCTACCTAGATTTCTAGCTAGAAACACTATATCTAGCGTGGATGGCGAAATTGGCAGACGCACAGGACTTAAAATCCTGCGAGCTTTGGTTCATGAGGGTTCAAGTCCCTCTCTGCGCATACCTTAATTGAAGAAGAGAATTGAACGCATAAAGTAATCCTAAGCGGACTATGCGTGCGGAAGGTAACTTCCGTTTGAAATTCAGTTAAGGTTTCTTATATTAGTTAGCACAACGTAACCACATAGGTCTTCTAAACCTATCTCGTAAAACTGTGGGAAGGATGAGTATGAGGTTCGATTCCTCCGTTGTGTATGAGGTTATAAAATAGCTATGGATTTTAAATTGGATAAAGGTGTTGGGTATATGTATTGTTATAATCCAACACATCCTTTGGCTAATAAGTCAGGGAAGGTTTATGAACATAGGTATGTAATGTCAAACTACTTAGGTAGGTGGTTAACTACAGATGAGGTAGTTCATCATAAAGATGGAGATAGAACAAATAATCAGATTGAGAATTTAGAATTAACTAATAATAGAGATCATGCAATTTTACATGCTATTGAAAATGGTTGTATTTATGCTACTAAGGTGTGTAAGTATTGTAATAAAGAGTTCAAAGTAGTTGGGTCTAAAGAATTTAACTCTCGTAAGTTTTGTTCTGTACTTTGTGATAAATTGAGTAGACGTAAATTTGAAGTGCAACAAGACATTCTTGAAGATTTATTGTGGAAATATCCAATAACTCATATAGCAAAATCATTTGGTGTTAGTGATAAAGCAGTGGCAAATAGAGCTAAGAAAATGGGTTTAAGTAAACCTCCTTTGGGTTATTGGTCGAAGAAAAGAAGTAGTCGAAACTCTAACTAAGTAGATTTTATAGATAAAATAAGTTTTAGAACCGATAACTCAGTTGGTAGAGTTGCGGACGTTTAATCCGTTGGTCGCAGGTTTGAGTCCTGCTCGGTTCATGCCGAAAAGTTTGTTTTGATTTATCTCATTGCGACTTAGGTTTAATAACTGTGGAAGGTTATTAAATCGTAGAGGATATCCTCATATTCCACCATAGCTCAGTTGGTAGAGCACTCGACTGTTAATCGAGTTGTCACTGGTTCGAGACCAGTTGGTGGAGTTCTAGTGTGAGCTAGAAGATTAAACGTTTAATTTCTGATTACCACCTATAGCATGGTGCTTATGTTTGAGTCATGACTTACATAGACGAGCCGGTAAATCAGCGGAGTTATTTCTTGAAATAACTGTTCGAATCCTTGGGGTGGTATAAATTAGGAGTATAGTAAAGAATTAAGTCTTTATGTATTCATATTTTAAAATCAAAGAAGGTTATAATAGAGGTAGAAATGACTATTATTGTTTCAGCATTTCCTTGTCTTGGAAAGACTACTCTTACAAATCAAAATAAGGATATTTACTTTGATGCAGAGCTTTATGAAAGTAGAGCAACTAAAGGAATGTCTGAAAGTCAACAGAAAGAATTTTTTAAAGCAAGTGCTTTAAAAATTAAGTTGATTTACGACACAGGGTATTATACTGCTATTTTTGTAACTGATGATGAGCGATTGTTAAGTGAGTTGCGTTTATTCGGTTTAAACGTTGTTCATGTCTTACCTAACCCAGATAATGAAGAGCATTTACATGAGTACATATCAAGAGTGATTGCTCGGTCAGGGTTAGACTGTTATTCAAATGTTCTTTCTGAGGATATATCTAAGTTAAAAGATAAACTTTACACAGTACAATCAAATAATGAGCAAGTATATTTTGTAGAGCCACACAAATATATCGAACACCTTGTTCCTGAGTTGGCAAACTTGTCCTAAGCACGACACAAAACTACTGGGAAAGAAAACTGTTATTCCGAAACAATACGGGAAAAAGTGAGGTAGATTGCTTTTATTTTACCTCCACCTCAAAAGGGTTTACATTGTAATTAACTAAATCGAGGATATAGCCAAGAGGTAAGGCAGTAAGAGACCGTAGACCTAGGGTTCGACTCCTTTTATGACGACTAGTTCGTTGTATAGCCAAGGGGTAAGGCTTGCGACTACTTATGACTGAGGGTTCAATTCCCTCTATCCTCATTACTATTTATATTATCGGAAAGTAGCTCAGTTTGGTTAGAGTGCATGCTTTGGGAGCACGAAGTCGCAAGTTCGAATCTTGTCTTTCCGATGCCAAACGTATATTACACTTTTTTCATGTGTTTATACCTTTAGACTCAACAGTTTGAATAAGGTTGTTGAGTCGTAGCCTACTAAGTTCATTTGCAAGTGCTTTCTTAGTAGGTGAGATATTGTTTCTTTTGGGGTATCGTCTGTGAAAGGTCGATACTTCATAACCTTAGTAGCTGCAAACTTTGGTGTCAGTAACATTGCCTTTCAAGGGTTATGCGAAGTTATGTCCTAAACCACTACTGAGGTGAATTTGGTTGGTAAGTAGGTTTTGTGATCAGGACTTACTTCATAGAGTTAAATCCTCTTAATTTTATTCAAGCGCATTGATTTTTAAAGGTCTTTGCGTTGTGCCACATTTTGTTGTGTGGTTAATTCCATGGTTTCACAAGTTTTTCATGGAACCTCTTAGAATTTTGAGTGGGGTTTCAATCTGCAGAGATAGTTGCCCTCTTACGGAAGATTACCCAAGTCTGGCTATAAGGGGGCGGTCTTGAAAACCGTTAGGTTGGTAAAACGGTATGTGGGTTCGAATCCCACATCTTCCTTTGAGCTGAATTTTAGCTCAAAATAAAATAACTTCTGATGATTTTAGAATGTTCAGTAGAAGTTAAATTTTGTTTAGTCTGGGGGTATCAACTGTCGAAGGTTGATACCTCATAAGTCTAAGTGGATTTTGAGTAGTTCCCTCTTAGACTTAATCTAACGGTTCGTTAGACCTTCTTTTTTTAATTTATTTTGGGTGTAAGAACTGTCAAAGGTTCTTGCATCATAGCTACTCATGTGGGGAATTTTCGTGAGTAGTGAGGTAACTTCAATGAAGATTTGGATTTTAAATTCATAATCTGTCTCTGTGGTCATTTTATGACTTCTTTTGGGTTGGTGGTATCGACTTTCAAAGGTCGTTACCTCATTTCTCTCCTTGTGAGAATGGGAGAGAGACTAGCTTTCATTAAATACCTCCTTTTGGTAGGGTTGCTAACTGTAAAAGGTTAGCAACTTTTAGAACCTATCCAGGTTCCTAAACATCGTCATTTGAGGACTGACAAAATCCCCTAGCTCACAATAGTTAGGGTTCTAAAGAACCTCCGTTACACTCAAAGTTCGCGACGTGAAGTGTAGAAGTTTTGTCAACTTCGGATAAAGACTGGTTGAGCTATATCTAAGCGGTAAAGATAGACTTTGATTGTCGAAATTCGTGGGTTCGATTCCTACTAGCTCTATAACTTAGAACTATATTAGTTGAATTCTTTGGAATAGGTTCTAAGGCAGTTTGTGAGGTAGTCGTATATTTCACATAAATACTGTAAATTTGGTTTCTCGGTATCCGAATTGCGAATAAAACGAGTTGGGTTAAGGTTTTAAAAGACTTTAATCTAGTTGCTTGTCTTAGTAAGAATTTAATAAAAATTTGTTCATCGTACACTTACTCAGATAAGTTTTTAATAGGAGAATTACTCAAAAGGCTGAAGAGGGTGGTTTGCTAAATCATTAGGTGGCTTAGGTCATGTGAGGGTTCGAGTCCCTTATTCTCCGTTGATTTTTAATCTGACTTACTTAGGTAAGTCTCTTTTAGTATTAGAGGTGGTATCCATAATATGTTGACTTACAACAAAATGATAAAATTACATAATGAGCTTTCTTCTAGTTTGGATGAACTACGACAACATTTAGAAAGTGTACTTGGAGATATTGGGTATGAATATGGTGTTTCTGCTCAAATTAGAGTTGATGAGTGCAATAGTTTAACTATAGGTTTTTATGATCCAACTCAGTGTATGGACTTTGAAGCTATAATTGCTGATGGTGATGATTTTAAACAGATGATGAAAATTCAAACTACTGAAGAGTTGCTTTCTTTCTTGTCTGCTCGTACTATTGCCTAATAGATGTGATTATTTCAGCTTTTTTATCGGAAAAATAGTTGCTTTATCTTTAAGATTTTGCTATACTATACTTACTACTAAGTCTTTAGACTTAAATAATTTTATATTAGGGATTTTAAATATGAATAAACTTAAGTTACTATCTGTTTTAACTCTGTCTACCGTAGTTTTAGGTGCATGTTCTCTGTTACCTAATAATTCAAGTAATTCAACTAGTGGAACAGAGCAAGTTGAAACTTCTAGTAAAGAGGATACAGCAAAAGAGAAAGTTACGAAAGATGCAACAGTCTTGTTAGATTCTATTTTAACTCAAGATGACACTAAATTTAAAAAGGTTTATGGAGAAACTTATGAGAAGTGGTCTGACGCTATTATTGCTGTGCAAACTAGTGAGAAGATTAAGGAAGATGGTCTAACTCCAGCAGCTACCTACTCTGTTCAATGGGTGAAAGAGTTTCAAGTTGAAACTCCAGAAGAAACTGTATCAGGTTATTTTAAGATTCGTAGAGGTTTAATCAAGAAGATTGAGAATTACGAAATTAAAGATGTAAAACTAGATGAATCTGGCAATTCTGCAACAGTTACTTTTACTTCTAAGAAGTTACACTCATTAGGGTTGGCTTCAGCAGTTAGAACTGTTCTTACGGAACTTATTGGAGGTATTGATAATTTAGGTAAGTACAATACTGCAGGTTCAAATGTAGATATTAAGAAATACCAAACTATCCTTTCTTATTGGATTTTCCGCCATTTGTACCATAATGATTTTAACATCTACTCTAATGTGGATGCTAAATTAGCAAGCACACCTTATACGACTAATGAGTATGACACGGAAGTTAACCTCACTAAAGATAAGGAAGGTAACTGGCAAATTTCTCAAGATGATTATAAGACTCTTTTATCTGAGTTGTTAGATCGATCTGAGGGGTATAGTTCTATTTCTTATGATAAGCCAACAAAGAAGAGTGATTCTTTAAAAGATGAGTCTAAGGAAGAGTCTAGTAAAACTAAGTCAACCAAGTATGAGAAGACAGATAAAAAGTCCGATACTTCGGATAAGTCCACTAAATCGAATATTTAGTTTTAGAAAGCAAGTGGTTTTTATCTGAATTACTTGCTTTTTTTGATATTGGTTGTAGCTTGATTTTGCAGTGACTGAGGTTTTGTATGAAATATTTGTTTTTAAAACTTTATATTTGTTTTTGCGCTCTAGGTGCTATTATTCTTTTTGCGGGTATTGAATTTAGCTTCCCGCTTGATTTACCGTATTATGTTTCTACTAAAGTTAATCGTTCCTTGTTAGAAACTAAGCTATGGTTACAAGGGGTATCTTTATTCTTTTTATGGTTCGCAGGTCTGTTCGGTTTAATTTTATTTTCTGAACAGACCTACAAAACCTAAGAATAGCACAAATAACCCTTGACAATTCTTACTCTTTCTGATATAATAGATTTATCTTAATAAGGAGGGTACTTATGGACATTAGTGTAATTATAAAGGGTTGTGATGATAGTACAGATTTTGAATTAGTTTGTACTGAAGAGCAATACTCTTTCTTAAAAGAGCTTGCAGGTGCAACCCAGATGGTATCAACTTTTTCTTGCATGCCTATTATCAAATTGCATAATAGTTCAGGAGAAGAGGAAGATGTTCAAACTAACTCAGATAACCTTAAATGGATTGCAGAGGTAGAAGAGAACGGAGACGATATTTCTCACTATGTACTAGATACAACCAAACTTTAATATTAAGGGGTCGTCTGGATTCGACAGGCGGTTGTACCTTTTAACCTCGCACCGAGTGACTACGTTATAGTCAAATTAAATATAACTGCAAATAACAATGCACCAGTTCGCATGGCTGCCTAAGCTTTTAGCTTCGGTGGTTGATACGAACACAAGTAAAATAGTCGAATAGACAAGCGACTGAGATAAGTACCGGTATCTTTCAGTTGCTATAAACCTCGGTACTCGCAACTAAGGTTTCTCAACTTAGTTGTTAAATAGAGATATAACTTTTAGTTTTGTACGTTTCCTAGAAGTTGAATGTTAAAACGTAGCCGTGCGCAGTAAGGTTAACTGGAAAGATTGTTTGGACGTGGGTTCGACTCCCACCGGCTCCATAAAACATAAGAATTGTAGGGTTTATTGTGAATAAGTCTTTTAGAAGAATAGCATTTAAACACTTGCTAGTGCCTTTAATTACGGGTTTATTTTTGTTTATAGGATTCTCTTATTTAGCGAATACAATGCAAAACAACTATGTAACAATGGCAGATAGTGGTCTTTTGTGGCTTTACATTTTATTCTATCTTTTTATTGCTACTGGGTTTATTTGCAGTGGTTTCTTGTTGGTAAGTTTAATTACTTTTATTCTAAGTGGGTTTCCTGTAATAACTGAGAAATACAAGCAACTGTTACTGCGAGATGTTTCTACATATATCTCGCTTGAATACTTCTGGGTACCCTTTTTCCCTAAAATGATTGATAAGATTTCAAATGAATTTTATGACAAGATAAGTAAAACGGACTAGATTTAATTTAGGTTGTATAAAGTACTAAAGAATGAGGTGGAGAGAATGTCATTTCTTACGAAAACTTTAGCCAAAGAAGTTTTATCTAAATATAATTGTGCAGTTGAAGTTGCAGTTAATCCAAATTACTATGTCTTGTCTGATAGGGGTTCTATTTGTGGTTTAGGTTTATTTCAACCCCATGAGGTTGAAAGATTAAGTAATATTCTTAGTGAAATATCTAATCAAATCTACCTAGAAACTGGATTGTATATCACAGATTTAGATTGGTTAGATATTTTCCCAGAGGACAAGTTTTTATTAAATGCTCGCATTAAAGAATCTAATGGGTTATATGCCACTCTTCTTAACTCTTTCTCAGAGTGAGTTAATTGCAAAATATATGAGGTAAGTAGTAAATGGTTAAAGAACATTATCGATGCAGTTTAGGAACTAAAAAGGTTACTAAATGGGGAAACAGTAAGGGTATCCTTCTACCAACTACAGTTTTAGAAAACTTAAATTTGTCTGAAGGTAATGAGGTAGAGTTTATTTTTGAAGATGGGAAGATTATTTTAAGAAATAAGTCTGATCAGTTAGATATTCCAAACTATGATTTAGATGAACTTTTAAAAGAATATGAACCTTCAAGTGAAGTATTGTAAGTAAGCCTTAGTTGATTTACTTACTTTTTTATGATTGTAATTCTTAGACTTATATGGTATACTATATTAAATAAAGATTTTTAAGGAGTTTTGTTATGAAGTTACTTAGGTTGAGTGAGGGTTCTACTCTTATATACAGTGAAACTATTCGTTACTTTTCACTCCCTAAGAGTTATCATAGGTTATTAAAAATTTTTGAGAATTGCGGGTATCAATCTAAGACTGACACGCTTTCGTTACTAGATACTTCCTCATTTAATCCTTTGTCTGGGGAGTATAAGACTACTCAGAGCAATGAAAATGAACGTATGGGATTCACTTTTGAGCAACTTGCTTCAAACCCTTTAAATGAGATTCTAAACTGTGGGATTCAACTAACTTTAAACACTAAAACAACTCCTACTGGGTTTAAGTTTCTTTGGTTTAACATTGTAGACTCTAATGAGGTCTATGAGTTGTTTACTCACAACTATGCTTCTATGCTTTTTGAAATCCCTATGACCGAAGAAACTAAGTCGGAGCGCTTAAAACTTCAACGTGAATACGAAAGAGAAATTAGGCTGTTGCAAGGGTATCGAAAAGCTCTTTAATTTCTCATAACTTTCAAAGTTTTCCCACTAAAGTAAATTTTTTAAGAAAACTTTGTTGACAAACTTAACCTTCTGTGTTATAATTATTTCAAGAAGTTAAGTTTTGCAGTAGATAAAGACTGAGCGTTTGGTAACGACAACCAAACACTTGCTACATATTTGTCTACACGGGAAGTGAGGATCGCCCGAACCGAAAGAACACCGGTCGTTCGATGTAGCCAAATCCGTCTGCGGAAAAGCAGAGACTTATCCTCCCTTTAGACTTGATTGCTGATGATGGATGAGCATTTAGAACGGAGGTTCGATTCCTCCTCAAGTCATTGTTGAAAATAGTACGTTGTTTCTCAGAACAAAGGTGAGGGTTCAAGTTCGTCCTAGACCGTTAGTCTAGTAGTATAAGCAACAAATGTTTAGAAGAGGTTACTCAACTGAGATAAGGGTGTCCTCAAACATGCACCGTTGGTCAAGTGGTTAAGACACTGCCTTTTCACGGCAGTAACATGGGTTCGATTCCCATACGGTGTATTTTAGTTTTGTAATAGAAGTATTTGCAGGTTGATACAGTAAGGAGAGTTAACGTTACTTCTAGAGAAGTCGGTTCAAGTCCGTCCTATTGCATTAGGTTTCGTAGCGTAGTGGTTAACGCGCTGCCTTGTCACGGCAGAGATCGAGGGTTCGATTCCTTTCGAGACCGTTTGTTGGTTTATATATGTGAGTTCTCAAAGGGGTATCCACATTTTTTGGAAAGGTAGCGAAGAGGCTAAACGCTGCGGACTGTAAATCCGCTCCTTCGGGTTCGGGGGTTCGAATCCCTCTCTTTCCATTGCTTAGTTTTTGTTATTTTTTTTCTAAGCAATATTCCTCCTAGAGATAGGGTTCTGAGTTAGATGGGGTGGTGTCTAACTCAGTTTAAAGCAGAGTAGTAGCAGTGGTAGCTCGCAAGGCTCATAACCTTGAGGTCGCAGGTTCGAATCCTGTCTCTGCAATTAACTCGTCTTAAATAAGACAACTAAACGGTTTCGTAATTAGAAAGACTTAATATTGATTTCAATGGATAATTATTTAAGTGATAATAATAATAGCTATATTCAAAGAATGAACCAAACTGCTGAGTCTAAGTTTAAGGTAGTTGAGCCTTTTCTTGGATATGGGGTTACACTTTTGGACTTTGGTTCTGGTATTTCTTCTGAGTTCATAGCTGATGTAGTTTCTACGGGTGCTGATTACTATTCTTATGATATTTCTCCGACTGTGCAAACTACTTTATCTCGCATGGGTGTCAATGTAGTAACTAAACAAGAGTTGCTTAAAGGAGAACTTCACTTTGATGTGATTTATCTTTCTAGCGTTTTCCATGAAATTATGAGTTATTTAACTCGCCAAGAGCGTACAGAAACCATATCAATGATTGTAAATAGTTTAAAAACAGGTGGTTCTTTAGTTATTCGAGATTGGGCGAACCCAGATGCGGTATCTGAGTCATTCACACTTAAACCTGTTTCAAAACAAAGTGAAACAGAAATACATACTTGGATTCAAGAACTTCAGAAAAACTCGGTTATTGATACTGTTGAGACAAAAGAAGCTGGTTCTATTGTAACTACTGTGAAAAATGCTTATGAGATTATTTTTCACGTAGTTTGGGGTTTGAAGTCTTTGAATCGAGAGTCGAAGGAACAATATAACGTGACAAATGCACTTATGAAGTGGATTTTGTATCCTTGGAAAGACTGTTTACAGTTGCAAGGTGTTTATAGGTTTAAAGATCAGAGATATTTAATCTATTTACAGAAATACTTTGAGCTAGACTCAGTTCCTTTTGATACGAAAATGGTTTGTATTTTTCAGAAGACCTAAATTTGTTACTTAGTAATTATTGTCCTAAACAAGACATTAAACTGTTTTGTCTCATTGACATTAAATGAGCGTTGACTTTAGGGTGCTACCTCACGGTATCTTAGACGAGCTTCTGATAGGGTTTTCAGTATACACCGCGGGTGAGGAATTAAAACTGAACTTTACTTATATTTGATTTGTAAATTTGATATAACTTGGCTCCCTGTATAACAAAGTCATTTATGGAGAACGTGTTAAAATATTTCTAAATACTTGTTCCCTGTTTTGTCAAAATAACTTTTAGGGGAGAACACATTTACAAAATTGAAGATATAAGTAAATACCTTTTATACGTGACCAATACTCCGATGATGTCGTAAAACTCAGGCGGAAAATCCTAGTTGAGTGTACATTAAAACTAGGTGGACGCAAGGCGCAGTTTTGGCAACGGTTTGTCTTTTCCACCCCTTGACCCCTTAAGTAAAAATCCAAGAAAATAAATTGCTGAGGTGTTTGCTCTAACACTTCGGTGTCGAGCATTTGAGAAAAGCTATTTTCTCTTTTAAATGATGTAGTTCAGTCGCGCTTAGCGATTGGGGTAAGTGAGAGGACGTGCGCACGTACCTCTCGGCTACATTTAGGTTTAAGTTTCTTTCTATACCAAAAAAGAAACTCTAGGTCAACTACTAGCGAAAACCAAGCAGTAACAAAGTTGACTGGGTATGCTCAATACTCGACAGGGGTAGGCTTTGGTAGAAGGTCTATAGGTGGGAATCCTAAAATAAAAAGCACATAATTCCAAGATACTCGGAACCTAATGAGATTGGTTAACCGTGGGTGCTTTCTTCGAAGGGTTGGAGTCCTTTGACAAGTTTTCTAAGTGCTTGACCACAAACTTAGTGAGCCGATTTAGTTCAGTTGGTAGAACATCTGATTTGTAATCAGAGGGTCAGCGGTTCGAATCCGTTAATCGGCATGGGATTATGGAGAGAAACTGATTCACTGGTGAGAAACAGTGATATTGGGTTCTTTCTTCCCCAAGTGCACTTGGTATCAACCTACCCTCCTCGCTGTTGGGAAGATAGGTTGGTGCGATGTAGTCTGGTTGCGGATGTGATTGAGGTAAGTGATTGGTATAGCGCTATACCAATCAGCTACATTATTTTATTGTGGTGACGTAAGGCAATGCGGTGAGCCGCTTGTTTGTGGCACAAGTGTTAGTCGGTTCGAGTCCGACACGTCACATAAAATGTTACCCAGAGTATGCTTAAGCGTTATAAAGTTTTTAGACCACCCACCGGTTTAATTACAAGCTTTGTTTAGGGTTTTTGGTGAAGACCTCGTTGGGGAAAACCAAAATTTTTCTTGTCGGATAAAAGACATTAAACTTTATTGAGTAATTGTGCGGAAGATTTTATCTTTCGCATTTTTTGATAGAAAGGAAGTGGTTTTCTAATGTACAAAGAAGTAGTCTTAGATGAATCTATTTTGAACTTAGACTCTGGGCTCCCTCATTCTGCAATAGATGAAATAGTCGCTCTAATTTCACATTTGGAAGAACAAGAGGAAAACGATTCCTCGGTATCCTCCGTAAAACCTTGATTTTTCAAGGTTTTTATGTTATACTGTTTATAATTAGTAAAGAAGTAGAGTTTAAGTTATGAAATTAAAAAGTGTGAAATCAAAAGATTCGGAAGAGCTTTCAGAGTCTGTGTATGAGCATTTATCGATGGTGTTTGTGTTCTTATCTAGTTTTCTATCTGCGGTAGTTGTAGGTTGGTTAGCTTTTTTATTGCTGTACAAATGTTGGTTTTACTTCGGTATCCTCCAACCTCATGTAGAGGGTTTGTCGTTAGGGGTTTTCTTAGTATTTCCTATCTTTTATTCAATTTACAATTCTAAGTTGATTGCGAGTGGTTTGTCTCCTAAGACTCAATTTAAACTTATTTCTACTCAGTTGTTTTGGGTTTTCTTATCTCTAACGGTTGTTCTCAATTTAGACTTGATAGTTCTTATGTTTCGTAGTTTTTATGATTTCTTGCTTTCCTTAGTTTCCCCGTCTATATAAGTATAACTTCACTTAAACCTTGAAAAATCAAAGTTTAAGTGTTATAATAGTTCTAATAAATAATGAAATGAGGTTTCTCAAATGGAGCAATTATTTGAAAAACGATATACAAAGAAAGGTGTTCGTACATTTTTCAAGGAACAAGAAAATGGATATTGGGATGTACACATTGTATTTTACCCTAGAAAAGTCGATAGTAACCCATTTCGAGGTGGTAAGTTATTTGCTGACTCTTTAGATGACTTGTACCGTGAAACTGGAATAATGCCTACTTGGAACTCGGTTGGTGTTCCAGAGAACTCTGTTGATGATAGTGAAGAAAAGTTGGCTTTAGGTTTTAAAGAGGTTATTTTATGATAGCTGCTCGTAATAAACGAACACCGACTTATGAAGACTATATGTCTTGTGAAGAGCTTATATCTATGTACAATTCAGTTGCTAATACTAATCACTTTGATTACAGAGTCTTTGCAACTATAACTCATTTGGTTATTGAGGTTGCATTGAAGAAAATATCTATACATTTAGGGTTAGAAGTTTCTACAACTTCACATAGTGTAGGTTCTTTGATATTCAATATCTCAGATAAGATTGAATATAAATCTAAATTTCAGTTAGGGTATGTAATTAGAGAACAACACCTTAAGTATATAAGTAGAGGTGAGTTTGGGTACTTACAACGTTTTCCGTATGACGCTCTTAGATTTAATCAACATATAGATGTGAAAGTTCCTACGGTAGAATTTTTGAGTGACCTTGCAAAACTAGTTTTAAATGAATTAGAGTTAGTTGAAATAGAACGTTCAAGATATTAAATATCTTGACAAACCCCACTCAGTATAATATACTTAAATAGCTAATTAAGGTAGAACTTACTGAAAAGTAAGTTTTCATCTTTTGTGTTTTAGTCTTATGGACGGTTAACTTTACGCAGTTGAAGAGGTTAAAACATATCCTCAACAAGATAAGAAACTGTTGTAGTTCACTATGTGCTATTAAACGTAGTTTGGTTGAAGAACTCAATACAATTTGGAGAGAACCCTTAAAGTGCTTTGGTTCTCTTTGTTTTATTTGATATTCTTTATAAACTATGGTATAGTATAGCTAGATAATAAGCGTAAAAGGAGTTTTACATTGAAACAAGTTACGCCTAAAAAGAGTTTAATACCTATTTTGGCTCATTCGATTGAGGGCACGAACCACGACAATGAAGATATTTACAAAGTTTACAAGAACTATGTTTGGGTAATGGATGGCGCTACAGACTTGTTTGATACACCTAGCAAGTATGGATTTTCGGTATCCCAAGTCATGCAAACTTTAAATCAAGTTTTACCTAATGAGTGTAAAGATTATAGAGGGTTAAAAGACATTTTAGCTTCTGCAATTTCACGAGTGCAAGCTACGTATTTATCCTCTGATTTAATTTATGATTACTCTGAGTTACCAACCTTTGCTTTCATGTTTGGTCGTTTTGTTGGAAATATTTTTGAATATATTTATTTAGGTGATTGTTATTTAATTTGTGATCAAGTAGATGTAATTACAGACTCTTCGTTTGCTCCGTTTGTACAAGCAAATAGAGAAGAAATCGCCCAAATACAAGCTCTCCAATTTCCTAACTTAGAGTTTAAGGTTAAAGAAGTTTATAAACGAACTCGCCACTTAGCAAACACACCTCAAGGGTATCGAATTGGAAGTCTCGATCCAGAGTGTGCTTATTTAAGTAATCAAGGTTATTTTCCTTATACTGGTCAAGAGTTGATGTTTATGACAGACGGTTTTTACAATGTTTATTCTAACTTTGGTTCGATAAGTAGAACACTCTCTGAAATTCAAAACTTACAATTAGAGGGTTCTGTTAAGTTAGATGATGCGACAGTTGTAGTAGTGGTAGGTAAGTAAGTTGTTTATACCATTTAAACAAGGGTATTCTGTAGTGCAGCAGTCTTCAACCTTTTCGCCTTACTTCTCTGAAGAGTTTCAAAGAGATTTGATTTCATCAATGTACTCAAGTGCATTCAATGGTTCTACGGTAAGGCTTGAGTCCCTGAAAGTGTGTTCAGATGGTTCTATTTTATTGGGTTGTTCTCCTTTAGATTTTTACTCATTTCTTGTGAGTAATTTGCTTGTAGGCTCTATTGATTTAGATTTACACAACTTCACAAACTACATCACTTGTTCCTATTTAGCCAATTCAATAGCAGTGAGTGTACTTATTTATGACTCTAATTCTGTGCTTCTGACTAAGCGAAGTTCTAAAGTTGCTTTAAGTCCTCATACCGTTGGTGTATCCGCAACGGGTGGCGTTACTGCTGAAGACTTACAAACTTCAGATTGTTTACGTTCTGCTGTGGTAACTGAAGTGAAAGAAGAGCTTGGTTTGGAGTTGGAATTTAAACAAGTTCAAGTTGCAGGTTTATATATTAGTCGAGATAAATTGCAACCAGTTGCGATTTGCTTTATCAAAGTTTCTGACTTAACTGTATTAGATTTGAGAGGTTCTGATACAACCTTTGAGGTGGAAAGTTTTATCAAAGTTCCATTTAGTGAATTGACTGCTTTAAACCTTAAAGGCTCAACAGATACCAGTCGGTTTCAATTAGATTATTTTATAACTGAGAACTCTTTAAATTAAAAGGTTCTCTTTTTCTTTCCCTTGATTTTTCAAGGTTTTTGTGATATAATAAAGAAAATAGAAACGGAAGAAGGTTTAACTCTTGAAATTTGATGCTATGCTAGAGCACGATTATCACACTTATTTAGAAAAGTTTGGTTTACAAGTCACTAAAGAAGAATACAGAGTTATGCTGAGAAAAGCTAATCCCCATGCTATGAAAGATAGCTTAGAGACTTATTTAAAGCCGTTTTTCTTCGATGCAGAGGTTTCGGTATCTGAGTCTGACTTGAAAGTTCAAGTTAAGGATAGAGGGGATGTAGAGCTTGGGATTATTACAAGTCACTACGCAGATTTTCCTATGTTATATTCTGTGTCCACGCATGATGCAGTCAAGTTACTTTCTCATATATGGTATAGTTATGAAGATGGTTTTGATTTAGCTCGTATGTCAGGATATTGGGAGTTTCCAGAGTTGTTTGATGGAGGTAGAGTATTGAAATCTGACACTTCTTTCCCTTATGTTCATAACTATTGTTTACGAACTAAGATAAAAGAAGTTTTTATTGCAAATAAGGGTGCAGGAAAAGGAGTTTATCTAGCTAAGTTGCAGCATTTACATGACTTAAGTAAAGTACTGGAAGCTTTGCGCTTCTCAACCTACCAAGAACTTCCAACTTCAGCTTGGGTATCCTCACTTGAGGTTGAGCCTTACACAAGTAGTTCTGTAATCAATACTCAGGTTTGCGTTCGTCCATTCGTTGAGGTTGAAGTAGTCTAAGATTACTTACTTGGTTTTAAATTGAATTTAATAATAAGGAGAAAATATGATTATCGTTAAAAATTTAAGTACATCGTTAGGTAAACTTTTACACCTTTACTATGGTTTACACCTCGTAAACGGTCAAGAGGTAACAGAAGAAGAAGCGAAAGTAATAGATACTTACTGTTTTGCACGTGGTCTTCATAGTCCGCTTGAAGACATTGATGAAGATGATTAAGGAGACATTTTATGCACTTACTTAATTTCTTAAATTACCTCAAAATTAAATTGGATAAAAAGCTTACAAGATTATCTAAGTTTTTGTTTGTGATTTATTTGTTGTCTATGTTTATTCCTATTCCGAACGGAGATATGAGACAATTCACACTCGTTCAGAATGTTTTAACGTGGTACACAACAACTATTACTTTCTTAGGTATTGTTTTGGTTTTATGGTTGATGGTTTCTTATTTTGAATTTTTAAGTCAAGAGGATACAACACCGCCTAATTGTTTCTTAATAGTCTTGCTTTTACTTGGTTTGCCTACTTTGAGTATAATTACAAGTTTGGTTTTCGGTATCCTAACTCCATTACACTTCACAGTTTGGTTCCCAATTCTTATTATCCTTGCCATTTACTTCGGTGAGTGGGTTTCAAATCTTCCTTTTACTTTGAGTAAGTTCTATAAGTTTTTCTTCAAAGAAGAGTAACGAAAGGGGCTAGGAAGAAATAACTCCATTCCCCTCTGAGACTTTCCAGATTGTCCCAGATTCAATTTTAAATGTAAAGTAGACCAAATAGACCTCCAATAGATTAAAATGCTCTAAGAGCGTTTTATTATGCTTAACTACAGTGTTGACTTTATAATGTATTAAAAAGAACTTAATTGACTTTCTTTTAGTTTTATAGTATAATAGGTTTTGTAAATGAGATAGAGCAAATTGCTCGAAAAATAAAAGGAGATTAAGTTATGTCTTATATCAAACCATCCACTAAAGAGGAAAAAGCAATTTATTGGGAGAAATTTCAAACTGTATCCTTGTTTACTATTCTAGTCTTAACTTTTGTAGTTTTACTCTTTGTTTTAGGTTATTTATTTTATCGTTACTTTGATACAGTAATTTATATAGGTTTACCGTTATTGGTGGTAGTTATTCTTTCGGGAGTTGTAGGTTCCACTTATGTTGAAGTTTATGAAAATTGGAACATGATTTACAATCGTCATAGAGTAGGGCATTACGCTTACTACATGAACTCCATATTTGTAGCCTTATTTATGACGGTGGTATCCTTTGGTTGCTACTTCGCTTTACCTTTAATTGGTGCACCAACGCCAAGTCCTTACTTATTGTCTTTCGTCTTTATAATCTTGACTACTATATTTACTTTGTATTATATAGTTAAAGTAAAGAAAGACAAACCTTCTTTACCTTCTTTGACTACAGAAGAGAGTGAAGCTAGAGAGTTTTTAAAAGACATTTATTTCAGAAAACTTGGGTTGAACAGTTCACTTAATGGCACAGAGTTCCTTTTATTATCTGATAATTTTTCTAGGTTGGGTTGTCTTGATTATTACATCAATTATGAGGTATTCAGTCTCTCACAAGTTAAGAGCTGGGAATATCAGTTAGGGAATAATGAGATAACAGTAAGCACGCTCTTTGTTCAAATGGATTCTCTCAATAAAAAGCATAACAAAGAGAAGTGCAAAGAAGTCTATGAGAAGGCCAGTGGTTTACTAAGTTACTGGAGAGAGTTGCCTCCACTTATGAGTTATTCTAAAAGATTTACAAGTAGAATTCAACGTTATTTAGACTAGTTAGTTGTTTAAAACAAGCACCTTTGACGAAATAGTGCTTGTTTTTCTTTACTTACACTCAAAGTTGATCTCGGTATCCTACTTTTAGGGTATTTTCTTTGCATTTTCAATACTTTTTAATAAGTTTTTCAAATTTAGCTAATTTTCTCTTGACAAACTTTACCTAGTGTGGTACAATAAATACAGTTAAAACTTGAAAGGAGGTCTCTTCAAATGGAGAAAGGTAAACAAATCTTTATCTATACGCGTAAATTGACTGCTAACAAGTCTCACAAAGAGCAGTTTGCAAAACGTTTCCGTATGGCAGAAGATATTTACAAGAAAACGCTGATTACATTGTTAAAGCGTTACTCTAAGATGAAGAAAGACCCTCTATACAAGCGAGCATATAAGTTCCCTAAAGGGAAAGAACGTAATGCGATTTTGAAAGAACTTGGTATTAAGTATGACTTAGTAGGTAAGTTCACTGCAGGTGATATTGCTAATGATTATTGTAAAGCCCGTAACTATTCTGACTACATCCCTTTTGCAGTAGCTCGAAACTTAGGGTTTCGGGCATGGGGTGCTTTTAGTAAAGTAATGTTTGCGCAAGGTGCTGAAAAAGTTAATCTTCGAGGTAATATAGATTCGTTTGAAGGTAGTTATACTTCTAGTGTCAGCGTAAAAGGTGATATTTTCACAATAGCCACTCGTAAAAAGAAAGTCTCTTGTACGATTCGTAATGTAGGTGATTCTTTTGAAGAAGAAGTATTGCGAAACACCTTGAAATATAACCGTTTAGTTCGTAGATTTGAGTTTGGAGAGTGGAATTATTATGTACAGTCTATTTTTGAAGGTACTCTTCCAACAAAATACGCTTCAAACCTCGAAGGTTCTGTTGGGATTGATATTGGTACCTCAACCATTGCGGTATCTTCATATTACCAAACAGAATTAGAAGAATTAGCAAAAGGTGTAACGATTGATGAACAAGAAGTAGCTCGTTTACAACGTAAACTTGACCGTCAACGTCGAGCGAATAATCCTCATAAGTACAACGAAGATGGTACAATTAAACGAGGTGTACGTGAACCTTGGGTTGACTCAAAAGAATATTTGAAAACAAAAGCAGAGTTGAATGAGTTACATCGTAAAGCAACTGCTCAACGTAAATTAGTTCATAAAACTTTAGCTAATAAAATTGTTCAGATGGGTACAACTTTTGTAGTGGAGCAAATGTCTTTCAAAGGTTTGCAAGCTCGCACTAAAGAAACTAAGGTTAATGAAAAGACTGGTAAAATTCAGTCTAAGAAACGCTTTGGTAAAACTATTTTACATAAAGCACCCTCTATGTTGATTGAGCAAATTCGTTACAAAACTATGTACCAAGGGAAAACTTTTATTCTCGCTAATACAAGAGAAGTAAAAGCATCTCAGTTAAATCACTTGACTGAAGAGTACAACAAGGTTTCATTAGGTACACGTGCTAAAATGATTGGTGATGACTTAGTTCAACGTGACTTATACTCAGCTTTTCTACTCCAACATGTTGGTATCGATGGTGTAACTGTTGATATTGAGGGTTGTAAGTCTGATTTTGATGCATTCTTACGTAATCAAGAGTTCACACTGTCACAACTAAACACAGATTTGAAGTCTGTAGGTAAAGAATACTTTAATTAAAACTTTGTCCTAAATAGGACTTAAAACTGTTTCGGGGTTGAAGTGGAAACCTCGTTAGAGGATCGTTAATTCAAACAAATGTTTGATTGGTTCTTAAATAGCTAGGTGTTTATTCTCGGTTCAAAAAGCAATGTGCATAAATGAGACTTTTTATAGGGTATCCCGTAGTAACTTATGATTCGACAATAACATTCACGCTATAACTTTTTGAATAAATTAGGTGTCTTTAAAACTGACTAAATGAGGTTTTGATCCTTGTCTATTTAGTAAAGTTCCTCTTGAGTATATTTAATATTGTTCTGAGAAATTAAGTCCCGGTATCCGTGTATTTGGTAAACTCTTATTGGAAAGATAGACTAATTTAGTACCTATTTATTTAACAATGTTCCATTTGTTTCGTACTATCCAAGTAAAACCAAAATGATTTTGATTTCTGTTTATTAACTCTTGTTTTATTCGGTTAAACTTATATTTACTGATCTTTTAATATTATTTTTCATATTTACCACTTTCATAGGTGTTAAATATATAGCACGAAGTTGATTCCTTCGTGTGAACAAAAATACATAATAGAAAGGTTTCTTATTTGACTATTACTTGTCTTTAGCAACACCTTTTCCAGATGTAGATTTGTGATGTTTCATATTTTCTTCTCTTTAGCAGCACTAAGGGGAAGGTGGAGATCAGAAAACTGTTGCTCCAAACTCAGTTCGGTCTACAGATGAGGTTCGAGTCCTTATGTCTCCATTTCCAAAATCGCAGTTTGGACAGAAAAAGCAGATGTTTGTCTGCTCTTTTTCGTAAACTGAGAGAAAAAAAGTTTAAAGCACTCTCAGAAGTCCCAGATTGCCCCAGTTTCGATTTTAAAGTTGAGGTCGATAATTTCTACCTCTCAGATAGAAAATTTGATAGAAAGCAAAATAAGAGGTTTTAAATGCTAAGTGAGAAAGACAAGAGAGTAATTGAGTTTCTAAAGGCTCAGAGGCTCTTCATGGCAGACAAGGTGCGGTATCAAGATCTAACTGAATTGATTTCAGCTTTTGAAGATGGTACTTATTCTTCTGATATGTCCGAGGAAGAACTACCACATAAGGTTTATTTGAATATTCAAATGGCACTTGGTGGTTGGTATAATAGAGAACTTGATTAGGAAGGGTTTGATTAAGTTATGTTTTTGTCAAAAAAAGACATTTTAGAGAAGTTGATGGAATTAGATAAAAACTCTCAGGGGGTATCCTCAAAAGTTGATGTGCTTATTGTAGGGGGTTCTGCTTTAGCTTTATTTGGGGAGCGAAGATTGACTGCAGATATTGATTATATTGGCTCCCTCGATTATTTACCGAAAGACTACTTAAAGAGCTTGGGGTTATCAAACAATGTAAAAACATTCTTTGCATTATATGGTACTGATGAATATAGTGCTATAGAATTAAGTGGTTTTAAGAACTTAAGAGTAAAAGTCCTTTCTTATGAAGACTTAGCAGTTATGAAATTATTCTCAACACGAACTAAAGATTTAGAGGATTTAATTGAATTTATCTTCCCTAAGTTGACAAGTTATTCAGATTTAAAACATAAGATTGAAACTTATAAAGATTATTATTTCTTTAACTCTGACTTACCTGAGTTAAATCTAAACCAAATGGGGGTCATTAAAGAAAGGTTGAGAAAAGAGAAAGGGGTATTGATTGTAGACGATTTCTCTATTTCTTTAGAGGTTTTCCTAAAGTCATTACGTTTACTCACTGATACTAAACGTACCTTTGGTGAAGATGCTCTAAATTATTGGTTAGATAAGCCATTAAACGTGGTTGCAGCTCACACAGAATTGTTAGGTTATCTTTATGATTGTAAAGGACTTAGAGTGTTACTATGAATTATTCACACTTGTGGAAAACTCTCCAAAATTATGTGTATAACTTTTTAAGTTTCATGGATCAACACCTTTATGTTTTTATCGGTTTGTTGATTCTACTTTTTGTAAGTTGGTCTCGCATTTGTTGGACGTTGTTTAAACACGCACCAACTAAAGCAGAAAAGAAGAAAATTGTGCAATGGTTTCTCAACGGTCTGATTTTCTTACTTTCGGTATCCTTTATTTTGCTTTTACTTGTTATGGGAGTAGGTCAAGTTATTTAGTGCTTGACTTATTCTTTTATTTGTGATATAATTAAAACATAATTAAGAAAATGGAGAAAAACACTATGTCTATTGTCAAATTTAAAGATTTCACGATTGAGAATATCACTGATACAGTTCATGAAGTACATGAATTTCAAGGAACTTTTGCAGACAATCGAACTAACATTTGTGAGATTTTGATTGATGTTTCAACTTTGGTTGATGGAAAAGAGGTTGACCTAAAGATGACAATCAAACCTCAAGAGATAGGTACTTATGACTCTTATGGTGATGATAGAGATAAAGGCTTCGGTATCTCCACCGAGGTTTTCAAAGACTTAATTTCTCATGTTTTGAATGGTGCAAATAGTTTGACTTTGCAAGACTTTGTTCGTCATTACTTTGAGAAATTTGGTCGTACACATAGTGTTGAATTAAATTGGGGTAGCTATAAGTATTTAGGTCAAACTCTCTTGTATTTACCTACTGAAGACTCTAAGTCTACAAACGTACTATCTTTGAAACAAGTTATTTCTGAGGATATTGACTTAACTAGCTCATCTGTTGAGGTGGTTCAGTTTACACTAAATGATTTGGACATTGACTTAATTAAGAAACTTGTAGAAGGTCTTAAACTCAACACGTTTCAACGACATGATTATGAAGAAGCTTTAGATCACTTACAATATGCAAAAGAAGCGGTAGAAAAACGAAATACTTATGTTTACTACAAGTCTTCGTTAGATTTGTTGTTAAAACTCAAATCTAAACACCTTTGGGGTATCTCTCCTTTGGAGCTTGTTTGCAAAGATAATTTAGAGCGTGGTGAATTGAAGCATTTGTTCCCAACTGCCATTAAGAAAATGGCAAATGATAACATTGTCTATAGTTTGCAAGCTTTGTTAAGTGAGGTAAAATAATATGACTGTACCGAAAATAAGAGTGTGGGATGAAGAACTTCAGTTAATGGTTCCAGACCATTATATAAGCCGACACCGTAGTGGAGACCTTTATGAAGCAGTATCTCCTTTAACAGATAAACCTTTGCTGATTGCAAAGCTTTTGTCTCCTAATAATGTCATGCAATCTTTCCACGTTTTCGATAACTCTGACGAGAAAGTTGAAATTTATGAGGGTGATATTGTCCAATTTGAGGATTACGACCCTCAAACAGAAAATACTTTTTATTCTCTCGGTATCGTCGAGCGCTCGGATTTAGGTTTGAACATTACAAACCGTTATACAATCGAACTTGAAGATTTGCTCTTAGGAAACAATCGACTTGACGTGAAAGTTGTAGGAAATATTTATCAAAATAAGGAGTTGTTACAAGAATATGGACTCAACTAAATTAGGTTACAAAGTTTGGGACACCAAAACAAAGCAGATGTTCCAAGTAGCAGGAATTGATTATGTACAAGGAGAAATATATCCAGTACATGAAGATGAATTTAAACGGTTCATTCCACTGTCTGAGGGTATCCTCTTACCACAAACTCCTTTCGTAGATAGTAAAGGTCAACCTTTGTTTGCAGGACACATTATTGAAGTGGTTGATACAGTTTACTTTTCAGAGGGTTCTTTTTACGAAAACCAAGATGAAGCGTATGGTGAAACTGAACTTAAGAATTATTTCGCTTTAGACTTTGATGGTTTTGAATTTCTGCTTACTAAGAGCAAATATGGTCTCTTAGAAGATTCAGCTTTATGGTCTTCAATTTATGAAGATAATATGCGTGTTTTGAGTGATTTTTTGAATTTGTCTGATGACTTCACGATTGTAGGGAATATCTATGAAAACGCTGATTTGATTAAAAATAAGGTACAGAAATAATTAAAAGGTGGTAAAAATCATGATGAAAGATTTAATTAAAGAGTTGTCAAAATACATGGACAATGGTTATGAGCGTATTGCACGTAAAACAAAGTGGAAATTGTATTTTGAGCGGTTAAAAGCGAATCATGTTAAGGAGATTTTCAGAGTAGACTTCAAAACAAACACAATTAAGTATTATTGTGTTGATCACTCAACTCCTCTAGCAGATGTTTTGCTGTTATATCCAACAGATGAGTTGCAATTTTCAACGGTTAATGAAATTGTAGACTATATTTACGGAGCTTAGTTTATGATTACAAATGAACTAAAAGAAATGCCCCTCTTGATTACCAAAATCGAAGAGTGGTCTAGGGTTAGGGGTATTGACAAATTACCTTATGAAACCCAACGCTACAAGATTATGGAAGAGTTCGGAGAACTTTTCAGAGCGTATTACAGAGGTCACTTAGATGAGCTGAAAGACTCTTTGGGTGATATTATAGTCACTTTGATTATCTATGTTCAACAGTTCTCAAAGGGTGAGCGTAACTTCTTTGAAGAATATTGGTGGATTGACAAAGGTGAATTCCAATATTTAGGTTTCCACTTAGACCAAATCGCTATTTCTACAAATTTGATTTTCTCAGGTGCAAGCGGTATCTGGGTGTTGCGAGATGTCGTTGCAGATTTAAAACATATTGCAAAACATTATGGTTGGAATTTGACGGATTGTGTAGAACACGCTTGGAATGAGATTAAAGACCGAAAAGGTCAAGTTGTGGATGGGGTGTGGGTTCATTAGTAGTTTCCACAAACTATTAAATAGTTAAACATTTTTCTAACCATTTAATAGTTTTATCTTGCACATCAGCTTGATTTGTAGTATAATAAACTTATCTAAATGGAAGGTGTCTATGTATAAAGATAGTGAACTAACTCAGGCTACTTACAAATTAAATCAAGTAGCAAAGATGTTAAACGTAACTCCTACAACCTTAAGAAATTGGGAGAAAGTCGGAAAAGTTAAGTTCGACAGAACTCCTACAAATATTAGGTTTCTACCTAGAAATACGTTAATAGACTTGTTAGATGAACAAGGTTTGTATTACAATGATAGTAATAATCAACAAAAAGATGTCATTTATGCAAGAGTTTCTTCTCATGACCAAAAGAAACAAGGTGTGTTAGATAGACAGGTTTCTTTTCTAGTAACTGAGATTAAAGATTTACAAAATGTTGTTGTACTTTCAGAAGTTGGTTCTGGTGTAGATGATAAACGTAAAAAACTTCAACAACTTATTAAAATGGTTATGAACGGTGAAGTAAACAGAGTGTTTGTCGTAGATAAAGATAAACTTGCTCAAGAAGGTTTTCACTATTTAGAGACAGTATTTAAAGCTAAAGGTGTTGAGATTATAGAAGTTAAACAAGAGACAAACTAACTATCTGTACAATAAAATTACATAGAAAGGAGAAACACATGCGCAAACGTAGGTACACTGTAGTTACACAGTTACACGAGCAGAATAACAAAGACTTAATTGAATATGTAGAGGTTGCTCGTCATGCTTACGCTAAAGCAGTGCGTGAAACTTTCTATTGTATTAAAAACTCAGATGCGTTTAACAAATCTAGT